AGTTCAAAATGTTGCGATAGGAAACGATGCTTTGGGAGCAAACGCTACCAACAGCAACAACGTGGCTGTAGGGCACAATGCGTTGTTGGTGAACACGGCTGACAACAACGTAGCAGTAGGTTCATTAGCTCTAGACGCCAACACGACTGGAACACCTAACGTAGCCATAGGAACTAACGCATTGGGTCTCAACAACACAGGTGCCAACAACGTAGCGGTTGGACATCAGGCCTTGGATGCCAACACAACAGGAAGTGATAATATTGCCATGGGAACTAATTCTCTAGGAGCTAACACAACTGGTATCAACAATGTGGCAATTGGAACTAGTTCTTTAGTGGCCAATACAACTGGAACAGAGAATACTGCAATTGGTTTTGAAGCTCTTAAAAATTTAAATGGTGGTACAACAAACGTTTCTGTTGGTGCTGGATCTCTTACTGGAGTTACTACTGGCACAAGAAATACTGCTATTGGTTTTGGAGCCGGTGAAGTTCTTACGACCGGAACCTCTAACATATACATAGGTCGTAGATCACAAGCTTCCGCGGCAGGAGTAAATAACGAGATAGTTTTAGGTGACAATTTAATTGGAAAGGGTAACAACACCTTTTTTGTTGCTGGATCTGGTGGGGTCTACAATGAAAACGACACCACTACATGGGATACAATTTCTGATCTTAGATTAAAGAAGAATATCGTTGATAATTTTGAGGGTCTTTCAATAGTTAATCAAATCAAGGTTAGAAATTTCGAGTTTAGAACCGCTGAAGAAATCACAGAAGTTCCGCAAGCTTGTGCCATTAAAAAATCTGGATTTCAGATTGGTGTTATAGCCCAGGAATTTCAAACAGTTTTACCCGAGTCTGTGAATGTAACTAGTGATGGAATTTTATCGATTAACAGCGATAGACTTTTTTGGCACTTGGTTAGAGCTATACAAGAGCTTTCTGCCAGGATTGAAACTTTAGAAAATTCTATTCCTAAAAATTAGGAAATACAATCTAAATCGTCTATGTTGAAAAAAATTATGGTAGGAACTCCATCTTATGATGGGACAGTTACTGTCCACTATGTTGCCTCTTTGGTTGCTGCTACTAAGGAAGCAGCAAAAAAAAATATTGATTTGGTGCCAGTTTTTCTTTCTTATGACGCCTTAGTACAGAGAGCCAGAAATGAACTCGTAAAACTTGCAGTTGAGTTCAATGTAGAAAGTCTAATTTTCATAGATCATGATTTGGAATTTAACCCACAATGGGTTGTTGAATTGGCAGAGAGTCAACTTGATGTTATTGGCGGAACATATCCCAAAAAAACAGACGAAAAAGAAATTTATCCTATCTCAGCTAGTAATTTAGAATTAAATGGGGATGGATTAATAGAAGTCCAAGGAATTGGTACTGGTTTCTTGAAACTGTCAAGAAAGGCCCTTTTAACCTTATGGGAGAAAAGTTCAATCTATTGGAACGAAGGAGCCCAGAATCGAATGGTTTTTGATATTGGGATTATTGACGGTAACCTTTATGGAGAAGACAGGATGATGTGTAAAAAATTTACAGATCTAGGTTTTAAAATTTGGCTAAATCCTTCTATGTGCTGTAAACACATCGGTGTTAAAATCTACGAAAGAAATTTTTTAGATTATCTATCCAGATTGAAAAAATAATTTATTTCTGGGTTAATTTCCAAAGATATATAAAAAAATTAATAGAAATCTATGGCCATTCAGATTACAGGTTTATTCAAAAATCCAACCTCGAAATTAATCCACGACTCTCCTCTTTTGAAGATCGGAGCCCATTTATCTTATCAAGGAAATTTGCACGTTGACCTTCATGTTGTCTCCGAAGATGGAATTCACCGAGATACCGTGGTTTTTTCAAACGTAGATCGTAGCAAGTTGGATTATGACATTTCTATTTCGGATTCTTATAACAGTCTTATTCACTCAATAGAAACTTTTGTTATTCCAGAACTACAATCAGCAAATTCGATTAATTCACAAGCAACGTTTTCTCGCACATGAACAATATAGAAGAAACAGGAAAAGAAGAATATCCAGCCATGATACAGCCAGAAGAATTAAAGAAAATTCAAGAATTCGGGAAATCTGGGAATATGTTCTTGGTTGAATTTGGTTCTCTTAAGATAGAAGAAATTAATCTCCAAGAAAGGAAAAAAGAGACGGAAAGAAAATTTTTGAAATTTAGAGAGGAAGAAAAAAATTTTATGTCTCTAATGGAATATAAATACGGGAATGTCAATTTAGACCTAGAAACTGGTATTTTAACTCCTAGAAATTAACGAGATTTTAGAAGTTCATCGTAGACCTCTGTCATTTTTTCTCCAGCATTTTTCCATGTAAAAATCTCACAGGTTTTTCTAGCCTATCTGGGACCAAACTTAAAATTTTAGGTTTCATTCTTGAATTTTAGATTGTACAGAAAAAACATAAAAATTCTAAATAACAGGATTGAAATATTTTGATGATTTCGGAGTACAAAAAATAAAAATGGAAAATCAAATTAAACTTACCCCTGAAGAATTGGATAAGATTCAAAATTTAAGGGAGGCAGCTCGAAATAACATTCAGCAAATAGGTCAACTCAATACACAAAAATTCTTTCTTGAAAGAGAGGTAACCACGGTTGGAGAACAAATTCAAAACCTTTATCAAGAGACTCTCCAATTAAACGAAAGCGAAAAACAACTCGTGGATGAAATCGTTTCCAAATATGGAGAGGGAAAGCTAGATTTCAATTCTGGCGTTTATAGCATTAATTGAATTTTGAATTAAATTGATTCAAAATTAAAAGATCCAAATTTTTTTAAAATATATAGGTCATGGCTACAGCCCGACCTTTTGCATACAATACTGGATCTGAAATTACAGGAACCGAACAAATTGGAGATTTAGCAATTGGATTTCCGACAAACGGTTTTGCATCCACTGAACTCCAGTGGTGGAATGGACCCGACGAGGATTTAGGCTACGTAATTGCTGCATCTAATCCGGGTGGTACTAGACCTACCCCAGTTCCTGGGTTTTTTGCATCTGTTGGTTTTTTTAGATCTGCTGAAAAAAACGAAAATTCATTTGTTGCTTTAGCAAATGTTATTCAAAATGGTAGTACAGCTCCGTTTACGACTGGATCTGAGGCTAGAACCTGGCTTAACATAAATGGATATTGGACCTCCTATCCGGTAATTGTAAATCAAACATTCGTGAGTATATGGACTACTTCATCATCTAATGAAACGATAGTATTACCCTTGGTATCAAATGGAACTTATAGTTTTGAAGTTGACTGGGGCGACGGTAACACACAAACTATTACAAGTTATACCCAAAGATCTCACACCTACACCACTGCAGGAAATTACACCATTTCTATTGATGGCACAATAGAGGGTTGGAATTTCAACACTGTTAATACGTCTAAAGACAAGATAAAATCTATTTTATCGTGGGGGTCTCTGAAATTGAGTAATACTGCAGGTCAGTTTGCCTATTGTACAAATTTAGACATCAGCAATGTTACTGACACCTTAAATTTAACAGGAATTACAAACTTAGGATTTTGTTTTGCCTTTTGTGACAATTTGTACGGCATAGCTAACATAAATTCCTGGGATATGTCTGCAATCACAGACATTGGTTTAATGTTTTATAATTCTCCCAATTTTAATTCTCCAGTTGGAAATTGGAATACAAGTTCCGTTACATATGCGGCGGCTGTGTTCAGAAATGCTTTACCAGGACAATTCAATCAACCAATCAACAATTGGGATATGGGTGGGGTGACTGATTTGACCGAGATGTTCGCAAATTGTGTGAATTTTAACCAGGATTTGAGTTCTTGGGATGTTAGTTCTGTAACCAGTCTGTACCAGACATTTGCCGGGTGTAGTTCTTTCAATCAAGATTTAAGTTCTTGGAATGTTAGTTCTGTTACCAACATGAACACTACCTTTCTTGGCTGTTTTGTTTACAATCAACCTTTGAATACATGGAACGTAAGCAGCGTTACAGATATGGGACAAATGTTCAGTGGAGCAAAGAAGTTCAATCAACCTTTAGGCAGCTGGAATGTTTGTTCGGTATCAAATATGATTTTAATGTTTGAAACAGCAGAAGAATTTGACCAAAATATCTCTGCTTGGACAGTACCATTAATCGGATCAAAACCTTTTTGGTTTGACGAAAACACTCCGGTCACTTGGACTGGAGGCGAAAAACCTCAATGGGGTGTTCCTTGTTAATAACAAGAACAAAGATTGAAATATTTTTGTCTTTAAGAGTATAAATCAAGATAATTGTCAAAATTAAAATTTACATCAAATGGACTCTTGTGTTGATCTTCTTCGAAAAATAGAATATGATTTAACCCGGAATCTTGCACTTGTGAAATCAAAAATCCATGAAATTTCTGGGGAAAAACCTAGAATATTGTATATAGCTCCACATTTGTCTACCGGGGGAATGCCGCAATATCTCTGTAAGTGTATCGAGAAATTATTGCCTGCAGCAGAAATTTACTGTGTTGAGTATAGCAATCTCTCCGATGATTTTGTTGTTCAACGTAACAAAATCCAAAATCTTTTGGGTGAAAATTATTTTAGATTAGATGGTGAAGATAAAACAGAATTGCTACAAATCGTCAAGAGAGTTTGTCCAGATGTCATTCACTTTCAAGATTTTGTAGAATTTTTCGTGGGAGATCAAATTTGCGAAAAAATATTTTCTCCAGACAGACCCTGGTTCATCTTTGAAACTTGTCATTCCTCTAATGTAAAACCTGATGATAAATTTTGGGCTCCTGACAAGATTGTCATGGTAAATAGGTGGATGGTAGAGGTTTTCAAAAATTCTGGGTTTGAACTCGATGTTTTAGAATATCCAATAGAAAATTTTCCAAGAATGGAGAAAGAGCATGCACATACTTTATTGGGTCTTGACCCATCTAAAAAACACGTCATCAATATTGGTTTATTTACCAGAGGAAAAAATCAAGGAGAACTTTTCGAATATGCCAGACAATTAACGGATCTACCCATAGAATTTCATTTTATAGGCAACCAGGCGATCAATTTTCAAGATTATTGGGAACCTTTGATGCAAAATATTCCAAGTAATTGTAAAATATGGGGGGAAAGGCACGACACCGATCTTTTTTATCAGGCCGCTGATTTATTTGTTTTTAATTCCACCTGGGAATTAAATCCCATCGTCATCAAAGAATCTTTGTCGTGGGGATTGCCCATCATGATGCGGAGACTTCCTTCCTATATGGACGATTATGATTCAAATCCACTTGTGCATTATTTTGCCAAAGATTGGCACAAAAAAGACGATGATTACAATGTAATCAAAATTAAAGAAATTTTAGGATTTATCACATGAATAAAAGAGGCATAGAGGTTTATAAAAATTTGAAGAAAAATCCTTTGGTTAAAGTACCGGAGAAATTTGATTTTAAATTTAGTTTTGATTATGGTCCGAAGGTGGATATGATTGGCAATAGTCATCGAATTCACAAAACAATTAAATTCAAAGATCCCACCACCGGAGACTATGTGTACACTGGAGACATGACACCAGGTCTTTTTACCACTTTGTTCAGAAAATGGTTCACCCCTTGGATTGTTGAAGCCTATGATGGAGATAAATTGGTTTGGGAATTCGATTTCGAAAAGACTTTACCCAATCAAAAAATTATAATTTCATTTGATAGTAGTTCATTAGGAGACACCCTAGCATGGCTTCCCGTGGTAGAACTATTCAGAGAAAAGTTTTCAGCCGACGTTTATGTGACAACTTTTTGGAATTCCCTGGTAAGTCACTTTTTTCCAAAATTGAGATTTTTACATCCCGGATTTAGAGACCCAAACATCAAATTTGTTTTTGGTGTAGGCTGGTATGAAGAAGAAGACGGAAACGTTCACAAGAGAGATCCTAGATCCATTTCTTTACAACAAGTGGCAGGGGATATTCTGGGTATAACTTTCGATAAAGACGTTTTACCTCCACAAATTCCGACCTGGCTCCCTGCGTCTTCCCGCCCTATTGAAAAAAAATATGTGTGTATTGGAACAGAATCAACGGCTAACGCTAAGCATTGGCATCATCCAGGGGGTTGGCAAATTTTAGTTAACCATTTGAAGTCAATTGGATATGAGGTCATGGTGATTCACAGTCAACAGAACACTTTAGAAGGAGTCATAGACCAAACTGGAGAAATTGATATGCTAGACCGTATGATTCAACTGTATCATGCTGATTTCTTTATAGGAATTGGCTCTGGACTTTCGTGGTTGGCTTGGGCTCTCAGAAAACCTGTGGTGATGATTTCTGGGTTTTCCAGCCCAACCTGCGAATTTTCAACCTCAAATTACCGGGTGATTAACACTGATGTTTGTCATGGGTGCTTCAACGACGTGAGACACAAATTCGACCGTGGAGATTGGAATTGGTGTCCCAGATTAAAAAATACAGAAAGAATGTTTGAATGTACCACGAAAATTCATCCCGAACAAGTAATTTTCAAGATTGAACAACTGATCCTAGAGCAAAAATTAATGACTCTGGAATAAATTGGTGATATATACTCGAAAAGGTTCTCTTTTCGGAATATTCGCCATCCATGTCTCCCTTACCTCCAAACAAAGCTTTATTCACTGGACTTCCCGTCTACAACGGGAACGGCGAGCAAAAAAACTTGTCTGATCCAAGATATGAATATCAGGATAATTTAGCCAACACCGCTAAAGTTCAAGAAACCAGCACCGATAATCTTTATGGGACAACGGGAGCTGCTTTGGCCAGAGCAATTCAAATCGGCTGTAACGGATATCACACTGTTTTAGCTTCGAATGGAACCTATTATTATGCTCCCTGTCAATCTCAAGAATGGCTGATAGAAAGATTGACCCAATTAGACTCTGCCCTCAATTTTACCTATATTGGCAATTATAGAGTTCTAAGTTACGATCAACCTTTTTACTATGTAAGTTCTTTTAATGGCTGGATTATTGATGCAGCCAGTGCATTGGAAGGTTATAATGTTGATTTAGATACTGTTGCTGATGCCGAAATCCCAAACGGAATTACTATTGATTTCAGATATTCCATCGATGGAGAAACCTGGTCTTTATGGGTTAACATGGGTTTTGCTACGACTGGTTTACAAAATTCTTATGGCTCGGGAGAAAAAGCTGAAATTTTTTCCGTCGATCTGGATCCAAGTAAACCTTTTTATCCCGAATTCAGATTTACTTCTGTTATCATCAATCAAGACGGCAGTATTGCCTACCAATCAGACGAACCTATTTCTCCAAGTGTGGTGATTGTGAATTTCGAGTTGGATCTAACTTACGATGATGAGATAGCAACTGGACCCGATAATTTGGTTATTCGCAATCCTGTTCCCCAATGTTCACCTGAACAATCCAATCGTCCTGTCGTTTTCAATGAATGTGGACCTTTCACATTCAATCCCTATAACATTAACAAGGCGATTAATCTTTATCGTGATTTAAGTTTAATTGTTAATAAAATGTTTGGTTTTGAAACTAATTATTATTCGGTTCAACCTCAATCTAGGTCCAAAGATGTGGTCCTGAAGGAATGGACTTTATATGATGTGGTCGAGGAAAGATGTGTGAAAGTCATGGTGCCGCAGAATCAATTTCCTGACAACAAACCCAATTACGACCCGTTTGGTATTTCTTTCGAAGAACCCTTTGAAATACACATCGACAAAGTGTATTTTGAAAGTTTTTTTGGTAGAGGATCCCAGCCCAGAAAAAGAGATATTTTGTATTTTCCTCTTACAAATCGAATTTATGAGATCAATTCAACTTACCTGTTTAGGGATTTCATGTATTCCCCCGTTTACTTTAAAATCGAGTTGAAGAAATACAACCCTAAATCTAACACGTACTTTAGAGACCCGGCCTACAAAGAAGAGCTGGATGGAATCGCACTAAACTCGCAAAAGTTATTTGGAGCCGAAACTGAAGCACAGGAAGAATTGATCACCAAACCCCAACAGTATGTCACGACCACGAACGACCGGGGGACCGATCCCACGAGATCGTACGTGTACGAGAAACTCCCAATTGTGAATTATGATTTAAACAACAACTGGACAATTGTTTTCAACAATTATTATGATTTATATGATGCTTTCCAGTCTAATCCTGAATTTGTCTTTGAGCCAGACAAATATCGCAGTGGCGTGAGATATTTAACCACTCCCAAATTGGATGCGGAGGGAGAAATAGCTTTTACCTGCTGGTTTTCCATTAAAAATTATGTGAATGAAAATTCACTGACCAAAAAACCCTTTGCTCCCATGCCGATGGTTCAGGAAACAGTGACCCCCACCAGGATTGTCTATAACACCTCACCATATAAACATGGACTTTCCCCATGGCTGGGTTTTGCAGAGAATCCTGATGGATATGTTGCTATCAAAGCAAGTCAAAATCAATCGGGTGGATTTCAGGTCACCTCTGTGATTGATCAATTTAAATTTTCGGTCGCAAACCCGAATTTACCTTTTTCTCTGGATCCTCCTCCTCTCAAAATGCAAAAGGCTCAAGCCAGAAATTTGATAGCAGGTGATTATCTGGATCCAAACACCGGACCCCAAGGTCTGCGAGTAGATATAATTTATTCTGGTTCCCAGGAACCCAACAACACAAACTTTCTCCAGGAGGGAAGCATTCAGATTAATTTGAACGATTTTGTGTTTAATTCCAAACTTCAGTTCGTACCCGAGATCGGAGAATGGTACGCTATTGTGGTAAACATTTCGAATAAATACCATCAAATGGGGGTAAACATGTGGAAGATGAGTTACGATGCCAACAACCCACAAGAACAGAGTTCAAATCTGATCACGGTCCATGAAGATTTCAGAACTTTATCTCAGACCTATACATTCGACTTACCGAAAGACATCGTGACGAATCCAGCTAGCCCCTTATATGGAACTGATAACAATGCCTATCGAATTTATACCTCCCCTGTTTTATTATCTAATATTAGAATTTTCAAATCGATGATAGATATTAATAAACAATCTATTGTGTTGAATCAAAATGTTGTGAGGGACGCTCAACTTGCCCACATCATCGATAACGCCAAACCAGTTTTAGCCATCCCCAAAATCCCCAGAAAGGGTTAATAAAATCAACTTATGCCTAGACGTAAACCCAAGCCAGAGAAGGTTGTCCAAGAAAGAATCAAAGCAAATTTAGATTCCATTTTATTGGAAGAAAATTTGGAAATTGAATCTTTAACTGTCGATAACCTGCCCCGGATAAAAACTACGGAAGTTCTGGATTTTCAAAACCAAATCCAATCTACCGGCACAGACTCTAAAGATCTTTTAGAATCTCTGGTAAAATTCTATGTGGATGAAAATTTGATTGATGAATCAGATTTTATTGTTTACAAGAAAAAAATTGATGCGATGAATGTTGCATCTATGATGTTACAATTGAAAACAGCCCAACATGCGATCACTAAGCTCGTAGAAGAAATTGATTTAGGAAACACTGCCCCGCGAATGTTCGAAGTTTTAGCCCAACTTCAATCTCAAATTATGCAGATGTCCAAAGATCATCAGGCCTATTTAGACAAAACAGAGGCTAGTTATAAAAATTTGAGAAAACAGCTGGAAACAAAAGTTTCTTCTGGTTCAGTTCCTTTGCAACAAAATCAAAGCCAAGACGGAAGTTTTGAGACGATTAAGAATCCAGAGCAAGGATTTAATTCGGCTTTAAGAGTTAGAGGAACTAAAAATTTAATGGAGGGTCTTCGTGACATTTTAGGCACAGAGATCCAAGACGTAAAAATCGAGGAAGTCAACGAAAATGCAGTGGTAAACGCCAGACAAAAAGCAAGTCAAGACGCCAGCAAAAATGTCTATGATAACGGAGAATCGACTTTTGAAATAGACGACGAATTGTTTCAATAAAAAGAATTCGAATGAGTAAACACGAGGAAGAACAAATTGACTCCAATTACTGGTCCACTAAAAGAATTGAGGACTTATTAAGAAAAGTAGAAGAGGAAGGATTAGATTACAAATCGGTAGATAATCCATTTCATGATGGGGATCCTGATTTGAAAAAATCTAATTTGTTGTGGGAATACACCACAGAGGAGGTTCAAGAAATGCAGAAGTGCGCAAAAGACGTGGTTCATTTTGCACAATATTGCCAGGTAATGACAGACGATGGTTTACAGTACATTGGACTTAGAGATTATCAAGAATCTGTTCTACAAGAATATCAAAATAATCGTTTCAATATTTTATTGGCCCCGAGACAGATCGGAAAATCGATTTGTTCTTCTATCATTTTGATGTGGTATTTACTCTTCAACCACGATAAAAACGCCATGATTTTAGCTAATGTGGGTTCTACAGCCGAAGAATTGATGGACAAAATTAAATCTATTGTTAAAGGATTGCCTTGGTTTCTAAAACCCGGCATGATTGTAAACAACGTTATGTCAATGAAGTTTGATAACGGGTGTCGGGCCATAGCCAAGACAACTACCAAAACTACCGCGATTGGTTATACAATTCATTTTCTGTATATGGACGAGTTTGCACACATTCATCCTAACTTCATTGAATCTTTTTTCAGATCTACCTATCCAACCGTATCTTCATCCAAAGTTTCTAGGATTATTATTACCTCGACACCAAATGGAATGAACAAATTCTATGATATTTATCAAGGAGCATTGTCCGGAGACAATTCTTTCAATCCGGTTCGGGTTGATTGGTGGCAAGTTCCAGGCAGAGACGAAGAATGGAAAAGAGAGGAAATCGCCAACTTAGGCAGTGAAGAACTTTTCAATCAAGAGTATGGAAATCAATTTTTGAGTTCCACTTCTTTGCTTCTAGGTTCTAACGAGTTAAAAAAAATCAAATCCAATGAATCTGAGTATGTATGGAAAGAAATAGATGTTTTAGGAGATTTGAGCATTGTATATGAAAACTTCAGATGGCATCCCAAATTTTCTTTGGACGACGCTTTTTTGGAAGATAAAAATTTTGTTTTTTCTGTGGATTTAGCCGGCGGGGGGAGAGGAGATTTTACGGTGATTAATATTTTTAGAGTTGTGCCTTTACCTAAAAAATTGATAGAATCTAACACCGATTACAAAGACGAAGCGGATTTTTTTGGTTTACTTCAGGTTGGGGTCTTCCGGGATAATGGTATTCAAATTGAAGATATTAAAAAAATGTTGGAGGCTTTGATTCTAAATGTTTTTGACAAAGATAGACTCACAATCATTTTAGAGATGAATTTCAGAGGAGAACTTCTCTTAGATAAACTAATTTCTAATGATGAAATTTCTTTAGACATGTTTTTACACACCAAACACACTGAATCTGCACGTTCAGCTAAACCCGGGATCAAATACAACGAAAAAAACAAAATGAAATATTGTGAAATGTTAAGGTCTCTGTTCCGACAAAATAGAGTCATGGTCAATGAAAAGGCCTGGACAATTCCCGAACTTTTTTCTTTTGGTTTGAATAACAGTGGCACATATTCTTCTCAATCTGGACACGATGACGTAGCTATGACCCTGGTTAACTTATCTGCTTTGTTTGAAACTTCTGCTTTCTATGATTTGATTGGGGATCTGTATGACAGAATGGACGAAGGTTATAGAGATTTGATTGAGTCCAAATTAGACGACAAGGAAAACGATGGAAAAACCAAGGAAGGAAACTTCTATAATTCTTTTAGTAAACTTATGTCGTGATGTTCTGAAGATATATAAAGAGGAACTCTAGTAATATCTCCAATTGTGATAATTCATTTCGATATATACTAGGGAAAAAATATCTTCAAAACGATAATGGCTAAGAAAATCAAACTCGATTTATCACAATTCAAAGCTTCTGGTGTGTACACGCTGGAATTTGATGCCTCTGAAAACATCATCTTAACTTCACAAACGATTCGTTTGGTGGTTGGTTTTTCAAATAAAGGTCCATTCAATGCTCCAGTTTATATCCCAGATGTAACAACCGCTGTTGCTATTTTTGGTGACATCGATAAAAATCTCGAATCACAAGGCTCATATTTCCAAAGATCAATTTTAACATGTCTTGCAACTGGGCCAGTTTTTGCCTTGAATTTGCTTCGTCTGAATAACGATGTTGATTCCCCAACAGCAGATAAAGTAGACTATTTTGGTTTTTCCGTCGCTACAGATGAACCTAACGGGGTTTTAACCTCTCGTCTATATTCTTCTTTCTACAACAAAGAAAGATTTTGGTTTGCCGATGTGGATTATTTTCTGGCTACCATGTCGGTAGTAGACCAAGGTAGAATTTTTAATTTGGTGAATCTTGGACAGCAATCTATGTCTGTTATTGTTAGAAAATCCACCGATGCAACTCCTCCTTTGCAGGGATATGACGTATTTGCTATCGATTGGTATGGTGCCAATAACGTGCCCAGTTATGTTCACCCTTATGATTATATTTCAGATTGGTTTATTGATGTAATTGCTGTTTCTGGGAATTGGACTGACTATCAGGCTTTATCAGAAGATCCAGAATGGTCGGCTTTCTTTACCCCCAATGGATTCATCAAAAGTCAAATTAACAATTTCTTGAGTCAACAAAACGTAAACATTATTACGCAAGTAACTGGGTGTTTAATTCTAGATTTTGTAGATCTGAATGGGAACAATCAGTTTATTCAAACGCTGGTTAACAACAATACACCATCAACTGGTCTTTTCTGTGCTGTAGACGCCGAAGGATTGGAATATCTTTGTCAAAATAGATTTAAAGTTGATTTGGTCGGTAACTTCTTAATTGACGAATTAACTGCAGATAGAGATCTAGCAGATCCCAAGTTAAATTTCTTGAGTTATGATCAACAGTTAATTCAGGATTATCTTTACACCCAAAATTCAATTGGAATAACTGGCGGAGGAGTTACTGGAGGAACAGCAGGTGTTGACTACACTTCATTGAACGTTGGAACATTATTTAACCTAGGTGGGGCAACTGGACCTACTGCTGGTGTACCAGCATCCGCTCTAGAACCTTACGACCCAAGTTTAACATTTGGTGGTCTTCATTATCTTCGTACCAATTCTGGTGTTACTGGTGGTGCAGTAGTTAACGTGTGGGTTGGGGCAAGCGGGGGATCTGGGTACACTACAGCTCCTACAGTTACTTTTGTTAATCCGGCAGGAGCAACGGGAGCTTCAGCTTATGCTGTGATAAGCAGCGGGGGAAGTGTAACTTCAATTGTTTTGACAAGCGGTGGATCAGGATATACTACTGCTCCTACAATTAGTCTAACTGGCGGTGGAGGTTCAGGAGCACAGGCTTACGCCGAAATTTTAACCCAGCCTTCTTTAACCTCAGCAGAAAAATTAAGATTAAAAGATTTTGTTACGCCCACTCCTTCATACACCCCATTCATTCTTGGTACAGTTACAATTCCTGCAGCAGCTACTGGAAACGTTATTAATCAATTTACAACAGGTGACTTGGTCAAACTCAAAATAACAGGGGTCAGGGAAATTTCAGGTAATTTAACCATAACTTTCACACATCCACTAGATACTCCTGTTTATGCTTCCCAAGGAATTCAGGTTAGTCCTACTTCCTTTACAATGGGAACAACCTCTGGAACAGTTTCTGAATTTTATCAGCAGTTCGGGGCTTCAGATTATCTAGATATTGTAAGTGTGGCATCGATTACCGGTGGCACAGCTTCTAACTCACTAACAGGTCAGCTTACAACCAGTTTGTATCAAAATATCCTTTATCGTGAAATCGAGGATGGGGATATTATATGGTTAAATGAAACTGGAACAAATCTTTACTATGTGGACACACAATTGACGGTAGATAGAGACCAATTCAATGTTTCGTATGTCAGAGCATTTGATAATGTGGCTAGACAAAATCCAGACAATTTAGTAAACTATCCTGCCTTTGGAACAGTTTATGCTTTTGATAATATCGGTTTGCCAGTCTCTGCAGGAAAAACTGATATTATATCTAACGTAGCCTCAATCAATCAATTTCTGGACGTGTTGACGAAAATAGATTCAACCAGTTTCACCTTTGTGCCCGACCAAGTGAATAATAAAATAATTTCAGTTGGCGATTATCTAGTTTCAACTGATTTAGAATTGTGTGAAACTGTAGGTGCAAACAGACAATCAAGATTGACCAAAGTAACCTCTGTGGCCCAAACCACGACTGCAGGTGTAGTAAGAGTAACATGTGCTAGACCTATATTTTATTATGCTGGATCACCAATTCAAGTCCAAAAGTTCAAATCAATTCCACAATTTACTAGATCGTTCGATTTTATCTACCTGAACGGCTACACCATGAGAGACGCCCAAAGGCCAAATGGGACTGATTTGAGGGTAGATGAAATTCTAAATGTTCTTTATGACACAAATTTGGCTGCAACTTTGGCAACCAAAGATGTTATTTCTTTCCGTTACATTGTGGATACGTTTAGCGGTACAATTCAGCCAAATTCTAAGTACCAGCTTTCGAAATTGGCCATGATGAGGCAAAAAGCTTTGGCTTTTATCAATGCTCCTTCGATGGCTCAGTTCAGAGCTAGTACAGACCCTAGATTTACCAACGCACCTACTCCATCTGATCCATTCCCTTCTCTGGAAGCACAGTACATAGCTGAAGGGGGTAACTTATCTTTGAATCCTTCCTATACTTTTAGCCTTCCTACACAAGATTTAGGAGCTTCATTCGCTGGATATTTCACCCCTTACATTACCATCAGGGAAAATAACAGAAACACAAACGTACCTCCCGCAGCTTACGTTTCAAACAATTTTGTTAGAAAATTTGCCAACGGGGAACCCTACAACATTATTGCAGGTCAGAAAAGAGGTACCATCTCAGGAGGCAATATTGTAGGTTTAGAGTATGACTTCACTGATGAAGATCGTGGTTGGTTAGAACCATTCGGGTTGAACCCTATTATTAAGAAGAGGGGATTTGGCGTTGTTATCTTTGGCAACCAAACTGCTTATCAAACTGTGAATTCTGCGTTTAGTTTGCTTCACGTGAGAGATCTTCTTATAAGTCTTGAGAACGATGTGGAAGAAATTTTGGCTAATTACCTGTTTGATTTCAACGAAGATTCCATTCGCTTAGAAATCAAAACTCTGGTTGATACTTATTTGGATGGTGTCAGAGCAGGAGGAGGAATTTATGCCTACCAAGTTATCATGGATGCATCTAACAATCCTCCTTCGGTCATCGACATGAATATGGGAATCATTGATGTTATCATAGAGCCTGCTCGAGGCATACAGAAGTTTATCAATCGAATCACTGTAACCCGCACAGGAGGCATCGCTTCAGGAGGTTTCATCAATTTCGTATAACACATTGAATGAATTTTAAAAGAAGAGATAAATAAAAAAAGAAAAAAGAATTAATGGCCGGTTTACCACACTACCAAAATTCGTTATATTCGATCAATAAATACGAACCCGTTTATCTTAACCAATTTGAGGTAACTGTGATTCCACCCGCTGCTGTCCAAGGTGGTCAAATTTTGTTACAGCAGGTTGTAAATGTAAACGGCTTAGATGTGGATAAAAACCCATCTTTCGTGTTCCAGAAATATAAGTTTGCCAAAAGAAACTATGCAGGAGGTAAGCCGGATAAAACCTCTTTAGATTTGAGTGTAAAATTCACAGTGAATTTAAACGATGATAATTCTATGTACTCGTTTAAAACTCTTAGACAATGGTCAGATCTGATTTATAACCCTTTGACCGGAGCTATGGGCATTAAAACTGACTACACTGGAACGATTATTATATCTATTTTCAACAAAAATGGAGACGTCTTCCGAAGAATCACGTGTCGTGACTGTTTCCCCATGAAAGCTATTGATCCTATGGAGTTAGACTATATAAACGGAACTACTTTGTATGAAATCACCATGACATGGGCGGTAGATTATTGGGAAGACCTTTTCACCTAAAAAATTAAAAAATAAATGGCAGGTTTACCTCATTTCAATAATTCACTCGCAGCTCGCAACAATTACGAGCCAGTTTTTCTGAACCAGTTTGAAGTTTTAATTACTCCCCCAGCGGGTGTGACTTTAGCAAATGTGAGATTCAATGGAGAATCTATCATGACCCAGCAGGTCAAAAGCGTGACCGGATCTTTGGCTGTAGACATTCAACCTTCGGCCCCGGTGACACAATATTACAAATTTGCAGAAAGAAGATATGCAGGGGGTGAACCTTCAACTTCGGATGTGCAATTTTCAATTGCTTTCGAGGTAAATCTAAATCAAAACAATTCTATGACCATTTTCAAAATTTTGCGTCAATGGTCAGATTTGATTTATAATCCTCTCACGGGTGCTATGGGTCTGAAAAGAGATTACGTGGGTCAAATCGTGGTTTCTATTTTTAACAAGCAAGGTGATGTTTTCCGTAGAATAACTTTAAATAACTGTTTTTTGATTGAGCCATTGACAAGTATGGCATTAAGTTATGACACTGGTGATTCCATTTATGTTCTAGATACAACTTGGAAATCTGATTACTGGCAGGACCAGTTCCTATAATCGGAACTTTTTTTCTTTGATACATATATAAGAAACACATTTTTGTGTGACTTAAACACCTTTATATGGATCCTAATAATTTGTCCCCTGAAAAAATTTTACAAGAAAAAGAAAAACTAGGCGGAATATCTTTCGACGATAGAATTGCAGATCTAAATCCAATAAACCCTTTGGAGGAAAGAGCACAAAAGGAGGCGGAAGCTCTAGCCGAGCAAGCACGAGGAAAATCCCAAATTGTGGCTGAAACAAAATTGGCACAACAGCTTAAATCTGACCAAGATCAAAATTCTAATTTTGAAAATTCAACACAGAAACAGTTTAGTCCATCTGATTTAGGGTGGAAAAATTTACCCCCTGTCCTTTTGCCCTCTGGTGGTTTATTTTACCCAGAGGGGGTCCAAATTGCTATCCGCCCTGCTGAGGTAAAAGAGATTCGCCACTTTTCAACGATCGATGAAACAGATATGTTGGACATAGATTCTAAACTAAATTTAATTTTAGAAAGATGTTGTGTCATTAAATTCCCTCAGCATGGAGTTGTTTCTTACAAGGAAATCAAACAAGAGGACCGTTTTTTTATTATCATGACAATTCGGGATTTAACTTTCGTGAGGGGAGAAAACATGGTTGTCTTGAAACCACAAACTGGATGTGAAACTTCATCTTGCCCCTTCGAACATGGCATCGAATTGAGAACTGGGGTTTTGTCTAAATATACTATTGACGATAAACTGATGTCCTATTATTCTAAAACGGAAAGAAAGTTTGTTTTACATATTCAAAAGTTATCCAAGACTGTAAAAATGACTGTGCCATCGATTGGAGTTGTAGAAGCAATTTCTAATTACGCCAGAACCAGGATTAGACAGGGTAAAGACGTGGATGAAAGTTTCATCAAAATAGCTCCTTATTTGTATGATGATTGGAGATCTTTGACTGAAAACAAATTAGCAGAATTGGAAGAGGCCTCAAATTCTTGGTCCAAGGAAGAATTTTCACTTTTTTTCCAAATCACGGATCTTCTAAAAATTGGAACAAAACTAGAGGTGAGTGTACCTTGCCCAAAATGCGGTGCCCAGGAGGTCACCGCACCGATTTACTTTCCCGAAGGGATCAGATCTCTTTTCGTTATTTCAGATATCTTTGGACAACTTCTTTGATTTAAAATTTAGATTGTGGTTCGAACACAAGCTGGACCCAGATTGGGTAGAAAAAATTCCTTATTATGAATATCAGATTTGGCTTCAAAAGTTAAATGTTGAAATAGAAAAAGAAAACAGAGAAGCACAAGAAAACTCTGGTCAGTCCGAAGTTTTCAATTTTTCTAAGTAATGAGTTAATAGTGGATCTGGATATATAATTTTATTTTATATGGCACAGGATTCTGCAACAATTTTAAAAGAACTATCTGTTCTGTCCAGTAATATGGATGCCTTAGTGCGAGAGTTAAAGGAACAAAATAAAACAACCGCAGAGAATACAAAAGGAATCAATGATTTGGTAACCCAGATTAAAGAAAACCCAATTTCTAAAACCCAAAAGCCAGTTGACCAAAAGGAAAGTCCAACAAAATTATTTGAAAATTTAGTTTCTTCCTTTTCGAAAGAAATTTCCAAGTCTAATGAGATTTTGCAAAAAAATTTAGACAAACAGATGGGAAGTTCGTTAAAGGATTTAGCGAAAAATGTATTTAAACCAGCGGAGGTAAAGCCCAATCCTAATCTTGATTTTTTTAAGGCTTTAGGTTTAGACAAGTTACCCCAGCTGAAAGACGGTGGACAAATTCAAAAAGACGGAGTGGCTATTGTAGGAGAAAAAGGACCAGAGCTTGTAGATTTAAAAAAGGATCAGCGTGTAATTTCCAACCAGGATTTTCTTCTGCAAGAAGAATTGAAAGAAATGGCGGTGAAGGAAGCAAAGCAGAATCAGGCTCAGCAAAACACCTCTGACCTGGTAACCGGATCACAAAATTTGACAGATAGTGTAACCAATTCATTTGGGGCTAAGGTTTCTAAGAAAGAAATAGATGGATATCGTGATAGAATGCTAAGAGAAGATGCAGATTATTACGAAGAATATCCAGACGAACTTGAAAGTGACATAAAATCCTTCATAGAAAACTATAGAGAACCCTACGATTTTTCAAAGTTTTTAAACTCTAAACTAGAAAATCAAGAACAGCTAAAATCTATAAAAGAACAGCCAGTAGCAAACCCAGCGGAGGAACTTTCACGAGGGGATAAAAGAAAGAAGGATAGCGAAGAAAAAAAAGCTGGGAATGAAAAACTAGAAAGCGTTGTTACTCCCACTAAGCCTAAACTGTTAGAGTCTCTTAAATCTAAAGGAAAGGAATTTGGTTCTAACCTAAAGCAAAGCATTTCATCTAAAGTAGAATCAGCTAAACAAACATTAAGTGGAAAAATTCCACCAGATGGGTTGGAAACGTATGCTTCCGTGTCCCAACAAATGCAAAAACTTTCCAAGGATATGAGCGAATCAGTGGAAATGAAAAAAGAAACCTCAGCTTTAAAAAAGGCGGAAGGGGAAAAATCTAAACCAAAATCTACACCAGCCCCTTCTCTACCCCAGCAGCAAGCTATTGAATCTGTTACCCCAAAAGTTGCAGAAACACAAGCCTCTCCTAGTAAAATCCAGGAAAATAAAGTAGAAAAAAAAGAAACTGCCGAAACTTTACCTCATCAGGAGATTAAAGAAATAAAAGCTCTTTTGGCAGGAATCTATAAAGCCTTATCTGGTCCATTAAGAATTGCAAATGACACTCCATTTAGACCGAATTCTAATATCATATAAAAAAATTAAGGTTTCATTTTTTTAAGGCACATACAGTTTATATTTGGACTTTTTAACCCCAAGATCTTTCATGAGTTTAATTAAATTCAAGTTCAAAGAAATTCCTTCGTTCGATTTTTTTCAAAATTTGTCAGAGTATGATGAATTTTCATGGGTTGCTAACCCTAAATCCGATTTTATTTATATCTTCAGTGAATTAGAAAATCTTACCGACGAAACTTTTTATACGGCCAAAGATATTAAAACGGATCCTGTGTATTTGTCTATGGCAGAAACCTGGGCCACTAATTCATATTGCAGAAGAATGAAAGTAGGGAGTTTGATTGTCAAAAACAAATCCATTATTTCGGATGGATACAATGGTTCTCCTACAGGATTCCCCAATCAATGTGAAGATGAAGATTTTGTTACTTTAAATTATGTGTTACATGCCGAAGCAAACGCAATCACCAAACTTGCCAAAAGTACTCAGAGTTCCGAGGGTTCAACTATGTACGTGACGGTTTCTCCTTGTTTTGAGTGTTCAAAATTGATTATTCAATCGGGAATAAAAAGAATAGTTTTTGGCAAAGTCTATCGAAAACCTGAGCCCTTGTCTTTTTTATTACAGGCAGGAATTGAAATTGTAAAATTGGGAAAAAAAATCTAAGAAAATTAAGAATGGCAAAAGAAAAAAACATCCAGGTATTAGCAGAGAATTTTATTCAGGGAAAAGATGACACATCGTTTAAATTTTTATTCGACCGGTTAAAGCCCGGAGTTTTAAACCACTGTTTCACAATTCTTAAAGATATGGAATTAGCAGAAGACGCTTTTTTAAATTCCATGGCCAAGGTCTGGCAAAAAATTGACCAATATGATGTAGAAAAGGGTAATTTTTCTACGTGGTGCTATAATATAGCCAAGAATGAATCATTACTTTTACAAAAAAGTAGAAAAAGATTAGTCAGTAAAACAACGGAAGAAATAGAACTAGATTCTACAAAAATGGATTCTGATTCTGTGGTTTATTCCGTGGAAGATGACCCGATCTGGAGTTTCCTGGCTGGAGGGTCAGATATAGACGAGGTTTATGAACAAGTGGTGGACGAAATAAGAGACCTTCCTGTTCTTTATCGTGACATCATGATCGACCGAGAGATCAACGGCATGAAGTATAAAGACATAGCGGATAAATATGGAATAAAGAAAAGATCCATAGCTACAAGGATTAGAAGGGCGAGAACAAAAATTCGCAAGAAAATTGAGACCCTCACAAAAAAACCAATGAGAAATGATTGATTTTATTTCTAGAATTATAGTCTCTGTCAAAATTTGGGAAATTTTCAAAGACTTAAAATTGTATTCAGATTACCTTTCTATTATCAAAAAGGAATCTTTGAGTTCTCCTCAATGGAGTAAGCTGAAATTAAGAAAAGATTGGTTCGGTAGAATTTATACCGTGGTTAATCTTCCAGCCGAAGTTACACAATCGAGAGATTTCCCTACCGAGGCTAGGCCCGCGTATGTTTTCGAAGAAATTAGACCCATCAACGAATACCTCACACGATTAAATTTACATGAAATTATTGCTCCCCTCCTACAGCCTATAAAAGATACTGGCGGGGACTCCTATTTAGTAATTTATTATTTTGTTTTCCGTGAAATAAGTTGGATTTGGCTTGTAAGATTTTCTTTGGAAGTCTTTGGTTTGATTTACGCAATTCAAAATTGGCATGAAATTTTACATGTGATAAACTCAACATTTACATGGTAAATTGGGAAGAGGTCAAGTCAGATTATCAAAAAAAATTGGATTTTTTTAAAGATCCCTATTTCATTTTCGAAGAACAAAGTCACTCTTATACTTACCGGGGAGTTGTCTATGACTCGGTAACAACTTTTCTCAGAAGATTTAAAATTCCCTTTGATCGTGATTATTGGATCAAAAGGAAAGCAGCAGAAGCAGGGGTAGACCCTTCCGTCATAGAAAACGACTGGACACAAAAGGCAGTAACAGCAGCTTCTTTAGGAACTAGAGTTCATAAATGGATTGAAGATTTCTGGAGTGGGGAAAATCCGGTTATGCCAGAAAAGGAAGAAGATATTAGAAGAGTTGAATCTTTTTTACAATTATACGAATCCAAATTGAAAAACTTAGTGCCTTTGAAATCTGAATTGAAGATATTTTCCAAAAAATGGAGACTGGCTGGCACTGTAGATCAACCTTTTCTGATGTGGGATGAAAAACAAAGTAAAGTTTTGTTTTTGGTTGGGGACTGGAAAACCAACAAAGACTTCAAAGACGATGAACACCCTAAAGGCAGATATAAAAAATTACTTCATCCCTTTGCCGATCTGTACGAAAACTCACACAACGAATATTCCATTCAAATTAGTTTGTATCGTCTGATTTTAGAGGATGAATTAGGAATAGAAACTCATGGAGGTTTTTTGGTTCACATTGGTCCAGAAGGCAATGCCAAAATTCATCCGGTGAAAGATCTAAGGGAAAGATTGAAAGCGTATCTTCAACAAAATAGAGAAAAATTTGACGTTTTTGCGATTTGACTTGAAACAAAAATTGGGTTTTTTCTAAAAATAGAAAAAAATAACCATGTCAAAAAAAGCAACGGTAAAAAATACCAGAATTGAAAATTCTTCTTCGGTGAAAGAAATAACAAAAGCCGAATTAGACGATATTGTCAGCCATCTTGATGAAAATAGAATTCAAGAATGTGAAAAAAGATTGAACGAGGCTAAAGAAGATTTGAGCCAAAAAGTTTATGCAGTCAAATTTGAGAAGAAAGAAGATGTAGATTCTTTTTTCGATTTCATTTCTTTAGAGGCAGAATGGAAAGAAAAAGAAGCTTTGGGGATTATTGAGATTTGCAGAATTATCGAAGAAATCAAAAAACAAGGAGTCAAACAAAATACCTTGTTTCTAAATGCTTTACCTTTGGAAGCTAGCCACTATTTTCTTTCTAAAGTTTCCGGTAAGGGTCTCAAGGAAGCTAAAAGATTCATTTCTATTTTGAAACCATTTGGTTTAGCTTTAGAATTAGCCAAGCAAGATGCAGCTAAAATTGGAGATTTAGAAAAGGAATTGGCCGCTGCCCAACAAGGTTTAGAGCTTTCTTGATTTGGATCGGTTTGATACATCAAATCAAATAAAAATACAAGCCAAACAATAAAAAAGTCAAAAATTAATTAGTACAAATTAAATTTTGGTCGAAAGCCTCATAAAGGATCTACAAATTATCCTTATGAGGCTTTTTTTTAATCTATACCTTCAAAATTTTGGTGTAAATCGAAGTTGTTAAAAATAGATTTGAAAGAGGGATATATAGAAAATAAAATTATTTCTATGATACAAAAAATTAAAAACAATTACCAGGTAATTTTTCTTTGTCTTTTTTTTCTGTTTTTTTTAAAACAGTGTGGCATCAGCAGAGATATAGAAAGAATTAAAAAAGAAAATTTGAAAATTTCAGGTAAAATGGATTCACTCGTTTCGAAAAAAGATCTTATTATAGAGGGATTAAAAACCGAAAATAGAATGATTCAATCCACAGACAGAAAGATGATAGATGTAACCAGACAATCATCAATTCGCCAAGAAATTCAAAAATTAGAAAACGAATGAAAAAGCATTTGCACTGGTTCATCATTTCTACTTTTGTCTCACTGTATTTGGTTGTCAGTATTATCTCTACTATCCACGTTATAGATTTTTTTAAATTATCAAATCCAGATTGGCTTGCTATATTTTTGGCCATTTCGTTTGAAATAGGAGCTGCAGCTTCTTTAGCATCCTTGATAGTACTAGAAAAAATGAATAAAACCCTCGTTTGGGTTCTATTCTTGTTATTGACCGCCATGCAAGCTATGGGAAACACATATTATGCTTTCATAAATCTGGAAAATTTTGAAGCATGGAGCCAACTTTTTGGTTTAGAAGAGGAGGAATTAATATTTCAAAAAAGAATTTTGAGTTTAATCTCGGGTGCTATTTTACCTTTGGTTGCCCTTGGCTTTATCAAATCTTTGGTTGATTATTTAAAACCAAGTGAAAAAAATTCATATGTCACAAAAACGGATGATTTAAATTCAGATGGCAAAACCTCTGAAACGTCAAAGAGGGATGAAAATATTTCTATGAAAGACCCACGACAAGTAGAAATGATTATCGACGGAGGTGGGATTTTAGTCAATTCTGTGGAAGATTCAGAACTTATTAGTTCGGAGAACCCAACAGCAGAGGAAATAGTGGAAAATCTAAATCCAGTCTTAATAGAAAAGGAAAGTGAAATTGAACAATTAGATAAAAGCCAAAATTCAGAAAACAATTCAAACCTCGAAAATGCAAATACTAACCGCCCAAAATTAAGCGATCGACCTTCATCCCAGGTGGATCCTACTCTTTTGTAATATGTTAAACGAGAACAATTCTATAATTGGTGGAGATCTTGATATTTATGGAGGTAGTTCTTCAGCTGTCACGGGAGGTACTTATTTCGGTGAGGGTTCTTCCGAAATAGGATTAGATCCGGGACCCTCTGCTAATTTTGATACTAGATACACTTTAATTGCTTTGAATCCGGGGGGTTTAGAGAGGGTTAATCTTACTTTTTCAAATTTCAACGACCCCCACAATATTAGATTTTACAACACATCCATGAATGTTGCTTGGCAAGACGTAACCGAGCAAAAATTGGATTTGGTTGATTTTTTCTATCCTATTAGAGATTTTTCTGGGTATCAGCAGCAAACTTTTGTCATAGCTCCCTACACTTCTGTTAATTTAGATCAAGGAGATTTTGACACAACTCTAGGAGAAATTGGACTATTTGTTGCCCGTGCACAATTTTATGCTGATGCAACCCCCGACCAAAGAATGCTTTATTGGCAGTACGGTGGGTCTAATCGTTATATCATGGCTGATTTCATGATGTTAACTGGACAAGTGAAAAATGGACAGATTTGGAAAGGATGGCAAACCAGCAATAACGTTAGTTCTGAAATTGGATATACTGGTGCAGCGACTGGGGGTTTTATTTTTTCAAACCCAACAGAATACAATGTAAAATTAACGGTTTTAACCGCAAGTTAAGATGGCTACCCGACCTATTATTTGTCCCCCAACTCCTCCCAACGGCTGGGTTTTTTTCAAAAACGAATTTGTATTGGAGGAGAATTTCAATTATACAACTTTTTTTAATTTCAAAGATTTAGTCTTTGGAGTTGAAACTTACTCTAGACTGCAAATCACATTGAAAAGAAATAAATCTATTTTGTTGAGTCAAACCGATATAGCAACGGAAGGATTTGTTAGATGGATAGCGGTTAAGGTACAATACCCTGCTCCTAAGAATCCCATTTTATTCTCTGCTCAAACCCCGATTATTCCTGGACTACCGAGACCTACCAATGGAACACCCCAAATTCAAAAGTATATTCATTGGACATATGAAGGTAAAACTTACAATCTAGGCGAACTTATGGTACTAAGCGGAAACCCTTTGGGTTCAACCGATGCTGATGTTACTGGTTGGAATTTAAGCGAATATGACTTGGTTTACCCAGGAGGAGGCATAACTTTCACCAACCCACATTCCGATTTTGATGTGAAGTTACAAGTTTTGATTGCTAAATAAAAAAAAATTCGGAAAATTAAAGTTCTGGATGATATATATGAAGAAAAAAATTTCAAAGTAAAATGGATTTACTCAATAAACTAAAAACTCTTAGAAATACAACTACTTCTCCTGAAGTGAAAGCTATCTGCGAATCTAACATTCAAAAAATAGAAAGGGGGGAGCCAAACATTAATTCAGATTCGATTATGGAGTCGATCCAAAATTTCGAACCGCTGAACGAAAATGTTCAAGATCCCTTTCAATTAATGAGAGAGCAAGAACTAAATCGTTCTAAAAATGCTGCCAGCAGATTAATGGAATCCTGGGGAGGAATTGGTAACGGCTTGTCAAAAAATGCTGGAAGTTATGTTGAGGGAGAAAAAGCACAGCCTCAAAAATTTGATTCCACTAGTTTGAACGAAAGCTTGTCCCACCTTTCTTCACAAGACCAAGGAGCAGCAGCATTCTTGAAGTCCGAAGAAGTAAACAACTTGGGTGTTTTTGAAAGCATTAACACGATTAGGAATTCTGGGATTTTTGAACATCCTTCTATCAAAATTATTTGTGAAAAATACTTTCATCTTTTAAAAAACAAGAATATGCCAGAATTTTTGGTAGCAGAAGGATTTTTACAGGATTTAAAAAACTTCGATTGGGATGAAAGAATTCAGGACATCACCGAATCGCTGAGTGAAAAATTGACAGATCTAAGACCAGAAATAGAAGTTTCAAAAGCTCTTTATGCTATTTCAAGTAATGCTGGCTCTGATTTCTATTCCCCGGTTACTGAATCTTTAAACAAATGGCTCGTGTCGGAAAACAAATCTATCTCTTTATTGTCTAAAGATATTTCCAGATGGCAGTTTAATCCGATAGTTAGAAATTTGCTGAACAATCTTTCTCTTTTGGAAAAAGACTCTTCAAAATTGAATATTCCTATTCACGCCGGAAATTCTTCAGTCCGCAGGGTTTATTCTCCGGTTTTGGTAGAAGGGGGAAAAACAATTTTTACCGTCGGATCGAATGTATTTGAAGGTTCAAACCAAGGTCTGAAAAGATTGAATCGTGGCCAAGTTGCTGCTTTACCTAAAAATTACTTGTCAGTTTTGGAATCTTTCTATGCTTCATATGTGAAGGTAAACGAAAATGGATTGAATGTATTTGTAGGTAAACACAAATTTTCATTGATTGAAGAATCCGAAAAAACTTCAGTTCTTTGTAATGGTAACCCCCTGAGGTTTGATTCCAAAATCAATCTTTCTAAAGCTATCGGTATAGAAATTTCAGGTTCTACTGGAGTAAATGAAAACAAAGTTGTATTTGACATTTTGAATTTGTACGAGAACTTTTCGTCTATCGTGGAACTAGACTTTGCTAAAAGAATCGAGTCCAAAGTCTATGAAGGAGCTTCTGTTAATTTAATTAAATGGCAGGACAGAATCTTCTTAAATAGAATCAATGAATCAATGTCTGATAATTCTGTATTTGAAGTCAATGGAACTCAGGCCACAAACATGGTAAGAGAATTTTTGAAGTATGATATTTCAGAGGGTCTTACTGAATTTTTGGAAGGAGAATCTAGGATTAAGTCCATTATGCTCAATGATAGAAAGAAGCTGATGGAAAATATCACTGTTTTGGAAGGGCAATTAAATAAAGTTGAATCTCAAATGAGTCTTAGTCCGTTGTTTGCCAATTCTCCAGAATTACATAGGGCACAAAATTTGTTGGAAAAAGAACTTTCATCTCTCCGCAAAAAATGGTCAGCAGTAAATGCTGAATTGGAAAAGATTGAATCCCAACCTCTTTCTTTCGAGGAAATGTTCGAAGACGACAAATTCAACGTGGGTGAATATATTAAGGTAATTGAATCAGGGAATACTGGTAAAATAATTTCTATTGATAGCACTTCTGGATCTTATACGGTCCTCATGGATAATGGCAGAACCGGAGATTTCAAAATTGATGAAATTGTAAATCTGGATGATGCTTTATCTATGGCAGGTGACGAGAATCAAGCAGATGCCGAAACTCAGGAGGAACTGAAAGAAGCTTCTCAACAGTTGGCTACAGCACCTGGTAAATCAACCAAGGAAAAAAAGGATGCAGTCCCCGGTAATACAATGAGAAAAAATACCAAAGCTGCTCCTAAAGGTAAAGACAACAACAAACTAGGACAGAAAGATTATGAAAATTTGAAAGATGCAAATTTAGAAGAAGCTCCAGAAGGCAAGGAAAAACACACCAAGTACAAAGCAACTAAAGGAGCTGGTTATAATTTGTCGGAAGATACCAGGTTCAATAAATCTGATGTTAAACTTATGAAACTTGCTGAGACCCCTGGATCTGAAGAAGGAGATGCAGATTACGACGTGAAGGGAATCAGATATAAGGCAAAAAACCCACAAGTCATGAAGACTGATCCAAATTTTGCTTCAGCTCCAGGTAGTGTTAAAGGGAAAAAACTTCATTACAAGGTAGATGATGAAATGGGTTACAATGTGGATGAGCAAAATGATTTAGAAAAAACAAACCAAAATTTGGCTGTTGCTCCTGGTAAATCCGAAGGAGAAGCTGGATATGCAGTGAGAACTATCAAAGGTAAAGCACACAGTCCCCAGTTGGATAAGACAAATCCAAATTTTGCAATAGCGCCTTCTAAAGGAGCAGATGGAAAGTTGGGATACAAGTCAAATTCAGAAATGGGTTATAACATTGACGAAAGCGAAGAGTCAAAAAAAAACTAAAAAAAATACTCAGCCGGGTTTGGGCTTTCGCACCCTCGAGTCCAGATCAAGACAAAAAACCCGAGCCTTTTGTGAATGATTATAAAAAAGGTTTGAGTTTTGCTCCTACTGGGAAACCTGAGTCTGAAAATAACTTAGAATTTAGGGGAGATAATACTGAGGAAAATAAAGTCTAAGTGAAACTAACCTCGAGGTTAAAACTAAGATTCTAAGTTATCCATTTTCAAACAAATAATGTCTAAAGTTTATGTTACAAATGCTAGTTTAATGGAAGCCATTTTGGAGTCCAAAGAAAAAGGGCAGTTGACACCAAAAACTATAGAAATGTTTAATTTGATGATAACAGGTATTTCCAAGAAAATGGCTTACAAAGATCCAGACGACAAAGCAGATTGTATGGCTTTTGCAATGGAAGACCTTTGTAAATATTGGAACAGATTTGATCCTGCCAAATCTAATAATCCGTTTGCTTATTATACGCAGATAGCTAAAAATGGATTTGCCAAGGGATGGAAAAAAATACATCCTCCAAAAGCACCCAAAACTATTCCATTTTCTTATATTACAGGAGAAGACAATTCCTATAATATTTAGATGACTGACATTAAGAAAATCAAGCCTAATGGGGATTATAAATCTGGTTTGTATGTGCCAGTCAATCCTGAAAAATATGTGGGTGATATCCACAATATTATTTGTAGATCTAGTTGGGAATTTCGTTTTTGTAAATATTGCGATAACAACGAAAAAATTCTGAAGTGGAGTTCAGAGCCTGCGGCGATTCCTTATTACAATCCACTCGACAAGAAAGAACATCAATATAACGTAGATTTTTACATTAGAGTTCTTCAAGATAATGGCACAGAACAAGACTGGTTAGTAGAAGTAAAACCCCAAAAACAACACCAGAAGCCAATCTATGAAGGAACCTACACCGAGGAAAAATTAAAATCATACAATCATAAAATGCAAATTTGGATTACGAATCAATCCAAGTTCAAAGCCGCTAAACATTGGGCAGAAAGCAGGGGTATGAAATTTGGTGTAGTGGACGAAAAATTCTTGTTTCAAGGTAAATGAAAGACTTTGTAGAACAAGCTAAAAAGTTGAGAAATGAATTCTCTTCTCTGTCCAAATTGAATTCTTCAGTGAATGAAGAATTTTTGAAAAAATACGGCCCAAATTCAGATGAATCTTTAGAAAAATTTTCCTCTTTCAAAAGTGGAAAAATTTACTTTGCACTTAATACTACAAAATACAAAGCAGGAGAAAAGAATTCTTTTGTAAATAGATATCCGTGTTTCCTGTTCCTTTCAGAGGAAAGAACACAAAGCGGTATAATCTGTAAAGTGATGGACTTAACTATAATTCCTTCTGATTATAGAGCGGAAATTCTCACCAGACTGACTTCAACTTTTGGTGAAATTATTCAAGAGAATATAAGAAACTTACAAAGTTCCCAAATGCCTTTAAATTTAAAAGGCGAAAATTTACAAAAAATTCTGAAAGGTACGGGATACGAGTTTGCAATTTTTGGTTTTAAAATGGAAAATTTACAAAATATCAAAATTGTAGATTATGCAGATTGGATTAAAATTCCCTTCCTAAGTCATGCTTCTTTAGAGGGTCTCTCATTACAAAAGATATATAGCGAATATAAATCGAAAATAAAAATCTGATTATGACTATAAAATCAAATTTCTGGCAAGATGGCAGGATTTAACGAGAATCCAAACACCAACCCTATTTTTCAAAGAATCAGGGATTCCGTCAAAAATCTGAGTAATTTCGGATTGAGATATGGAGACATGGTGGTAAAAAATTCTCAAGCTATCGGTACCACGGAAGCGGAATTTTTAAAAAAAGGTCCAATTGAAGACGAGACGACTTTTTTTTCTTTAGGCCGTCAGGATACCACAACAAGGCAATACATTTCTTATTTCGATAAAGATTATGCAGGAAAAAGAGACTATCTGAGAAAATTTTCTTTGAATCCAGAAATCGAATACATTTTAGATACTGTTTGTGATGAATCTATTTCCTATGATGGTTATAATTTTTTTGCTTATCCGGCATTTTTAAACATTACAGGAATTAAGGAAGGGGTCATAGATAAGATTGACTCCACATACAAGAAATTGTATGACATGTTTGGCTTCAACGATGACATTTCTGCTTGGCAGTATTTCAGGCAATTATTGGTTGATGGATTTGTTGCCTTTGAAATTATTTACGACGATAAGGGAAAAAACATTATAGGTTTCAAAGAACTCGATGCAACCACGCTGATGCCATCTGTAGAAAAACAGAAGGATGGTACTTTTTTGAATGTTTGGTATCAATACCCTAAAGACGAAAGAAAAAGGAGAATGCTTTATGATTCTCAGATTATTTACATCTCCTACGCCAAAGGCAATTCTGTGTCAAGAGTTAGTTACACCGAAAGATTAATCCGCCCTTATAACGTCCTGAGGATCATTGAATATACACGTGTTATTTGGTCAGTGATGAATGCATCATTTCGTCTCAAAATGACAGTTCCCGTGGGGTCCAGATCGCAACAAAAGGCGATGCAAACCTTAGGTGAATTAATGAGTATCTATAAAGAAGACATTCAGTTCAATGATGAAAGTGGAGAACTTTCAGTAAATGGTCAACCTAAGATTCAGTTTTACAAAAACTATCTGATGCCCAAAGGTGCATTAGGAACTCCAAACATTGAGCCTCTAAACACTGTCGGTCCAAATTTAAATGATCCGGCTCCACTGGCTTATTTTTTTGATAAACTTGTTCAGGAATCAAAAATTCCTTTCTCGAGATTTCAAGGTCCAGATGGAGGATCTATTGGTAAATATGCTAACTCTGCTGAAGGCCTGGATAAGGAAGAAATTAGGTTTGCCAAGTTTATCATGAGGTTAAGATCTATTTTTCAAGATATTCTAATCAAACCTTTGTGGATTCAATTGTGTAGAGACTTTCCCCAGTTGGAGAAAGATTATATGTTCAGAAGTCAATTGGGCCTTACCTTTATTTCTGATAATCCCTTTAGGGTGAATCAGGAGATAGAAACTATGAACAAAAGAAAAGAGTCTATTGATGCCATGTACCAGTTGGTAGATGGAGAGGGACAACCTTTCTTTTCTTTGGGATATTTGATTGAAAATTTTCTTGGTATGACGGAAGACGATATTCGTTCTAACGAAGAGGCCAAGGAAAAAACAGAAAAAAAGAAAAAGAAATCTGAACCAGGAGAAGAGGACGGAGAAGAAGCTGGAGCAGCCCCAGGGGAATCCCCTACACCTCCAGCAGGTCCTGAACCTGGTGGTACACCCCCTGAAACAGAAACACCGGAATAATTATGGCAGGTTTTAATGATGATAGTAGTCAACAGCGTTCCTTTTTAGGCAACTTGTATCGAAATTTGTCTAGAATCGGGAGATTTGGGATGCAATATGAGGATATGGTAATCCGAAATTCCCAGGCTATAGGAGCCACCGAATCTACATTCTTTAATAATCAAGGAACTGGATTTACTGAGGATGATGCTTTCTTTTGGACTTTAGGTTATCAAGACACTAGGGTAAGAAAATATATTGCCTATTTCGATAAAGATTATTTGGGCAAAAGAGAATTTCTCAGAAAATTTGCTCTAAATGGAGAAATTGATTTTATTCTAGACACCTTGTCTGACGATGGAATTAATTACGATGACAAAAATTTCTTCGGCTATCCTTCTCTATTAAATGTAGATTTGAAACCGGAAGTTCGAACCAAAGTAGAGGAGAATTTCAGAACTCTGTATATGCTTTTTGGTTTTCAACAAAGCACTTTGGCTTGGCAGTATTTTCGTCAATTTCTAGTAGATGGTTTTTTAGCTTTTGAAATTGTTTATTCTACGGATGGCAAGAAAATTGTTGGATTCAAAGAATTAGATGCCACATCTTTGCAACCAGCCACCGAACAACAGCCCAACAAGGAATTTCAACAAATTTGGATTCAATATCCCGGAGATCCCCGGATGACCCGTAAACTAAAAGCTGAACAAGTTATTTATCTCTCTTATGCTAAAGGAAACTCCGTTTCTAGAGTAAGTTATACAGAAAGACTTATTAGATCCTATAATATTCTAAGGGTGATGGAAAACACCAGAATAATTTGGAATGTGATGAATGCCTCATATCGCTTGAAGTTTGTCATCCCAGTCGGAACCCAATCCGCCCAGAAAGCGATGCAAACCTTGGGTCAACTTATGTCTCAGTACAAGGAGGAAATTCAAATTAACGATACTTCCGGTGAATTAACAGTAAACGGAGCACCCAAGATTCAATTTTATAAAAATTATTTGTTCCCTGAAAAGGACGGAGAAAGCCCAGACATCAACACATTAAATCCCAATGGTCCTGATTTCAATGTGATGGAAAATGTTGTGTATTTTTACAATAAATTGAAATTAGATTCGAAGATCCCCTATGCTAGGTTTGCTTCCCGTAGTGGACCAGCTACCTATCAAATTTCTATCGATCAGTTGGAGAGGGATGAAATTAGATATGAAAAATTTGTAACCCGCCTGAGATCAGTCTTTCAAGAGCTTTTGGTTAAACCTCTGTACATTCAAACCTGTTTAGATTTTCCAGCTTTATCTGAAGATAGATCTTTCAAAGTAAATTTGGGGTTAAATTTTGTGAAGGAAAATGTCTTTGAACAACTCATTATGTTGTCCAATTACACCAAAAGAACTGCTTTCATAACAGCTTTAGGTGACATGAAACAAAGAATAGGAGAGGAAGAAATTCCCTATTTCGATAAAGAATGGCTGATTAAAAGGTGGCTAGGTTTAAGTATGGACGAATATAGGGCCAATGAAAAATACAAAGAGGAAGAAAAGAAAAGAGCAGAAAAAGATAAGAAGAACAAGAAGCCAGAGGGAGCAGAAGGAGGAGCACCGGAATTCACTCTTTAAATTAGTATAGATGGAATTCAAAAATTTATTTTCTACTAAAAAAATTCTAGTAGTTGGGGATTCTATTTTAGATCACTATGTGTATGGAAAGGTGCACAGGATATCGCCAGAAGCTCCTGTTCCTGTTGTGTTGAAGAGTGAGGAAGAATTTTTTCTAGGCGGAGCTGCTAACGTGGCCCAGAATATTACAGCCTTTGGAGCCCAGTGTACTTTGTTATCCTTAACTGGGCTCGATTTAGAGAGGGATATATTATCCCAAAAGTGTTTTGAACAAAATATAAATCCGGTTTTTATAGTAGATGAAAGTAGACCCACAACTAAAAAAACAAGGGTGTTGGGGAACAAACACCAAATTGTAAGAATCGATCACGAGAAAACACACGGATTGTCTGTTGGATTAAGTCTTAAAGTATCCCAAATTTTCGAAAATGAAATTCTAAACCATGACGGGGTTATTTTTCAAGACTATGGTAAAGGTTTGCTAACTAGAGATTTACTGAAGCTTTTAATTCAAATTTCACAAAAACACAATCGACAAATTTTAGTAGATCCCAAAGAACCTGATCTTTTTAGATACCAAGGAGTTTCTTATATCAAACCAAATTTGAATGAGTTCAAGTCCATGCTAAATTTGAAAATCGAAGAAGAGTTGGAAATTCCTCAAATCGTAGATTATGCTCAAAAAGCATTGAGTGATTTTGATTATGAATGTTTTCTCATCACCTTGTCAGAACGTGGAATTTTGGTGGTTAAAAAAGACTTCTGGCACCACGTACCTGGCATCAAAGTGGATGTTTCTGATGTGTCTGGGGCTGGTGACACAGTCAGTGCAGTATTTGCTTTGGGAATTTTTGCTGGACTAAGAAAGCCTATTTCTGAGTTGGAACTTGTCCAAATTGCAGAGTCGGCAAATTTGGCTGGATCTCTAGTTTGCAGACACCTGGGGGCGGTGCCAGTTGACCCTGTTGAATTATTTAATTACCCTTAAAAAATTTCAAAATTTTCTAAATTTTATTTTTTTTATTCGAATTTTAGTTCTATATTTACATCATGAAAAACGAACTAAAAGTACTTGCACAAGTGGAGCTTCTCACTGGTAATGGCTCCCAGAAAGAAAAACAAAGGTTGATTTCGGAATCTCTTTCAGAAGAGATGCTGTATATCCTAGACGTTTGTTTTAATCCTTTCGTCACCACCAAATTACACAAGCTAGAAATCGAAAAAAATCGGGGTTTAATCCCCCCTGTTTCTTTTCCAGGATTTACGGTTTTCAAAGATCTGATTGAGGATCTAAAAAAAGCTCCTGCCGCTAATGACTCTTTGAGACAAAGAGCAAATTTTTTGATTAACACCCAACTGGACGAAGATCCTAATACGGACCTTGTTTTGAGGGATATTCTAATGAAAATCCTGACCAAAAGAATGAATATAGGAATTGGTGCCAAGCTGATTAACAAAGCAGTTGGCAGTGAATTAATTCCAGATCCTTCTTTGATGTTAGCTTCTGACGATCAAAAAGAGGTGTCAGGATGGAGCAAGATTTACTGCGAGGAAAAGTATGACGGCGTTCGTGTTATTGCGGTGGGCAATAGAGAATCTGGTTTTCAATTTTACACCCGTGCTTTCAACGAACTGGACAAAACAAAACTTTCCCACATAGAAGCTGAGTTAGTCAAGATTCTACATGGAGCCAATATAATTTCTGATGTTTTCTTTGACGGAGAGCTCACTGACCTGAACAGAAAATCAGTCTCTGGAAAAGTAACCCAGATTCTGAAGGGGACTGCCCCCGATAATATTGATAAAGAATTTATTTTCAATGTCTTTGATCTTGAAAAATCGGAAGTTTTAAAGTCAGGCAAAGGGAATACACCTTTCACCAAAAGAAGGCAAGAACTAGAATTTCTAAGTTCTTTTTTATCACCCACTGGACCTGTAAAATTGGCCCGGCAGTGGGTCGTTGATTCCTTTGAAGAAACTCAGTCTATCTACGGTTTGATTGTTTCTATGGGAGGAGAAGGTGTTATTCTCAAGCCAGGAGATCACGTCTATGAGTGTAAGCGCAGTAAGAGCTGGGTAAAATTAAAACAAATTCAAGACTGTGATTTGGAAATAACTGGCTGGTACCCAGGAGAAGGCAAAAGAGAAGGTTTTATTGGAGGGTTTATTTGTACAGATGCCTCTAGAACTCTAGAGGTCAAAATTGGTTCAGGCTTCACCGATCTTGATTTAAAAACACTAAGTTTAAATCCAAACGAATGGATTGGTAAAGTAGCAGCAGTTCAGTTCAACGAACCCATCACCGATAAATTTGGCAACCGCAGTCTTTTTTTACCTCGATTTATCGAAATAAGGACTGACAAGAACCAAGCTGATGACATGACTTCTTTTTTTAAGTAAGAGGAAACCTTTAGCCGAATTTTCATAAAATTTAAAAGAAAGAACCATGGTCAATCAACTACTGACTGAAAAGCTCAGGCCCCAGGAATTAAAACATATGATTTTACCGGACCGAATCCGTAATTTATTCGACGGAAAACCTTTGGCACAGAATGTTTTGCTGGCAGGATCGCCTGGATGTGGTAAAACCACTCTAGCCAAAATCTTAGCAGCAAATTCCCCACACCTCTTCATCAACGTATCCGATGAGAGCTCAGTCGACGTCATCCGAACAAAAATTAATGATTTTTGTTCCACCTTAAGTATTATGGATGGTAAATCTGCCTTGAAAGTTGTTATTTTAGATGAGTTTGATGGTGCCTCAGATCAATTTTACAAAGCTTTAAGAGGCACAATAGAAAAGTTTGCTAAGAATGCCAGGTTTGTAGCCACCTGTAATTGGATAGCCAAAGTCCCTGAGGCGATTCAGTCCAGATTCGAGGTTATAAATTTTGATCCGGCCAATTCCGAAGAGGAACAGGGTCTAAAAGAGGAATGGAGAAAAAGAATTACCTTGATTTTGAACAAGCTTTCTATCTCTATCGACGAAGAGGCTTTAGATGTTTTTGAAAGAGATTTTTTTCCAGATTTAAGGTCCGCCTTAAATAAGATTCAAGCCTGGTCCATCGAAGGTTTAAAGAAAATTGATGCCAAAAAGATAAAGGATTCTTCTTATTCCCACGAAGAGCTTTATCATTTAATTTGTAAGGGAAAAAATCCAATTGAAAATTATCAATTCGTCGTGTCTCAGTATTCCGGTAAAGTAGACAGCGTTATGTTGGCCTTGGGAAATGAATTTGTGGGGTGGGTCCAACACAATCGTCCTGACTTAAGCCAAATTATTCCATCAGTGATTGTGATGGTCGCTGAACACCAGGCCCAAAGAATGTTGGTTATTGACCCAATAGTTTCACTCTTGGCTTTGGTGTATAAAATTCAAAAACAAATTCAAGCATGATAGAATTACTTCCGGACGAAATTAAAAGAAATACATTTATCTACCGACTTGTAAAAAGAGGAGAAAAAGCCATGATGTACGAACAGTTCAGTTTGGACGCTCAAAAGGTTATTGCATGGGAAGTATTTAAAAGAAAGATTGATCCGCCAAAAGAGGTGTTTGGAGTTCAGCTGGGAGAAAGAGAAATATTTCCTGGTAATGAAGATTTTGGCAAGTGGGCTTGGTCTCCATTTGATTTAGAGAGAGCAGAATATATTTTCTCCCAACTAGAACAGGGTTTAAGTCACAAAAAAGATGATGGAGATGAATGAATTTGACTCAGAGGGTAAAATCAATTACAATCAGAATTTATTTCACGAAGAGCCCAGCTTTGAGACTGTGTACGCCTCTAGTTTGTTTTTCACAAAAAAAATTAAAAGATTAATTTTGTGTGGAAAGGGTGGATCTGGAAAGGATCATCTGCGTCAAATATTGGAACAAAGGGGTTTTAAATATTGTGTTTCTCACACAACCCGTCCACGTAGAACAAATGAAGAGCAAGACAAAGACTACTTTTTCGTGGAAAATCTAAAAGATTTTGAAATTCTGAAAGGTATGTTTGAAAGAAAAGAATTTTACGAGGTCAATCTTTTTGCTGGCTGGATTTATGGGACTTCCATACAGGAATTCAATTCGAGCAATTTGATGATTCTGACCCCTTCTGGTATTTCTAATCTTAAACCAGAGGACAGAGAAGAATCTTTCGTTCTATTTCTAGACATAGATCAAAGAATCAGAAAATCCAGACTCTCTGCCAGAAAAGATGTGGATAGCGTGGAAAGAAGATTAAAAACTGACGAAGAAGATTTTGCAAATTTTTCGAATTTCGATTTCAAAATATGCGATCCTAATTTCCAAGTAGGCTCAGAAATTTGGTTTGACTTAAGTTATTATCAACATGATTAATATTTTAATTGATGGCAATTATTTGCTGCATAAAACTTTTGGTATTTTTGGTGGTTATGGTGCCAAGGATCCAGCAGAGGTTTTGAAAACCAAGAATGAACAAGCCATGTTTATTCGAAAAGTTGCAACAGACCTTTGTGCAGCTTTAAGAGAACTTCCTACTGGGGGAAGATTGGTTTTTACGGCAGATTCTAGAAGTTGGAGAAAAGACATTGAAATCGAGGGCGGAGGTTACAAGTCCAACAGAGTCAAGGATGAGACAGTAGATTGGTCTATCTTTTTCAACCTCCTTGATTCTTTTGGCAAACAACTGGAAAAAATGGGATTTATTTACTCTCGGGCTAATGGTGCGGAGGGTGACGATTTATTGTATTTTTGGGCAGACTATTTCACTACCAAAGGTCAAGATTGCATTATTATCTCTGGAGACAAGGATTTACATCAACTTGCCCGCTGGAAAGGTGACAATTGGACTTTGGTTTGGAGCAACAATTCAAAAAACAATGTTGTTTCTTGCCCTGAAAAATGGAAAGAAGATTGGTTGGACCATCAGCCGCAGGTTTCCATTTTTGAAATGTCAGAATCAGCACAGCCAGATAAAACAAAAATGAAAAAGTGGATTGAGAAACTTCTTTTAAATCCAATCACTCCTCGGGATTTTGTTTTTGTTAAAATGTTAATTGGTGACGATGGTGATGCCGTTCCTGGAGTTTGGAACTTTGAAGCAACTCCAGGTAAAATCTCTAGAATGACCCCAAAAAAGGCAGAACAGCTGATGGAATCCCTTCATCAATCGAAGTGGGCACAAATTTCTTTTCGTGAATTGCTGGAAGATGTGGAATTTTTGGATTGGGCTGGGGGTTATATCATGAGACTGATGAAAGATTTAGACTCCAAAGAAAACAGAGAGAAAGCATCCAGAAATCTGAAAAGAAATTATCAGCTCATGTGGTTAGATAAAGTCGTTATTCCTGAATGGGTGGTCTCGAATGTGCTGGCTGAAATTAAAAGGGGTATGAATTTAGACAGAAGACCAGTCACCTTAGATCGAATTAAAATTCTAGAAGGCACGGAGTGGGTTACAGTTACCTCTATTCCTAAAATGTACAATCCATTTCCCGATTAAACATGGAACTCTTTGATGTCGTTAAGGCCATCTTCGGTCCAGAAAAAACGTGGAACTCTGTAGGTAAGGCAGATAAGACCCGAAATTTTTTTATGGTCAATAGGATTATGTCGATCCAATTTCCTCTTCAAGCCCAAGAATTCAATCATACTAAAATTGTTCCTGATCTAGTGGTAAACTGGTGGAGATCTGCTTTATCGCCCAAATTCAACAAAGCTCCAGGGTGGATATCTACATCCACCTCCAAAAAAGAAGGCAATAAATCTACCCAGAAAATTAAAAACTTCGAAGTGGTAGAGGATTTTATTAGGACCAGGTATCAAATTAGCAAAAGGGAACTGCAAGAAATGAAACAATTCTTTCCCGAACAATATCATGATTGGCTAAAATCATTGTCCCAACAATTGGGAACAGAAAATATAAAAGCCGATATATAAGAAGAAAAATAACCACGTTGCCATGGAGAAAGGAATTCAAAAAATTGTTGATAAGCTGGTTCAAAGTTTGGATTGGAATTCTATTTTGATGATCCATAAAGCATTTAAACACGGGATAGGCCAAGGCAGCGAAGTTATTCCTGGTTTGAAAAGGAAAAATTACGACCAAAATTTAGAGGTTAAAGATCTTAAACATGAACTCAAAACCATTCTCAAATATGTGGTCTTAAACGACTATCAAAGTTTCACCTATGGGAACTGGATCGTGTCTTGGTACAACCAAGAATGGAACCAAGACACCGTCATCGAAACACTAAGTCAAGAGGACGAAGAAATTGAATTCGAAGTTGAATTACCAAACACCAGGTTAGAGGTAATTTATGCTCCTCAAAGAATTTGTATTTCTGTGGACACAGGTAGTGCCCCATCCGGGGTTTCGGATCTTGACACTTTAAAAGCCATGTTGGAAAATGCTTTGGCCGAAGAAAATTATGAGATGGCCCAAAAAATTCAAGACATCCTGAAGATGTCACACAAATCCGAAGAAATTTAGATACATAGAAAAAACAGTTTTCTTTGAAACACATTCTTACCCTCAACGAATTTTTTGACACCGGAGTTTTTGGTGATACCTATGGGTATGGTGGGGCAAACGGCATTTTCAAGGTTCAATATAAACCTTATAAAGATTTGTCCGTTTCTGTAGGACCTGATCCTAGAGTTCCTAGAAACATCCCAGGCTCAAAATTCCAGGTGGGAGATATTGTCCTTGGAGTACCCATTAATGATGATAAGAAGGTGGCCGGCATGGTCGTTAAAAATATTTTGGCCCCAGATCACAAATCATATCGTTTTTTTGTTCAGATCCACACCAAAGGTAAGAAGGATCAAAAAGTTTTAGAGCTAAAGCCAGACACGGTAGAATTTGTAGATATGGGAGACAAAGGGCATCGACAGGTTGTATCTCAATATAAATTTAACGATATGCCCGGTGATGCTTATAATTCTAAAACAGTTTATACAAATCCTGGTTTGGGGATCGAAGCGGTGGGAAGCTGAGAAACTTTTACTGTTCTCCTGTGTACAGCACAGGATGATTTTAAGCAAAACCCCACACAAATTAGGTTCTATTGCTGGAAATTTCAAGTTCACGAAGAACGATGAAGTTTCTCCTAGCCAATTTTTACAATTTCTGTCGGATACCATCGGCAGACACGTCAAAAACGGGATAGATGTCACTTGTTTCCAATTAACCGAAGCAGATTACAATTTGCCAGATTTTTCCAATTTGGAAGAAGGTCATTCAGATTTAAACCTTCTAGATAATTTAAGTCAAAATCTAAGAGTTCATTCCCACAGGATTTTATTTTTTCTATCTCAACATTTTTTTCTAGGTTCAAAGTTGCCAGATTCTGTCGAACAAACTCATGTGATGATAGGAAAACTTGCTTCTTTGATAGAGGGTTTGGGCATTTCTGAACCCTGTGTGCTACTCAGAGTAGGAAGTGCCTATGGTAACAGAAAAGAAACTGCCCAGAGATTTTGTGAAGAAATACAAAAATTTCCGATGTCTATCAGAAAAATGTTGGCCGTCACAAATGATGATAAGCCCTCTCTTTTTTCTGTAACTGATTTATTAGCTGGAGTTTTTTATCCTGTTAAAATTCCAATTTGTTTTAGATCTTTACCGCATCAATTTAATTCTGGTGGTCTAAATTTTAGAGAGGCTTTATTTTTAAGTTGCTCTACTTGGGAATCTCCGCATAAGCCAATTTATTTTCACGGGGAAAGTTCTATTTTAGATGACAAAGGAATTTCAATCTCCCCAAATCCATCTGTAAGATTATCCCACCGTATTCCAACTTTTGGTTTGGATGTGGATGTTGTGGTTGAATCACCAGATTCCTATAAAACTTGTATCCAATATTTGTCCGAACACAAATCTTTGATTCCTTTGATAATTCCAAAAATTTAAGAATTTTATTGAATTAATTTGTTTATTTTTACGCCATGCCAGAATTAGCAGAAGTCAGATTAACCGCGGAATATGTTCAAAAAATTTCGCAGGGTAAAATTTTTCATGGTGTTTGGAAAAACCCTCAGCATAAAGGAAAGGAATTCACTTTAGAATCTCCGTTTAAAATTCAAGCCACTTCCAGAGGAAAGGAAATGCTTTTGTTATTAGAAACCATGGAAGATTTTCCAGTTTCAACGAAGTCTAAAATTCTTTCTTTAAAAATGACTATGGGCATGTCTGGACATTTTAAATGGGCAGATCCAGGTTTGAGACCTAAACACACACATTTAAGTTTTCTTTCCTCTGAAGGAGAAGTGTGTTTCGTGGATGTAAGAAGATTTGGTAGATGGTCTTTCGAATCTTGGAATCCGGAACGAGGTCCAGATCCAACTAGAGATTTTGAAGCATTTAAAATTCGTGTCTTATCAAATTTGAAATCAAAAGCATTCGAGAAACCTATCCATGAAGTTCTAATGAACCAAAAATTCTTCAACGGAATTGGTAACTATTTAAGAGCTGAAATTTTATATCGTATTGACTCTAACCCCTTTGAGGCAGCTGGAGATTACATCACACAACATCCAATTATTTTAGATTTGTGTCGAGATTTACCTACCATAGCCTACACTCTCGGCGGGGGTAGAATTAAAGATTGGAAAAATCCAGACGGCAAAATCCCTACCAATTGGGATGAATTTATGTTGTGCTACGGCAATCCTCTGATGTCTAAAATGACAGATAAAAATGATAGAACCTTTTGGTTTGATTCCAAATGGAATACAAAAAAATAAATATGATTTCACTTCCTATCCTCAAAAATTGTCTTTTCTTCGATGTTGAAACTGCTGGTTGGTGTCCAGACTTGGAATGTCTCCGCCAAGAAAATCCTAGATTAGCGAAACTCTGGGAAAGAAGAGTAAAATATTACAGATCCTATCCAGAATTTCAAAACTCTACTAGCGATGAAATTTACCTTCAAAAAGCGGGATTAGAACCAGAATATTCTAGGATTGTGTGTATTTCTTTTGGTACCATCAACGAAGATGAAACTTCAAGATTTATTTCTTTTTATGGAGAAGATGAGATTGATATTTTAACCAAGGCTAAAAAAGTTCTTTCCAATTCGATGACCAAAGGCATGAAACTTGCTGGTCACAACATCAAAGGTTTTGATGTCCCGTGTGTGGGCAAAAGAATGATTTACAATGGAATTGAACTCCCTGGTAATTTAAAAGTCTGGGATAAAAAACCATGGGAAATTCCATTTTTTGACACCTCTGAGATTTTCGCTTTCGGTAGCTGGAGTCAGCAAAAATATTTAAGTTTAGACTTACTTTCTTGTTCAATGGGGGTAGAATCTCCCAAAGAAGATATAGACGGATCTCAGGTTCATTCCACGTTCTGGGTAGAAAAAGATTTTGAAAGAATCAAGGTCTATTGTGAAAAAGACGTCGAAACTGTAATTCAAGTTTTACTTACCGCAAGTAAATTGTAGTACCCTTCGGAAATTTATTTGGATATATAGTCCAAATAAATGACCGAATTTTGGGATTTCCTGTTTTTAATTTTAATGAATTTCTAGGGGAGAATGATTCAAGCCATTCTCCTCTAAGTTCTGATTTGTGTCAAAAATTTTGGGATAAATATAAACATCCGACAGGAATGACTAAATGGGATCTAGATCCCATCGTTAGAAAAAAATTAATTAAGATTTCGGAGTCTTTTATTGGTGATCTTGAAGAATCCATCGAAGACCGTTGTACAATTTCGGATATTCGTTTGGTTGGTCCAATGTGTGGACCACATTACAGCGAGGATTCTCCGTTGGAGGTTGAGATTGTTTTCGATTTAGATCCACAAAAAGAAAAAAAGGCTTTAGTAGCAGAAAAAATTAATCGCCAAGCTTTTTTGTGGCAATCTAAACCAGAAGTTACTCTGCGGGGCCATGAGGTCGAGCTGGAAGTTATAGGCGTTGGGGAATCTAGGGTCAAGTCTGGGATTTATTCTTTGAAACAAAACAAATGGATAAAGACACCCAATCTGGAAGAAAAGGAAAATTTTGGGGTAGATGAAAAAAAAGCTATGAGTGTTTGTTATCTCCTCGAAAAATTGGAAAGAATCCAAAGTTCAGAGTTTGCAGATACCAAGGTCCAAAAGCAGATCATTAAAAAAATCCAATCTAATCTTGGTAAATTAAGAAAAAAAGCTTACACTTCAAAAACTAAATCACTGGCGGAGCAATCTGCCTACCGTAAGCTCCTCGAAGGAGGATACATAAAAAGACTGGTTAAAATACTAGAACATAACACCAAATAATTAAACCTTATGATTTTACTGTTCAAAAAAAATTCCGCATTCACTGCTAGTAAAGACCCAGATAAATCCGGTTCCGTTTTTCCTTTAATTAATCTACCCACAAATATAGAAGGAACACCTACAGATTTAAATGATTTTCAGTGGTGGTCTTATACCGATAAATGGCAAGAATGGTTGAAAAAAAATCCCAGAAGTTGGACTGCAGAAGCAGAATCTTATTTTGAATTGGGGAAAAGCTTGCTGGAGAATATAGAGCAAGCCGATGATTTTTACCGTCAATTTTTTGAATTTGAAGTTAATTCTCTAACAAGTTCTGGTCACCTTTCCGGATTTGATGAATTTTTAAAAGTATATGAAGCCGAAGAAAAATCCGGAGATCCAGACAAACGAGCAATCCGTTTCATGTATGCAATCGATGCTTTGGAAAAATCAGGAGAACTTAAAACCACTTTAGAACTGGATGGTTTGGAAGAAGGTAAACAATACGCTGTTGTAATAGAACCTTTCGATGAAGCAGGAAGCACAGTTCCTGAAGGCAGACAAGCTCTCAGATTTAAGAAAATTAAAGACACTCCAAATTTAATCGTGGCCGAAGTTGATTATTCGATTCCCTTGGAAAAGGAATTAAAGGGGGATGCACAATCTTACCTTTCGTCAGTCTCCGAATTTGTTTCACAAGCTTTCACTGCTGCTCTTGGTTTAGGGGGTATTCTAGTAGCTGCAAAAGTAGCAGGGGGAATAGCTTCAGCTTTACTTCTAAGAAAAGCAGCCAGGGGTATTTTCAAGGGAAAAAATACAATCCAAGCTGTTGCAGGTAAAGGTAAATGGGAAACTCTTAAAAGTTTTTTTAGCGGAGGACCTTCTTTGAAAGGTAAAACAGTTCAACTCCCTAATGGTGTATTTGTAAAAAATGGAATTCCTTATGTAAGACAAGCAGGTGGGGTGACCAGAAAATTGGGGGGAGCAGTTGGAAATGCCGCTATAAAAAGAGCTAAACAAAAATTATCGGGCAAAGTTGCAGCCAAAGGAGCTACTAAAGCAGGAGGAAAATTTTTAGGCAAAACAGTTGCTTCAATAGGTTCTAAAATAGCTCTTGCTTTAGGTGTTGTACAAGCCGGTCAACAAATCTACAACTGGTTTTCAAAAAATCAAGCCCCAAGATATGGTGAGGTAGATGATTTTGCCTCGAAAACGTTTGAACCCGGTAAAATCCAAACCGGAAAACCAATCACCATTTGTTGGACCAATGATGCCGGGGGAGGCTGGGCTAGTTACGTTTTTGCTACTGATACTAGAACCACCATGGATTTAATGAAAGTAGCTCAAATCGATGGGCTCTCTTATTTCTTGCTAATTGACGTCCATTCTAAGGAATTAAAAAAATTGGTTACTGGAAATGAACTTGTTCTTTTAGTTTTTAATGCCAATGACAAGTTTGGACATGGATTGGTAGATAATGATGATCTAGAATTCGAGACAATTGCATTACAATCTATGGAAGAACACATGGTGGCAACTTCTTTTTATGGTTACTGTGATTGGGACCAAATGGAAAAAGCTTATGCAGAAGCACCGGATGAAATGTATTTTGTGCCAGAAGAGGCTCCAGATTCCTATGAATTTAATTTTCAAAACCAGGATGGAAATAAATTAAATGTGGCTGGAAAATTAATGGGGCAAGAAGATTTAAAAAACGCAGGCGTAGATAAAATATTAGTTTCGTTAGCAGGAGAAAACCAACAAGAGGTTAAAGAAAATTTCGCTTACCCGCAAAAACAAATTTTAAACGAAAATTTGAAATTAGTTTCTTTTTCAGATTTTAAAATGATTTCGGAAGCTGAAGAGTCAGAGGAAGATAATCCTATTTTGAATCCTTTTGGCAGAAAAAAAGAAGATGAAAATAAAAAAGACTCTAAAAAGTCAGAAGGTAAAAGTTCAGAAGAAGAAGAATGGGCTGAAGATTTCGAAAGTTCCGAAAAAGTTAAGACCAACAAAGAAAAAATAATGCGGAGAGAAGAAGATTCTCCCTATTCGAGATTTGCTACTCCCATTTATCGCATATCTACTATTCAATTTGTTGACCCAAACATCAAACAGCAAGCACCAGAAATTGCTTATTTTGTAGTTGGAGAAGAAAGTTTTGACGCTTCTCCAGGAGATTCTATCGTGGTTGAAGTAACAACGGATGATCCTGTTTATAATCCTCGGTATGGATTGGCTACTTATGAGGCTCCAAAAAAAGATGATTCCGAGTCGAAAAAAGAGGAAGAAGATGAAATTGCTCCTCTCACACCAGGTCCAGGAAAGGGGTCTAAGGATAAAATCAAAGCTTCCCCTGATGATGTACAAATTGTAGATAAAAAAAGGAGACTTGTTATTAAGGATGATCCAGATGGAGATGCAGGCGAGGACGTAAACGTTGCAGAAGAATTTTTAACCCCGGAACAAAGAAAAGAATTAGGCATCGAAAATTGGAAAACTGTGACTAAAGTAACCTTGGTGTACGACAGAGATAAAAAACCCGCCAAGGTAATTTTAAGAAACAAAGAAGCTGGAATTTTAGGGGATAGAATTAGAAGAATTCGAAAAGGACAGGCTGGGTTTGAAGCGGCAGTCAAATTCGCAAAAGATATTAAAGATAGAATTTCATACAAATAATTTAGAAGTTTTAAAAAGATTAAAATTTTGTAAAGTCATTTAGATATATAAAAGATAAAAAAAAGATCAGTATGGAAGATCTACCATTTATGAACGAGAACTGGGTGTTTATTTTGGAGAAGCAAGGTCATCACGTAGAGGCTTCTAAAACCTCAGATGGCTACACTCTACAGGGTATAGCAGCACAGTTTGGCAAAGAAAATAACAACAACAGGATCTACGAGGAAAGCGAGTATCTGCCACATCTGGATTATCTGAAAGAAAAAATCAAACAAAAAAGATTGGTTGGTGAATTAGACCATCCTGAAAAATTTGATGTTTCTCTGAAAAACATTTCTCATATTATAGAAGATTTACAGTACGACAAAAGTGCTCGGGTATTGAAGATCAAGGTCAAATTGCTTGATACTCCAGCTGGTCAAATTGCCAAAAAATTGGTTGAAGCTGGAATTCCTCTTTCCATTTCTTCTCGTGCCGCTGGTAATGTGGGTCCTAACAAAAAAGTTCAAATTAAAAAAATCTTCACTTATGATTTGGTAGCTGATCCTGGATTTCAGGATGCACAACTAGAAAGAGTGTACGAAAGTGCTGGTTTTTCATTCTCTGAATTTTCAGATAGACACAAAAATTCCGTTGTTAACGATTTAAAATGTTTGAATGAGTCCTTAGGAATCAAAAATGATTCGGGAGTGATGATATATAAGGTTGATGATAACGAAGAATTCAAAAAAATATTCAAAACAGAAAAAAATAAAATTGACATCATGGAGTCCAGAAAAGAATATGTAACGAGTGAAGAACTCAACAATTATTCCATTTTCTTAAAGAAAAAAATGGATGAGCTCGAGTCTCAAATTAAAGAAGCTAAGTCTACCCAGAATTTGGTAGAAAGCTCGGATTCATACACACAAAAACTTGAAGAAAGAGTAGACCGTCTTGAAAAGTACTGTGAGTACTTGGCCGAGAATTTGGAAAATTCCATTAAGTATGGTGAATATGTAGCCGAGAATTTGGACAATTCCATCACTTACAGTAAATATCTAGCCGAGAATTTGGACAAGAACATTTCTTACTCTAAGTATCTGGCTGAAAACGTAGATAAGTCAATTCTCTATTCAGAGTACGTGGCAGAAAATGTCGACAAAGGAATTAACTACTCTAAATATCTTGCCGAGAAATTAGATGACAGCATTCAATATGCAGAATACCTGGCTGAAAATGTGGATCATACAATTTCCTATTCCGAATACCTGGCCGAAAATGTGGACAGAAATATTTCTTATTCTGAGTATTTGGCAGAGAAGTTGGACAGAAACATTTCTTATGCCGAATACCTGGCCGAGAATTTGGACAAAGGCATAGCCTACTCAGAGTATCTAGGCGAAAATCTCGATAAAGGGATTGCTTACTCTGAATATCTGGGTGAAAAACTAGAACAAGGAATTTCTTATTCGGAATATCTAGCGGAAAATGTGAATAGAACCATCTCCTATTCCGAGTACATCGCAGAAAAATTAAATGGCACGATTTCGTTCACCGAGTCTGTATCCGAAAGCGTTGGTTATCAACCCCTAGTTGAAAAAGACGCACGGAGACAGGCAGAAGTCGCCTCAAGAACTGAATTAGCGGAGTCTGGCTTTGCCGGAGATTATACCAATCTCGGCAAACAAATTGATTTTCTAATTGAGTCGGTCCAAACCCAAAAGACCGAAACAAACCAAAAACAGGCTGCAAGCAAATGGCAGCCGACTGCTGACACACAAAAAGCAGATCAAGTTCTCAATGAGAACGATGAAGCCAAATTTAAAACTGGCCACAAGTTCATTGATGAGATGCCAACGGATTACGTTCCGATTTGGGAGTCGTTAAGTGAAGGACACCAGCAATCTATTATTGCCCAGGCTGCTCTTCGTAATCTTAACACCCCTTATCAGATTAGAAATTTCTGGTCAACTCGTCAGTTTGGACCTAAGCCTTTGGCTTTGCAAAAATTGCAAGAGAATGAAAATTTCTCAGAGGCCTCTAACCCTCGGACCCCAACTCCTTACAACAACGATTACCTAAGTTGGGTGGCTAAGTCGCTAGAAGGCAAATTCTAAAAAAACCAAAAAAAATACTAAAAAAATGAAACTAATTAATGAAGCTGAGATCTTCGATACCTGGTCGCCTATCATCGAGCAGAAAGCCGGTATCACTGATCCATCCAAAAAAGCGTGGTTGTCTATATACTGCCACTATCACTCCCTCAACGAGTCTGCTGGTGCATACCAGTCTTTGAACGTCGTCAACGGTATGGGAGCCGTTGCACCTCCTGTTTTCCCAGCCTCAACTCAAGCTGGCTCTGTTGGTGGTTACGGGCCAAACCAAGGATTCTACAGCCAATCTTGGCAAGGATCTGGCGATAAGTTTCCTTCGCTTTTGCCTTTGGCTATTCAGGTAGCTGCAAAAACCGTAGGTTTCGATATTGTTCCAGTTATTCCAATGTCTGGTCCTTCCGGTGTTCTATCCTATCTGGACTATGTGTATGCTGGCGGTAAGCTCAGCCCACAATCTACAGGTACCACTGCAGCCGATGCCTTGGCCGCAGCTCCTGCTATGATTAAGCTGCAAATTACTTCCTATGCTGGAGGATATCCTGGTAGTTTCGTAGTAGGTACAACTTATTTCATCACCAATGCTTCTTCAGCAGCTGAATATATCACCACTAAGTTTGTTGGTCTTTCAAGAATCGATGGTTTCCCAATCTTCGAAATTACTGCAATCACTGCAGGGGAATCTGTTGCATCTGTTATCAATGGAGGTGCTACCAAAGTCGGTACTGGAGTAGATGGAAGCCAAGCAGGAACCACTACTGCTTCGGCTTCTTTGGTTAAGGCACTTGAAGATCACATCCAAGGTTTCTCTGGAGCTGGTTTCTACGACAACCAAGACTGGCAGGGTCCTTACGTTGATGGTACCAAGACGTACAACCCAATGCTTAGAAGCGTAGGTGAAGAAAACTACTACAACTTGATGGGTCTTTCGACTTTCACAAAGTTTGTAGAAGCCGACACTTTCCAAGTAGCTGCTTCCGTCACCACGGAGCAAATCCAAGACCTTAATAAGCAGTTCGGTATCGATGTCATTTCGATGATTGAGAACGCACTGGTCAATGAGGTTTCTCAGGCTATTAACAAGCACATTCTTGCCAGAGCTTTTGCTTTAGGCTGGTCTAACTGTGATAACTTCAACACAGTAGAAGGTCAAAATTTGAACTTGAATCTGGTCATCGGTGGAACCGCTGGTTCTTACACCATTCCTTCTTATGTTGGAAAAACAGACCAGGCTTTGACCATGACTGGTACTGCAGGTCCTGCTTCTGGAACTTATGAGAACTTGTCAACTCTACAAAGAAGACTTTTCTCTCGTATCCTGGCAGCCGCTAACGTAGTAGCTAACAGAGGTAGAAGAGGTCCTGCTAACTTCATTGTCACCAACGCAAACTTGGCTTCGGCAATGCAGGATATCAGCCAATTCACCTTTGCTCCTTTCACTAATACCTTGACTCAGAACAACGGTACTTTGTACCCAGTTGGTTCTTTGGCCGGTATGACAGTGTATGTGGACCAAAACATGAGGTACAACGATACCAGAATCCTCGTTGGAAGAAAAGGTGGTGATGATGAGCCAGGTCTCAAATTCATGCCTTACATGATGGCAGAATCAATTCAGACAATCTCTGAAGGTACAATGTCTCCTAAAATCGCAGTTAAGTCTCGTTACGCTCTTGTAGAGGCTGGTTTCCACCCCGAAACCATGTATCTTTGCTTTAATGTTAACTTGCCTGCTGGCGGTCTGGTTTAATTTTAACCAGCTAACACCAAAAACCCCGGGTTTCGACCTGGGGTTTTTTGTTGTAATAGAAAAGATATATAGATAAAAATACACCCCAGATCATGTCGAAAGTACAGGATTTCAATCATTTCGTCGATTCGCATTTCAAATCAAAATCGGGCAATTCACATCTTCAAGAAGGATTTATGGATTCTTTGGCAAATGCAATCGATAGCCTTATGCCATTTTCAAAAACAAAAACAATCAATTCAGTCATTGATAATATGTTAGAGTATGAAAAGGACTTATTGAAGGCAAAATATGAACTTAAAAAAACTTTGAAATCCATGGAGTTAAAACTTCGAGAAATCAGAGGTAGAACCCCGGTTAATACAGAAGCAGTTGAATCTATTAAAGAAGAAATTGAAGCCAAGACGAATGAATATAGAGCTATGGTTAAATCCAAAACCGTAGCTTTAGAAAAAGCCAAAGATTTGCTAAGAAGGGAAGGAGCTAAATCCCCTCGCTTAAAGGAAGTCATGAAAGCAAAAATGGCTGAATTGGAGATTGAATTAGCGGAATTTGAATATGAACAAGCTAAAAAGATTTCAGCAGAAGCTGGAGAAATACAAAATTTGAAAGATGCTCTAGAACAAGCTAAAAAAGAAGCTCAAGAAATGCTGAATAAGCTGAGCAATGCTCCAACCCCTTAAAATAATCCAAGCGATGCTTTATAATTTTAAACAGTGGGACCATTACAATTCTCTGAATGAGGGTAAATCAATGAAAGATATTTTGAATTGGTTTGGTTCTTTTTTCGGAGGATCCCTGTCCAAGATAGATTCTTATTTGGAAGATATAGTTCAGATTGAAGAAGATTACATCAAAGAATGGGATAAAGTTGTCACAGAAATTGATTCTTTACAGGTTCAAAAAGCCCAGATATCTAACGACCCAGCCGAATCTAGAAAATTGGACAGAATGATTGAAAGGAATGAAAGACTTCTCAATTCCATGCTCAGTAAAAAGAACTCTTCCGTGATGGAGCTAGAAGAAAAGGTGAAAAAAATTGTGGACAAAGATTCCAAATTGGTGTCCTATTGGAATTTGAAAAAAACTGAGGCGGAAAAAGAAATTGCTGAGAGATTATATGATGTTGCTAAGAAACTCACAGATCCTGATTTGGGTGAAGAATTGTATGATAAATATAAACAGGCAGCTTTAATAGCAAAACAAAAAGATGAAGATTTCAGAAAGAAATATGGCGACATGAAATTGCCTTCTTCGTCTCTTGTTTCATCCTCTACTACCAAAAAATCTCCGAAATACTATGGACAGTCAAAATTATCTAAGGATTCTCTAAATAAAATCATGTCCTATTCTGGCTCTGAATTTGAAAAATATGCAGAGAAATTGAGTAAAGAAGATGCAAAGGATTTGATTCGGGAATTAACTAGGGTTAAAAATGAGATGTGTGCACTCAGAGATTTAGATTTGGAAAAATTCGAGGATGAAGCTAAAAGAAAAGGCATGAGTGAAGTCCAAATGAAAAAAGAAATCAGGGACCTTAGAAATTACCACACCAACAAAATAGGAGATCTTAGAACGAAAATAACGTTAGCAAGAAGATATGACTAAAATTCTTTTGGATTTAAACGATTTTCAACTCAACGAGGATGTAAATTCCGATCTGGTTAATGCAAAAAAAGCGGTCAATGACCAATTACAAGCAATTAGAGATGAGATCCAAAATGAAAAAAAACAAACAGAAGTAGCACAAAAATCTGCCAGTTTAAAAAAACAGGCAACTTTATACTCTGCTTTACCCGCCATGTTGAACAAACTGGCTACGGCGATGGAAGCAAAAGATAAATCTGGGGATAAAACAAACATATACTAGAAATGCATAATTATTTCACACACAATCCAGCTGCTAAAGCTATCATCACAAATTTTATGAATTTGAATGAAAACGCTTCGGTGGACAATCTTCTCAAACGGGCCACCGAAATTAGTCTTGATACTTTCAAGAAAATTGTTTTTGATCTGGCTTCTCATGATAACCGTAACCCTGATGTTTTAAGAGCTATGTTGTTGGACGTTGCCTCTGCTAAAACTGTCAAAAGTCTGGTGGCCAAATTTAAAGACTATGCCGGTGAAGCGGAACTAGGTGATGCTAGATTCTCCAAAGTTAAAAATATGTACATTAACGCCTTAAATTCTTTGGGTGATGCACTTAAAAGACTTGTTGAGGTCGATTCCAAGTTGGAAGATGGAATTATTAATACCTTCAAAATTTCGGCCAATAGATTGATTTCATCTTTAGATTCTATTGCTGTTAATTATTCTAAGAAACAAACCGCCAATGAAAATTTGAGTTTAGGTTTTGGTCTTGAAGAGATCAACGAATCTTTGTTCATTGGATTTAAAGGTAGAATCGAAAAACTAAGAAAGAAGCTGGTAAATCTAATTTCCGATTCTAAAGGTAAAGATGCCAAAAACGGTTATGGTAGAGATTGGCAAAGACTTTTCACTACTTTAGAACAAAAACTAGAAGCGATTGAAAATTCTAAAGATTTAACCGGAGAAAGAGACAGAAAAACTTTAGGCGAGTTGGAAAAACAGGCGGATTCTTTATCTGAAGAATATTACAATTATAAGATTAAAGCTGCGGAGATGAGCATGAAAAAAATCATCGAAGACGATGAGCTTATTACCAAGTATTCTGATGTGACTGAGATTATTACTGCTGCTTTGGATATGATAGCTAAAGCAAATGTGCAAGAATTGTTAATTGATAAAACTTTGCGGGAGGAGATGGATGAGATGGAACAAAAAGTTATTCAAAAGGTTTTCCCCATTAAGATAGGGGCGAAGGATACAGATTTAAAATTTAAGAAGTCTGGTATCACAGCTGCAGTGCAAAAATCTTTGATGGCAGCTTTCCCTCCATTCAAAACTTTTTTGCAAAAACACGGGGGAGCAGACGGTAAATATGGACCTGCAACCTCAGCCTGTATTAAATCTATCCAGTCTCTACTGGGCAACAAAAACGCCAATGGTGAATTAGACAAACCTTTGTTTGATTCATTTTTAAAAATGGAACAAATTTCATCCGAAAACAAAAAAGCATTGACTAAGGCTTTGGATGTTTTGAAAAAAACATACGCTATGTCTGAATCAGAAGTTGTTGGAATAAATCAATTTTCAAAGATGTTTGAGGCCATTTTTATCGATGACGATGATTTGGAAAGAGAACTTGAAAAAAACACGGCAGAATTAGCCAAAATGCCAGATTCCGGGACAAGAGCAGAAAAAGAAGAAAAAACCACTGCTGATTCTAAATTGGCCAAAAATTTGGCCAAAAATTTAAGAAAGGGTTACAATAGAAATGCGGAGGAAGAGGATTTCTTAAAAGAGGATGGAACCTTGAAAAGTTCTTATCCAACCGAATTTGTCGAGGCCTGGTTGAAAACTTTAGAAGAAAATTCACGGGAATCGGACAAACCAGCCTTTTTTTGGATGCAGGGTTCTGACGAGAAAACGGGAGCTCTCTACTCGACCAAAAGATTGGCTGGAAATTACAAAAAACCTTATAATTGGTCCAAGTGGAAAGAATTTTCTGGTGGTGACACCCCACAAGACAGAGATTCTTTTGCCAAATGGTATACTGGATATTTCTCTAAGTTTGGTGGAATTCAGGACGACCAAAGAGAAAAAGTAATTAGTGAAATTTTAAACTTTTACTCCAATCCCAAAAACTCCTCCGGGGTTAATCCCAAATTAGCGGAATCTTTTAACTCTTGTGCTAGCTTTTATGATGATATCAAAGATGCATTGAAGAGTGGAAAATCCTCCCCTGATGCGGAAACCTATGAATATTTTAAACAGGGTTATTTAACTACTGAAGCTCTGCAAAAAATTGTAGCTGCTGCATCGAGAGCTGCACAAATTGACGATGAAGAACCGGACTTAGATTTTTATGATTTTCTGATGTTAGCAGTTTGTGTTTTTTTATGTGGTTCCACTTTAGCGTGGAATTCAGAAAAGAAAAAGTGGGATTCTTCCCTTTCCATTCTGAAAGATAAAGTTTTGAAGGAAGGGGTTCTCAACAGAATCATGGAAAATAAGGTGGTTGAAAATGATCCTAAGGCTTTAATTCCATCTCTAAATAAAGAGGGGGTTGAAATTTTGAACAAAGGCTATGAAGGTAATTCCAAAAGAATTTTCAAAGAAAATTTAGAAAGAGCTTCATCTGTACTGGAACCTTTAATTCAGAGACATGCAGACAGAATCAATTACAAAACAAAGGAAGACATTAAGACTTTCGATTCGAAAAATGTTTTTGTTGTTAATTTAGATTGAGTGTTATAGAATGTTATTTTTTTCTTAAATTTGGACATTAAATCAAATGTCATGAACAAATTAATTTTGTTTTGGTGTACGATTCTGCTTCTTTCGTGTCAGAATAAACAAACCATTAGTCCAATCGATCCCGGATTTACTAAATCTGAAATTAACGAGCAGATCATAAAACCAGCTTTACAACAAGGTAATCTTTTAAAAGATAAACCCCTCTCCCTCAAAATCAATAAGACTTTAGCAAAATTTAGAGCCCAATACCCGACAGAATATATGAAATTTGGTCAGGTGGATGGTGATATTGAAAGAGCAAATTTTCTAAAGGGTAACAGAAAATTCAAAAAAATTTGGAAAAAATTGGGTTATTCCAAAAAGGAACTTATGCAGATTATTCACCTAAGAAGATGTGAATAAATTGATAAATGTTCAAACAATCTATTTATTTGTTGTTGTTTCACACGGAGGGGTTTCCACACGACGAAGGGTTTGATATTTCTAAATCTGCCCAAGACGTGGAAAAAGCTTTAAGTGGAGTTTTTACCGATATTCTAATTTATACACCACGTAAGTTGAAACAACTTCCTGGATCAGAAAATTTTTGTAATTTTCACGAAGGTGAATTTTCTTTGAATCCTGGGTTAAATCAAATAGGGTGTGGGGATTTTAAATCGTTTTTAATTGAACATACACTGAATGAAATCCCACCAAACTCTTTATTGATTTATCACGACTGTAACTTTGAAAAATATGTCCAGTATTGGCAAACTGATTGGTCAGATTTGGAAAATATTTGTGATTATTTTTTGGATCAAAACTTTTCTGATTTTTTTATCCCTTTTGAGGAAAGAGATCATGCAGGAAATTATCCTAAGGTTAAACATTTTGGAAAAAGATACACAACTCAGTATTTTTTTACAGATCAGGAATTGGTTAGAATTTTAGAAGAATCCCCTATGCTGGGATCTTCTAGAATGATTATTAGAAACACTCCTGCCTCAAGAGAGTTTTTCTCTGATTTTAGAAAATTCAACGAGAAAAAGGACCTTTTAACTAAATGGCCAAATGCAGATCCGCATCCAGAATTCATTCATTCGTGTCCAGAACAACACATATTAAATTTGTTGGTGTTTAAATACATCACAGAAGGTAAACTTCATCCGTACTTTCCAAGATTTAGATTTTGCCATAGAAGGATGAGAATCGATGAATATTTAGAATCCTATAAAAATGAAAATCTATTTAATTATCTAAAAAAAATTCAAACTATCCATGATTACAATTTTTGAAGGTGCCAGGAACTCGGGAAAAACCTTTCTTGCCAACTCTTATGCCAAACAAACTAACCTCCCTATTTACAAATTTGAATTTTCAGGTTGGTTTTCTGAATTAATGATTCCAGATGATGATCCTGTAACTCACTATTTTGCTTTGGGCAAAGAGGCCATGCTACTACAACTAAACAGAGATGGATTTTTATCTGATTTTATTTTGGATCGGGGATTTCTCACAGTTTTAACTTGGGGAATTATTAGTGACCGGATTACTCATCAACTGGCTTTACAACAGCTCAATCTCTTCAGAGATAAAGGTTTATTGGGCAATTTGAAAATTATTTTAGTCGAAGGTACAAATCCTTCATCTGAAGCCCGAAATAAAGATTTGTGGGATTTTAGAGAAAATACCTCGCAGGAAAAAGAAACTTTACTTAATTTGGTTTCAACACTTCAATTAATTGAACCAGATATACAAATTGTGAAACTTACCAATGATTTTACAGATAAGACATCAAGTAATTTAACCGAATTAATTTGATATGTGTGGAATCTTCATAAACATAGACGGAGAAAAAGAAAGATTAAATTCTTTGTCCCACAGAGGCATCGAATCTAATACTATCGAAAGAGAGGGAATCTATTTATGTCATACTAGACTTCCCATCCAAACAGAAGAGGGTGACGGATGGAAGCAACCAATTGAGATTTCACCTGGAATTTTTCTTTTGTACAACGGGGAAATCTTCAATTATGACACTTCTGTGTTTGGGTCTGATATCGAATATTTATGTCACATTTTCTCTTCTTGGAAAGGAGGTTCTTTCGAAATGTTTTGTTCAATGTTTATGCCTAGGGTCCAAACATGGGATGGTTTTTGGGCTTTAGCTATCTATGATGCTAAAAATAAAGATGTTATCTGTTTCACGGATCCTTTGGGAAAAAAATGTCTTTATGTAAATGAAGATGGAGAATTAGCCTCGGAAATTAAATCCGTTAAACATTGGTTTAGCCCTAAAGATTCTCATTTTATTTCTACTGTTAGAAAATTTGGCTATGTGACCGACGATTCCACTTCATATTTGGATGTGAAAAGAATTTTACCAAACACAATCTACCATTATAATCTGAATTCTCCAAGTTTTAAAACCACTTATGCTAATTATTATCAGGGTTTCAATTTCCCCATCGAAAATTTAGCTTCTGGAGATTATGAAGCCCATATGGAGTGGCTGTGGGCAAAACTTTTTGAATCTGTCCGAAACAGATTAATTTCTAAAAACTACCCTATTTCCCTTTTGGTATCTGGAGGTTTAGATTCCTCAATTATTGCTGGAATTTTGAAAGAGCTAGCACCAGAGGTAAAATGGTTTTCTATTGAAAATGGAGAATCTGAATATGTTAATATTTTATCCAGATTTCATCAAAAGACGGTGAATTTTCTAGATTACAAAATGGATGAATTGCAAATTAAAAAAATCTATCAAGATTGGAATGAAAGTCCTATTGATTTAGGATCTGTAGTTCCTCAATACTTCCTTTTTGAATCTGTTAAAAAATATGGTGAATCTAGAATTGTTTTGAGTGGGGATGGAGCTGATGAGCTTTTTGGGGGTTACTCTAGAATTCATGAATATGATTCCCAATTTTCGGATGTTTTCGATGAGTTGAGATTTTATCATTTACCTAGATTAGATAAGCTTTCTATGGCACACACCTTAGAACTTAGAAATCCTTTCCTCAATTTGGATTTAGTACGGTTTGCCCTTCATCTTCCTAGAGAATGGAGAACCGATAAAAAAATTCTAAAAGACACATTTGGTCCCTTACTGCCTGTAGAAATTGTAAATAGACCGAAGGAGGCACTGAAGAACCCCAAAATCAAAGAAAACAAATTAAAATACCGTCAGCATGCGGTAGATCTTTTTTTAGATCCCGAATCAAACCAATGATTTCAAAAAGGAAAGTAGATATATAGAAAAAAGTCTACTCGATGAAAATCCAGAAAGTCCAAAATTTTGACCAGTTTACATCCCAAAAAATTGAAGAAGCTAATGATTCGTTTTTCTCTTTTGATTTTTTAGGTAATCTTTTTAACAAAGGGTTTGATGCTTTCACTGACGTTTTAAAGAACAAAGTTATAGCCCATCTTCTGGAATATTTAGGCATAGGCGAAGGCACAATTTTAAGTAAACTTGTTCAAAACTTCGTTGAACAAATTGAGGTTAAAGATTATTACGCTATTCTATTTAAATCGAAGATGAATGCTCGATATCTTGCCCCAAAAGCTGCTAATGCTACCATGGAGTTTTTAGTTGAAAATGGATTTAATGATGTAGCCAAAGCCTTGGGTGTAACTGATACTAATGGTTATATTTACAGAACAATACAAGAAGGATTGGTAAATGAGGTTACACGAAAAGATTTTGCTAAAAGATTGGAGTCTTTTTATCTGATGTTATTTGGCGGAGTTCCTGAACAATCTGTAGAGATCTTTCAAAAATCTCTTAAGCCTGAAGAAAAAGCAAAATTACAAAACGACCTGGTCACAAAAGCAAAATCTGCGGGGATCAAAGCAGAAAAACCAGAAGAAAAAAATGCTATGCTGACCAACTTTTTTGCAAATATAGGATCTCTAAATCAAGCCAATCCAACCCAGATCGCAACTACCGCTGGAGAAGATTTATTCACGAGCTTAATCCAGCCTACAAAATAAAATTCAAGATGAATATAAACGATGTATCCAAAAGGGAAATTTTAGATTTCAAAGATTTTTTGGGCAAGGTTATGGATAATACCTTTAAACCTTTAGCTGCTGAAAATCAAAAAGACAGCTATGATCGCACAGGATTTCATAAAATTAAAAGAGAGCCTGCCTATGATTTTGTAGGTTATGCTGATGCAGTCTTTTCACCGGAAAGGGCAGGAATCGGCCTGCCTGGTTACAATGCAGGAGGCAACAGACAATATATTAATGCTATCGGTGGTCCAGGATTAGTCCAAACCTCTGCTACCAATGAATCTGAAAGTGTGGACCAAACTAAAATTAAAAGATTGTCAGATTTTTAAAATTCTGATTTGTAAAATAAAAGGGACGGGATCGAAACTCGTCCTTTTTTTTGTGTATAACTTTTAAATTATTTGTATGTCGAAAATTCGTTTAGTCCACATTTTAACAGAAATAGACACACCCAGAGAAAAAGCATCTATCAATTCTTTGTCCCCCCTTGGTGAACTTGGGCTTGAATACGTCCAACAAGTAAATCAGAGATACAAAGGGGAAGAGTGGAAATTAACAAAAGCTTTAACCCAAAGCGAGCACACAAATCACGGACCTGGACACTACGGTGCTTTTCATTCTTTCAAAAAAGCAATCGAAGAAAATTTTACGCCCGATCTGGATGCTTTAGTTCTTTGTGAGTGTGATTGTGTGTTGGAAGTTCCCCATCATAACTTTATGCAAACCCTCGATAGGGGCATCCAATTTTGCTCCAAACATGATATTCGTTATCTTTCCTTAGGATCCAGGTTTGTAAACGGCTTTCTTCAGAGCCCAGTCTCCGAAACAGATCCAGATTTTGGGGACTTTTATATCACAACAAAAATTATTTTGGCCCACTGTGTTGTTTTACACAAGAGCTCAAGAGAATTTTATCTAGAGGCTTTGAAAAATCACTCTTGGGATAGTCCAGATATTTGGTTTAACGAAGTAAATTGGCTTCATAATAATTACAGGTTTGCTATTCCTTGGGAGAGATCTGCCTATCAACACGAAGGACATTCTTTAATAGACGATTGTTGGAAAAATTCACAATAGTTCCAGCTTTCTTTCCGTATCACGGACGAACAATTCTTTAGCTATTTTTAAGATATTTGAATCTGAATTGAAATCTTCGTGAATCTCCATCGCTGTTATGCTTAGGGAATCGGATTTAACCCCGATAGCCACGATGATTTCATTGATTAGATGATCGTAATTTATGGAAAAAAAATTATTTGTGATTTTAACTTTTTTCATCAAAATTCCAAAAGATGAAGAATTGGAATATCTTGACCACCAAAAAGGATGAATTTCGTCGGTTGCCATATTTCTAACTAAAAGAATGCCGCATTCTGAGTTTTTAACTTCTGGGTTTAAATTATACACCGAAATTCTATCCTCCAATTTTTTCCAAATGGAAGTAATTATCTCAGCATAACGATACAAACAATCTAAAGAAATTTCAATTATACTAGACAATTCCTCTCTTTCTGCTGTAGTGAGTTTGAGGGCTTCAAATTCTTGTGCGATCTCTTTTTCTTTGGCCTGTAAATCATGGAGTGGAAAAATTTGTCCTCCTATAATTTTATCCATTAACTTCAAATCTTTGATTATCGCAAAAACTTTTCTAATTGGTTGATAAATGTTGTCTTTACGAATTTCTTTATTTACCCCCTGTAAAAAATTTAATAAAATGTATTGTTTATGTTCGGCATCTATTGGGGACTTTAGAAACCAGGTAGTATCTATATTTTCCATGACCTTGGTTTAAATTTTTAAATTCTGTTTATATATTCTTGTGGACTATCAGAAAAGAAAAAAAGGATTGACGATATATAGACAAACAAATTTCAAGGCATGAGAATTCAAGATTTTGGTTCATATTCTGTACAGAAGAAAAAAAATTTCACTTCAGAGTATACATTTACCTGCCCCTTGGATTATTTGGACGTCAAGCTAACAAACAGACCTCCTGAATTGTCAGATGTGGATGATTTGAAGTGCGAAATAGAATACGAAATTTCAATAGAAAGAAAAAAAGAAGGAGTTCAAGATATTTCATTTAAGATAAATCAAATTGAGTTGGAGTTAAAAGTAGACGACCATCCAGACGATCCCAAAGAATTCGAATTTGAAATTGTACCTGGTGAAAATATAGATCCAAATTTGGTTGTGGTTAGAAAGGGAGAATCTTTAATCCCTACAAGTCCTACTTTTTTACATATAGACATGAAGAAGTCTGCTAAAGTTGCCGACTTCAAGATTACAGTTTTATTTGGTAAGAATGAATAAGAATACAATTCCTAGTTTTTCAGATTTTACAAATCTAAACGAATCAGAATCAACATCCAAGAAAAACCTGGGTATTATAGGTCCTTTGGCAAACTGGTCTCTTAAACTTCAGGTTTATCCAGAGCCCAATCGGGGCATGATTGGGTATGCTATAGATGAAAATTGGGTTGAAATATTTCATGAAAATAAAAAAGTCAGATTTCCAAAATCTTGCTGTGAAATGAAATCTAATCCGAACTCTGCAGTTATCCACATTAAACCCCATACTAAGTGGTTTTCGAAATTGAAAAATAGAGAAGAAATGGAAGAATTCGTTGATAATTTCATAGAATCCCATGCCATAAAAAAAGAAAAAGATTCAGAAAGAATTGCAGAAAGCACTCAAATACTGTTGGATTTGTTTGGAATACATTCGGATGTTCAAAATACCAAAACTAGGTTTCCCGGCCTTTACGAGTTAACATTGGATAATGGGATGCAAATCGAAATGCAAAAAACAGAAGAATCTGAACTTTTTTCTGACTTCAAAATTTACAAATCATCAGATGCTAAATTTCCGGATGTTAGAATTAAAAGAAAAAATGACAAGTACCAGATGGAATTCAGAGGTCCCGCCGGGAAATTTTATGAATCTGAAGAATCTTTAACCGACCTGTTAGAAAACAGGGTTTGTACTTATCTGACCAAATGCGTTTTGGAAATGGATTGTCTAACAGAAGAATCTTATTTAATTGAACAATTGAAAAAGACATTATCAGAGAAAATAGATCCGAAAAATGTCGAAAAACTAGAAAAAAGAAAAAGCGATATTCAAAATTTGAGAGGAATTCTAACCAATTCAATCGAAAACTCAAAGTTGGAAGAAATTCTCCAAAGCGAATAAGTTCTACGAAAGGAACTTTCTTTTCATTTTTCATATAAAATCCAATCAAGTTGTGAATCCTTTTGTGTTGTATATTTTTAAAGTCAAAGTTTTGAATTTTTAAACATGAAATGGCTAAAGCAGTTTTTTAATAAATCGAAAAAAATGAATTGGAAAGAAAAAAGCTTAGAGGAGATCCAGGAATTCTTTCAAACTAAAGATTTTCAATGGTTGAAAGGTGACCAGATGGGAAACATAGAAAAATTTAAAGCAATTGAAAAAGATGAATCTACTGGATTTACTTTCATTTGTTTCCGTTCTGGAGGAAGAATGAACGTAGATTTAGTACAAGAATATATGGATGTTTTTCCCTCCCAAAACATTGACTTTGCTTCATTGGCCTCTGCTTCTCCGCCCCAGCAACCCACTGGAGAAAAATCAACGGCAGTTAAAAGTAAAACCAATACAGTTTCTTCGATACAACTTTCAGAGTCTCCGATATATAGTTTGTTGAAGAAACAAAAAAACAATTGGGTTAACGTGAATATTACCTTGAAATTGAATCTTCCTTCGAAGAATTTGTATGGTGTGCTTACTTCTTCTTTCGAAGATGCCGACACTGAAATCATCAATTTTGTGACTGAAGGCGTAGATATTGATGACATCAAAGCTGCTTTAGGTGAATCAATACTGTCGTACTATGACAAGAAAAAAAACCTAGTTTCTTCTGATAAATTTTTAGACCAAATTGAAGATGGAAAGTAATTTACTTTTTGAAAACAAACTCTTCCGCGTGGAAGAAAGAAACGGTTTTACTGGGATGGTACCTCTTTTCACTAATGTTATGATTATGCCATTTATTTCAGATGAACAAGGTTTACCCCTTTCCATTGGCGTTCTAAAAGAACCAAATCCTTTTAGAGATGGTGGCATGTCTATTTCTTTAATTACTGGCACTACCGAAGAAGAAGATCCAGATCTACTTTCGACCGCCAAGAGAGAACTCAAAGAAGAAAGTGGCTATGATGTACAAGACAATAAAAGGTGGTTTTATTTAGGATCTGTTACTGCTTCCAAATTTGTCGACCATGAACAGCCTTGTTTTGCAGTAGACGTTACAGATGTTGTAAAGGGAGAGCCAAATCCAGATAACAACGAGAAGGAAAACTCGATGGAATTCAAATTTATTTCCGCAAACGATGTTGTCAAACATAAAGATATTTTTATACCTGGACTTTTTCTGAAGTTGTTTAAATTCGTCTTGGGATTCGATGTGCAAAACAAACAAGAGGGTTTGGAAAAAAGCAAAGGTTTTAAATTTTCAATTTAAATTTTATGAGTCAAGCTAGAAAAGCCAGAAGGGCAATTGCAAAATCTTTAGGGTATCTTAAAAAAGATGAATCCGTGTTATCTTTTAGAGAAAGAGTCAGGAGAGCACATCAGATGGGTAAACAATTTCACACCATCCATCTCCAAAATATTATGAATCAAGAAATTCAGGCAGGTAGAATTTTAACTAATCAAAACTTGGAAAATTTGGCAATTGAAAAAAACAATAACGAAGAGAATTTTGGAACTAATTTGAATTCGTTTAATTTTTTAAGCGAATTCAAACCCGAAGGATCACCAGAGATAGAGATCCAGGATAACCCAAAATAGTATGATTGATTGTTTGGCTGGATTTAAATTTTTTCTGACCGAATGCTCTGCCAAAGAGACCAAAAAGAAATTCTTTGGTTATTCAGACTTCTATCTTATAGATATTGGGAAGGTTATCCGCGAACTGGGATATAATAATCAAAATTTAACCCAAGAGTCTGAATTCATCATAAATTACACTGTTCGTAGGAAAATAGACCAGGGGATATATAATACAAAGAATAACACCATTTTGATCGTCCACAAAAATATCTCTCCAGATTTTATTGAAAATCTGACTTGTTTTTTGAAAGAATACGGAGATAATTTTCAGTTTGAGATAGAAATGGTTTAAAAATTTGTATGAGATAAATGCCAAACAACAGTTCTTTTCAAGGAACAAACATTCCCACCTCAGGTAATACATTTTCTCTTGCAGATCAGAATTTAAATCCTTTGTTAAAGGATTATTGGTTTGGGTCAAGAGAAGCTTCTCAACAAGAGATTTCGAATGACATCGTTTCTAGATTTTCTAATCTAGGGTCGGTAAATCCCAACAAAGGGCCCACTGCCAGATCTCTTTTTTATAATGCTGCTAATTTATATGGAGATGATGCCAAATTTGGACAATTTCTTTTTTATTCCTTTTCAAACAATTCAAATACTTTCCGTCAAGAATATTACCAATCTGAACAAACTCAGTTCAACGCCGCAATTTCTTCGGTAGCATCAAAAAATCCATCCGCCGGAGCTTTGGTCAGAGCCAGCAATGAAACCATGGCCTCTACCCAGCCAGGTCAGATGGGAAACACAACCAACACCGGTAACAATACGATTGGCAATCCAGGTAAAATTATTGGTGGAGCATCTGCTCCTTATTATTGGAGAGACTTTTTGTATTGTAAATATTATGGAACAATTCCTAATAATTACATGATTACCCTGCGCAGATTCCCTGCTCCCATGAGGGATAATTTATCTCTTCCCCCCCAACTTAATCAATCTGATGCTTTCAAAAAAGAGGGGGCTGGACGGCCGGTCGCTCAAGCAGTCACCTGGTGGGGTGGACAGACCGGAAACACTTTAAATGACATTTTGTCTTTTTCGACTGGTTTGAAATTTGACCCTAAAACTCAAGCAGAAATAGCTAAAGTTGAAGGTTTTGACCAAGGTTTTTTTAAATCAGTTTTGGGTAGAGCTTTGGGAACATCGGCTAATATTTTAGGAGGTGGTGCTTTATTTGGAGCCCTGGGCGACGTAGCTTCGGTGCTCATTTCTTCTACGGATTCTGGAAGGGGCGGAATAACAATTCCAAAAATTAATAATGCTCTGAGGGATAAAATGCAAAATTCCAACAATGGTCCTTTATCAGATTTTATTTTTAATGCGGTAGATACGGTGGATAAAACTTTGATGAGAGGCAGGGGTTTGACTTATGAAGCAGGACCCATTATACTCAAATTTCACTATGAGCTAACCTCCGTTGGAGAGGTAAATACCAAGGCTGCTTTGGTGGATATTATTGGAAATCTCCTAGGTCTGGGAACTAACTATGGAAATTTTTTAACTCCCGATGTTAGATATGACAACGGATTCCCTCCCATAGGCTTTCCTGGGGGAGATAAAGGTTTGATGTCGTTTTATTCCGATCCTATCGGATGGGTCAAAACCACAATTAAATATTTGGCCGATCCCGATGGAACCACCAATGATGATCCACAGGCTCAACAACTGAAAAAATTCACCAGCGACATTCAAAAATCTACAGCCCAAATCCAAACTATGTTAGCCCAGATTGAAGCAGGAGGAGGTGGAGCTCAGGCATTGGCGAAAGCGGTTGATGGACCTTTGGGTAACATTTTGGCCTATTCTTTGGCGGATGATCTAATTGAAAAATTCCAGGCGCCCTTATCCCTTAAAACTGGAGCACCTGTGGGGGAATGGCATCTGGTGGTGGGAAACCCCATGAATCCTATCGCAATGATTGGAAATTTGGCCTGCACAAATTTGAACATTGATTTTGGTGAAGTGTTAGGTCCTGACGATTTTCCCACCGAAATTATAGCCACATTTACTCTGGAGCACGGCAGAGATCGTGAAAGAGGAGAAATTGAATCGATGTTTAATCGAGGTGATGGTAGATTGTACCAATCCACTTTGCCTACTTACTCTAACACACAGTCTCTATACAGCCAGGCTTTAACGGATGGCCAATCTATCCCGGTTGATCCCAATGATTCTACTTTGGCTAATCCTTATTTATTTATCTCTAATTATGATTTCACCCCTGGAGCAATTCAAAACAACGTGATTAGCCCCACCAATCCTACTCCATAAACTCATGTTAAATATAGATACTTTATTTAGAAATAAAACCATCTTTAATCCTAACCGAGATTTACAAAGTAACGGCATCGGTATTTGGGATCTAACCGCAGGTTCCATGGATTTTAGAAACATCAACCTGAAGATCAATCGTTATTTTTTGGTTCGGGAGGAATTTCAGATGAGACCAGATCAGCTGGCTTTTCAGGCCTTCGGTGACATTTCTTTAACTGGATCTCTGATGAAAATTAATGGGATCTCAAATCCTTTCGCCTTAAAGGAAGGTAATTTGATTGTGGTGGCCAAAAAAGAAAGAATAGATGCTGCCTTCACTCTTAAACAGGCAACTTTACTCCAGTCTAACACAACCCAGAATCCAAACCAACAATTCAGAAATATACAAGAACAAAAGAAATTTCAAATCTCTAACTCCAGACAGAAATTTTTAGAACAGAGGGCAAAAGCAAAAAACGCACCCGAGCAGATTTTACCACCAAACTTTACCCAGCCCGGAGAAAGACAAACTGTTAGAACTAACGTGGTTATTGGCTTGGCACCAGACGTCAGCAATGCACCAGCCAATCCGGCCGGCAATCTGAATTCTACACCGAATTAAAGATGGCAGCAGATCAAATCATCATCAACAATCTGGCTCGAACCAGTATTCAGTTAGATCAGCTGGTAGTTCCCAACAGAACTGGGGGAGAAAATCAGGGTTTAGATGATGCCTTGATGGATGCCGATGATAAATCTTTTGGCGGATATAGACCAGTAGTTTTCATCAACGGGTATTTTGTAGACAAATATCTTTCCCATTTGGAATTGGATATGACCGGATTTTTACCCGAAATTAGATTTCAATTCTCGATGGATAATCCCATGTTTTTAAACATAAATTATCCTAAAGATGGAGATATAGTTTCTGTTTATTTCCGAAGTTGGGTTTCTGTTTATCGTCCTCTCAGGATGGACTTTAACATTTTAACTGTCAAATCCGGCGTTTCTGAAAACCCGGAAGGGACAAATATTACTTTCAATATTCTCGGTGAATGCCGAATCCCTGCCCTGTATAACGAGGTTTCAAAGGCTTTTAGAAATTCCACTTCTTATGATGTTCTATTTCAGGTTTCTCAGGATCTTGATTTGGGATTTTCTGCCAATGAAACAGAAGTTGTGGATACCATGACTTGGATTTGTCCCAACATGTCTTACTATGATTTCATCAGAGAGGTTGTGTCTAGATCCTATAAAGATGACCGCAGTTTTTTCACGGCTTTTATTGATTGCTATTACAATCTAAACTTTGTCAATCTCAACAATCAAATTACCACCTCTGATGTGATTCAAGAGTGTCGAGTTGTAAGAGGTTCTGCAACAGGCACAGCGGATGATACCGCCTTTGCTAAAACGGAGTTATCTGAGCAATTAATTCCCTTGGTTTTGACCAATGAAAAAGGAAACGCAGATTTACCCACATATATTCAAGGTTACACTCTTATTTCAAATGCTGGCAATATCACCAACCATCAAGGCTATATCCACGAAGTTCAATTTTGGGACGAAGGTCTGATCACAGAAAATGAAATAGAAAAATACATCAGATACACAGTTGAAACCATCACAACAGAGAATATAGGAGAAAACATGATTTTACAAAGGGGAAGAGCAAAAGAAAAAATATATCAAAGAGAATACAGGAAAAATTGGTATGGAATTCTCAATAATTTTCAAGATGGCGGGGTGCATGAAAATTTCATCCAGGCCCTAGTGCAAAATGAAATTAACAATGACGACATAAGGAAATTCACCTTGAAGGTTGAAACAGCTTCTTATTATGGGGGCATATACCGAGGAATGGCAATTCCAGTCTTCATCTATGTGAATGATCAAGGTAAAAGAAAAGAGAACACCGGTGCGAATAACAACCAAAACCCAGAGCAAGACATAAACCCGGTTATGGATAGATTTCTGTCTGGTGTTTACATCGTCATGGGAATGAAGGTAAATTATGATTCTTTCCGGGGTATTTACATGCAGTTGGATTTGTGTAAGAGAGAATGGATTTTGAATAGTGCTGGGGAATTCCCTAAGGCATTCCCGATCAATTTAATTACAGGATAAATAAGAACATGGGAATTCAGGCCACAGACAGAAATAGAAATTTGTTTTTGAAAGGATTTAGACTTTCAGATCAAGGAAAAAATGAGGATCCCACATATTTGGGTTTCAAGTTTGTCTTTGATTTTGGTACCTTACCTGTAAATCCTGAATATGGTTGGGCTCCGAGTCCATTGCTGCGAATCGCCAATTATACCGCCGGCAATGGAGCAGGGATGGCCTCAGGACTTGAAAACCCTTTTGGACAACCTGCTTACAATTTAGGTGGACCTATTTATTATTCCACTTACAATTATTTGTTACAAAGAGAAGGAGCTTTTGGATCAGAATCCGATAGCATCAAAAGAGCCAATGCTCTGCGACAATTTCAGGTTTTATTGAACAATATCAATAATAATTCTCCTTGGTTTTTCCAATCCATTGAAGGATTAGATAAATTAGATAAAATTACCAGAACTGGTTTCCAAGATGAAGCGGGTTTTGATGGATTCAATCCTCAAAAAACAGACGGTAAAACTTTAACAATTGGTTGCTTAGAATCCTTGAATTTGAGGATTTCTGCCTTGGCCGATTTATACGAAACTGCTATGTTCGATGCCGATAACATGAGATGGCTAGTGCCCAGAAATTTGAGAAAATTCACGATGTATATTTTCGTGACGGAAATTAGGAATTTCTTTAAAACCTCTAGACTAACTGGTGCGTCAACTGTTTTGGCTTCTTTAGATAATTTATCTAATGTTTTAACCACCAATCGCAATCCTGGTTCTAATATTCAAAATCTGGGAATAGAGGACCCCATCGAAAATGTGTCCGGAAATCCAGGCAACTCTTTTACCAGTTTTGTGTCGAATGTGTTTGGTCAATCTGGTTTACAAAATGATGTGCAGGCTTTCCGCAACCAACAAGATCAAAGTGGCATCAAACCCGTTTTTATTTATGAGTGTCACCAGTGTGAATTTGATTTTAGCACCAGCACTCCTCTAGCTTCGACAATTGATATGGGTAGCTCCTCGGCAGATTCACTCATGGCCAAGCAAAGTTTTAAGATTCACGTGGGCAAGGTCAGAATGAAAAATCAATATCCCAACATTCGAAACGATAAAAACCCCTTGATTCTAGCAGATGGTGCATACCAATCAAGATCCTCTGTACAAACTGCTGCTTTAACTTTGGAAACCATCGCCAGCCAAGCTAATGAATTGATCACCAATTTTACTTCTGCTGCTGTCAACGATTTGGTTAATGAAGGGGTCAACCAATTTGTCAATCCCGCTTTGTCTGGGTTAAACCAATCCCTCCTAGGCAACATTTATTCGTTCAATCCATCTCAAATTGGAAGAATGGTTACTCCAGGTGGATTCAACTTCAACGATGCTCAAAATTTCCTCAATGGAGCAGCGTCAACTGGGATAGATAACATTTTTAAGGGCAATTTACCCAACCCGCAAAAGGTGGGATTGGGAGGTCCACCAGAAAGAGCCTACCCCCCAATTTCTCCTCCGGAAGACGTGTATCCCAGAGTTCCTGGTACTGATTTAGGAGCTCCAGGTAGAGTTTATCCACCCCCTACTGGAGACGTGTATGATTCTGTACCTGGCCAGGATTTAGGACCACCTGATAGAGTTTATCCCGTTCCTACAGGAGATGTTTATGATACGGTGCCTGGACTCGATTTAGGACCACCAGATCGGGTTTATCCACGACCTGTTGGGGATGTTTACCCGGATGTACCAGGGACAGATCTGGGAGTTCCTGATCGAGTTTATCCAAATCCAGTGGGAGATGTTTATGACCAAGTTCCTGGTTCAGATCTCGGTGTTCCTGATCGAGTGTATCCAGTTACAAGTGGGGATGTATACGAGGATGTACCTGGGCCAGATCTAGGAGTTCCCGATCGAGTTTATCCTATTCCCGGAGGAGATGTTTATACGGATGTTTCAGGTAGAGATTTGGGTGTACCTGATAGGGTTTATCCCACTGATCCCATAGGGGACATTTATTCTGGTGTACCTGGACCGGATTTGGGAGTTCCTGATCGGGTTTATCCCATCACTCGAGGAGATGTTTATACAGAAAACAACTTTACGGACTCTTTGCCACGTGAACAAGTTTACGCTCCTAGCACTTTTGCAAATATAGCAGGAGAGCTTAGAGCCAGAGAAAATTCTTTTACTGAACCCCCTGGATCTGTGTATGAGATTCCGAGGGCAAGGCCTATTCAAGGTGGACTGGGTGATGTTTATCCTCCCACAGTAGGAGATTTTATTTTAGAGCCTCCTTTGAATTTAGGAAACATGAAACCTTCTACTAAATTCAACCCTAGTTTAGGTACTTTTAATCCCACCGAAGAAATAGAAGACGAACAGTAATGCCAAGCCCCCGTTTTTATTTAGGACAGGTTGTAGATATCAACGATCCCAGAAAATCTGGCCGAGCTAGAATCAGAGTTTTTGGATTGTTTGATGGTTTGGAGGACCAGGACATTCCGTGGGCTAGTCAAATCAGCGGATTATCTTTTGGGAAAGGCGGAGCTGGTACCATCTCTATCCCTAAATTAGGAGCGGTTGTTGTTGTCCAGTTCGATGGACAGAATTATTACAAGATGAACTATTATGGAGAGAAGGACTATGCCCAGGACATGTTAGCCGAGATTGCTGACTCCTATGAAGGAGCCCAAGTTCTCGTGTATGACACAGAGGCTGAGCCTGGACCTTTAACATTATTTTACACTAAAAAAAAGGGAGCTGTTTTTTCTCTGGGAAATGCTAAAATTCAATTGGATACTCAAGATGGTGGTCAGCTGAGAATCGTAATTGAAATGGGGCAAGACCAAATTCGGATGGAAAATAACAAAGTGATTATTAACTCTAATAATATAGAACTGGGCGAAGCTGCCATCGAGGCAGTGATTAAAGGGAATACCTTTCAAACTTATTTTAATTCACACACCCATGTTGGTAATCTGGGTGCTCCCACTTCTCCTCCCGTGGTTCCTTCTACTCCTGACCATCTTTCTACGGTGAGTAAAACTAGATAATTATGCTAATTCCAAAATGTTTAACAGACCAGCAAATTTCCAATTTTGTAGACAGGGTCAATGAAACGGCTGATGAAATCATAGTAGACAGCAAATTCGAAATACCCAGACCCGAATTACCTGGGCTAGGTTTATTGGTGAAGCTCCAAATTAGAATTTTTGAAAAATCAATCCTCAGCAATCTAGCCCCTATTTTAATAGGTAAACAAATTTTAGAAGAAGCTTTCAAACGATTGAATGTTCTAGGTTACATTAGAGAAAGATTAAATGAATTAAGAACCTTTTTTTCGAATCCAATCCAGTTTCTTTTGGACCAAGGAGTGAATAACCCATTAGCCGAAGATTTTCCTTTCCCTGTTGCTTTGCTCTTTGGCAACAGGTCTTCCGGAGGAAATACACAAACATTGTTAAGAGAAATTGAGACTGTCCCTACCGAAATAACTTCTTCTGATCTTCTTTTCAATTACAAAATTGAATTTAATTCCATCTTAGATCCAGAATCCGGGATCATCACAACTCCCAACGATTCTCTGGAAACTTTAAGACAAATGAAAATTAACTTCGTCAGTGAAAATGGTGAAACTGATTCTCCATTGGTTTTTCTCAAACCTGGAGATTATTTTTCGTTAGATTTCGAAAATTTTACCAACACATTCAGAGTTTCCTCTGTTGATTTGGGAACAAACTTTGTTTCACTTTTTTTTCAATTGGAGGCAAGTTCTTCCCAAAGTCTTGGAACACAAGAAGAAAAAGTTTTTGTGCCCGGATTTTCAAATGCTTCCTTGAGACTATCAAGAAAAATAAACTTAAGACAATTTCTTACTCCCGATGGTTTTTTAAGAATCCCATTTTCTGCTTTGGGTATCAATCTCCCGTTAATAGATAGAATTTCTTTAGAACTTGGAAATTTTGATCGACTTTCGGAAAACAATCCAACTTATAAATTTATTAAAGACCTTGAGGCCAGGACCAATTTGGATTTCTCCAAAGTCTTAGGGGATATGATCGATGGAATTTTCCCGGTAATTGATTGGGAAGAAATTCAAAAAGATCCTACATTAAGAAATGCCCAAGAAGTAGCCAAATTAGAATTATTGAATTTGGCTCGTTTTCTTCAAATTGGAACTGAAAATCCCTTTTTTCTAATTAAAATTATTTTGAATTATTTGAAATTGTTGCTGTTGCCTATTTCTGTTTTCATCTCCGTTATTCAAACAGTGGCTTCACAAATTTCCAACCCAATTTCTTTAATTAAAACTGTTTTCAAAATTATATCAAATCCAATAAGGTTTTTATGTGATATAATTTCTGATGCTTTTTTAAAATTTCTTCGTCCCTATTTAGAACCTCCGCTAATACCTTTGATCCCGTGGAATGAACTTGTACAAGATCCAAATGATCGAGGTAGAGGACTCAAGCCTTTATTTTCTGATCTTATTTGTGGGTCTTTTGATAGAAAATTAAACTCATATAAACCAGATGCAAATTTCTTTGTTCGGGAGTCATCTAAGTTACAAACTTTACCTGGAGAAAGTCCAATCGTGCAATTGAGTTATAATTTAACCCAAAATCCTATCCCAGAGTTGGGAGAGGTTAGTTTACAATCCCAAATTCTGAACCAAAATAGTTCTATGAGATTTAGCACAATCACAGATACGGTAGAAAATGGTTTGGCTTATTTGGCTTCTCTTAAAGTAGGGGACACGTTTTATTTGAGTTCAAATGGACAATTTCAAAATTTTAGAGTTACTGCCAAAAACTTATTGGAATTTAATCAGCAATCATATTTCGATTTCCTTGTGCAGCCTGTGGATGTGGTTGAAGTTTATGGAAATTCAGAAAATCAACAACTTCAATCTGCCTATAATGGGATAGTTTCTGACCAATTTAAAGCCTCTATTAGTGTGAATAATCCCAATAAAACTTTTCTGTTTATTTTGGAGAGATACTTACCCCTTAAAGCTATTGCAGCCTGGGAAAGTATCAAAGGATTATTCTCGATCACTGTTGCTTTGGCTGCTCAAATTCCCCGTTTAATCCCATTGTGTTTTACCTGTATTTTCTCTCAAAATAAACCAAATCAAAATCCTATTTCTCAAACACAAGAGGCTTCCGGAGATTTACTCCAAGGTTTGATTTCTTCGTTAGGCATTGAAACCGATCCAAATAGGAACAACTTTGGGGAATATAAATCGGGAGAGGCTAGAGAGATTTCTCAAGAATTTTTTAGAGACATTTTATTGAGAGAGATTTATCCAGGGCAGCCGGGGGGTTCCGAAAATGCACCTAATACGGAAGGAGGGATTCAAGAAGTCCTTCTGGATCTTCAAAAAATAAGACAAGAGGAGGGAAAGCCTATTTCTGTTTTCAGAAGAAATTTACCAGCGGAATTTCAATCTAACTTCCGTTGGGATTCTTTAACTTTAAATCAAATCGGGGAGAATCTGAAAGTTCTTTCCAGAGTAGCATACGAACTTTCTTTTAGAGCAACTGACAGAAGCCAAAGTGATTTGGTTGATAAATCGATTCCTATCACAGTATGGGCTTTGAACGAAAATGGAGAAGGTGAGTTCAAGTTAATCAACAACGGTCAACTATTTCAATCTTTTCTGGATTATTCTTTTTTCAGAAATTATGATCCTGAAATACCCACAACTGAAAATAGGTTTGAAGCAAGATTTGTGAGGTATTATGTTCAATACAATTTTAGGTTCGCCAAAGATATTTTATTACCTGCTCTTCAAAATTAAGATTTCGTTTTTAGTTTAGGTTTTGAAAAGATATATAGATTGTCTTTTTAAACCTAAAAAAATGAAATCAAAAAAAATTTCTATCGAAACCACAGGTTTCAACTGGGATATTCCCAACAATTTCACGGTTAATTCTAAATTCAAAACCGCAGAAAAAACCAAAGTTTATTGTCACGAGAGTTACGCTTTGGAATTGTACAATCTCATGGTAAGCAACATGATGGGGTTGAATGTCTCTAAAGATTTAACACCAGGTGTTTCTTACTCTTGTGTCATCTCCGCTTCGGATGCAACACACGCATTGGCACAAACTTCATCCGGCCAAACCATCTACATCGACCTTAAAAAAGAAAAAAAGGATGCTGATAGATTAGGCCTGGGGGAGGTAATCAATTTCGAAGTCGGCAACGAGGTTTCCGCTGTTGTGAGACAAATCTCTGGTACCTATTACGGTTCGGTCGTTGAAAGTTACACTCAAAATTTGAAAACCGAATTCTTTGATCAAATCAAAAAGGAAACTCTGGCTTACGAAGCTAGAGTGGAGTCTATCAATAAAGGAGGATACATTGTGGATGTTCATGGAATCAAATGTTTCTTACCTGGATCCTTAGCTGCTGCTAATAAGATTACTGACTTTGACGCTTATATTGGCAAAAAGTTTTATGTTATGATTGATGGTTACGTGGCAGCAAAAGACATTTTTGTTGTTTCCTACAAAAAGTATTTACAAAGAATCATGGATCATAAAATCCAAGAACTAGATTTGAGTAAAAAATACAAAGGACATGTAACAGGTACTTCTGCTTTTGGTGTTTTTGTCGAATGGGAAGAAATTTTCACTGGATTAATTCATAAAACTGAATTCGAAAATCAAGTTATAACTGGTTTTAATCCTGGAGATGAAATTGAATTTTACATCAAAGAAATTAAAGACGACAATAGATTGACTTTGACCTTTGGAGAACCTTTAGAAAAAAATAAGTGGTTGTTCGAATTGAAGAAAAGTGTAGAAGAAGGCACAATCGAACCCATGGAAGCTATTGTTAAGCACAAAAGAAAAAATGGAGCCTTGATTGAAATTGGGGACTCTGGCCAACTAGCACTAGTTCCACAGGAAAAATTGGGCAAAAATTCAAAAAATCTTCAAGCTGGTGACACCATTAGAGTTCAGGTTTATCAGGTAGATGCCTTAGCAGGAAAAATATTCGCTCGACAAGTTTAATGAACTCACATTTTGACAAATACCAGGCTCTCTCTTCTGCCATTCTCGGATTTGAATTTGAATTCTTTTCCGAGATGGTTAGAGGCCGAATTGTCGAGTCTTTGTCTAAATTATTGAACAAAAAAGTCGTTTTATCTGACAAGTACCACTCCAAAATTCCAGTCAGCGCCAATAGCTTCAAGTTGGAACCCGATTATTCAGGAGGCAGTAAAATGAACGAACTCGTCACAGGTCCTATGCCTTATGGGGAAGCTATGCCTGTGTTAATTAAGATTTTGAAATGGATTGAGTCCAACGGTTGGACCAACGATCATTGTGCATTTCAATTTTCAATTTCATTTGATCCCACTAATCGGGAATTGGAAAAAATGGAAAGATTAGACCGCCTGAAGTTTATCTTGGGTATTGACGAGGGAATTGTGTATTCTTCTTTTGGAAATCGAACCAACAATGTGTATGCTAAATCTCTAAAAAAGATTGTTCCAGCCAATAAATTTTCTATTTTAGAAAATATCACCAGCATAGATCCCAAACTTTTCAAATTGCCAGGCGAGAAATATTATGGAGCCAATTTCACCAAATTGCAAGACGGATATGTTGAAATACGCTATCTTGGAGGCAAGGATTACCAAAAGAAAATTGGACCTATTTTAGAAGTCACAGATTACGTTACACTGTTGTTACATGACATTTTATCCGGTAAAAAAGGATATGGTCAAGGTGATGTGGAAAAGTTACAGGAGATGATGAGACAGCACACAAAAGTGGTCAGAAGCTTCTCAAATCCAGATTCTTTCTTTGTAAATTATCCAGATTTCCACGTGTTGGTCGATTTGAAGGGTTACGAAGAAAACATCAAAACTTATTGGTCACACATCAGAGAAAAAATTTTCGACCTTATTGTGGAAGGTGGAATAAACTCTTGTTTCTTCAATTATGATACCTCGATTGGGCGGTTCCAGATCAAGGATGCTAAAAGTAAAAATGGTCTGATTCTGAAAGACATTGATATTTTCGATAGCGTAGTAAAAAATGGAAAATTATCAAATTGTAATTTATACGGAACTCAGGTTAAAAATTCAGAGTTGTATGATTGCAAACTTGTTTTTGGTAACAAACTTTTCGAAAGCAAATTTCAAAATTCAATTGCAGACTATGGTAACCTATTGGAGAATTGTTATATAGATTGTCCTCAACAAATGGTAGACTGTGAAGTTAAAGGCGGAGTGTTAAGGAAAGCAGATTTGGGTAGAAATTCGCTCATTTCAGAACAAACTGAAAAGGTGAAAGATTTCAATGAAATCAGAACAAGTCGTTTTATTTCCGATTCTAGATTGAAAAATTTGAACAACCCAATCACCAAGATTAAATTCAAAAATATCAACTACTAATATGACTTTAGAAGAATTGATTCAGGAAATTAAGGATGATCTTTCAGCTAGTTGCGCTTTGCCTTATAATCTCAACGACCAAGAGATCAAAAGAATTATCAATCGTGCTAAGGCCTGGATGTATGACAACTATCAGTATGCAGTCGAAAAAAGGTACTTTGTCCTGGGGGGTGCTTTCTTCCAAACCCCTCAATTTAGAAACACCAGACAGGTTCAACTCCCAGATAAGATTGTCACAGTTTTCGATGTGAGAGAAACCAACGGGAATGGAATTTCTGGCAACCCAGACAAAGATTTCGGAGATTCAAAGTTGATTGGTTCCGAACTCCTGCTTTCTCCTTTTACTGGGGACAATCTGGTTTATAGAACTGTAATGTATTCTTATTTTGATTTGGCTAAGGCTTATCTTCTGCCAACTTACGCTTTCAGTTGGAATAAAAACACCAAAAAATTAACCATTCTGGGTAGAGATCCAACTCCCCCCATTAGGTCGTCTTCTCCCCAAAGTAACGCTGGCGGTTACAATTTGACACAGTCTGTAGTTGTCAGTTGCTACGTGGCAATCGAGGATTATGAATTATACAATGATGAACTTTTTATTCGATATTGTTTTGCTAAAGCCAAACAATCTTTAGTAAAAGTATTGAGTGCGTTCGATTATAACCTACCCGGAGGCGTAAGAGTGAACACTTCCACTTTGTCACAAGAAGCTTCTACCGAATTACAGGAGGTGATGGCTATGATTAATGGCGAAAACACGCCATCTTATTTTTTGCAGTGGTCGTGAAAAATATACATTTTTCATTCCAGATTTTCCAATTTTTCCTTCTTATTTTACCTGGATATATAATGGGAAAGCAATTTTTCCATGATAGAAATTTACAATCGAGATCCAGGAGATCCTTTTTATAAATCCGATGTTTTAGAAACAACAGATCCGATCGAAATTTGCATCGGTCAACTTAAAATGTTGTTACTAACGATCAAAGGAGAGGTACTTGGAGATCCCTCTTTTGGTTTAAGTTTAGAGGAATTGGTTTTTAGCCAAGAGCTTTCACAAAAAACACTCACTGACGAAATTGCCAGGCAAATCAAAAATTATGTGCCTATTTTCTATCAATTGAATGGCTATTTCAATGTTGAATTTTATGCTGGCACAGAAAGAGATATTGTCTATCTAAATTTCTTTATTCCAAGCTACGGTGGCAAAAGTCCCCTGGTTTCCCTGAAAGTAACTTAAAAGTATGTCAACTAATATTTTCCAGAAAAACAATATCCTGATTAGAGGTCTGTTAAACGACACCTACAATTTTCTTCAGAGAACTTACAATCAAACTCGAAATGTGTTTACTGTTGCCTCTGCCTGGGGTCAAATTCTTTTTGTGTTGGAAAATATTTCTCAGCTGATTTTATACTTTATCGAGGATTCAATCACAGAATTAAACATTTATCAGGCCAGCCGGGACTATTCCATCAAAAGTTTAGCCCGGATTGCTGGTTATGATCCCGCAAGAGGCATGGCTGCTCAAGGAGAAGTTGCTATCACCTGGAATTTGAGAGAATCTGATGTGGCTGGAGGAGCAGTGATTTTGTCTGGCAGACCTAAAATACAATGTGAACAAAATGGATTAATTTACACTCTGTTACTGAATGGACCTTCGGTTAAAGTTCCTTTAAATAGAGGGGCTACCTTCAATTTTAAGATTGTACAAGGGGCTTTTCAAACATCTACTTTTACTGGAACTGGAGCAGCTTTACAAAGTTATAATGTCATATCAAAATCTGGAACTTTAATAGACCAATTTTACGTTGATATTTCAGTCAACGATGTGCCATGGAAAAAATATTTTTCTTTGTATGATATTCCTTTGAATGCTAGAGGCTATCTGGTTAAATCCGGGATTTCTGAAGGAATTGATATTTATTTTGGGAATGGAAATTTTGGACAACCCCCATTAAGAGGAAGTATTATCAAAGCTGAATATCTTCAAACAAGCGGATTTAGTGGCAACATTGCCTCTAGAAAAGATTTGCAATTGACCTATCGATTTATGGATACTGGCACAGATCTATTTGGTAAAGAGGTTAATTTAAACACGTATCTTACAATTTTAGGAGTGCTGGATCCATCTTTTGGCAGTGATCCAGAACCCATTGAATTAACTCGTTTGGTCGCACCCAAAACTTCTAGAGCCTTTGTGTTTGCTAACTCGGAGAACTATGAAATTTATTTACAAAGATTTAACATTTTCTCTCAGATCCATGCATTCACCACTTATGGAGATGATTTTTTAGATGATGATAACGTTATTTATCTTTTCCTGGTACCCGATGTATCGATTAATATTTTGAGTGGTCAGGATTATTTTGACGTGCCGGCAGAAAATTTCGTTTTAACCACTGCTCAGAAGCTTTCGATTTTAAATTTATTGGAAGATTCCGGACAAATGATTGCCACAACTGTTGTGAAAATTTTAGATCCGGAAATTCAAAACTTCGTTGGAAATCTAGTTTTGTCTATTTTCGAAGGTTATGACCCAGAAATTATCAAGGACAAAGCTCGTAGTTCTATTGCTGAGTATTTCTTAAATTTGAAAAGAAGAGATAGAATTCCAAAATCGGACATCATTGCTATTGTTGAAGCAATTGAGGGGGTTGATTCCGTTTCTTTTTATTTTGTGGGTCAGACCAACGAAGAATATCACACCGCGGTTGATAAACTACCTAATGTTAGTACGGCTCAATTAAATCGTCAAATTGGTTTAGACGAGTTTGGCGACGTTATAATTAACACAGGAGAATTGGTTTTGATAAGAGGTGGTTGGACGGATAGGTATGGCACGTATTACGAGGTCGGCATTGTACCAGGTAAACCATCCGCTTTGAATATTGTGATTTCTTCAATCAATCCTAGAACCCTCTCAAATCAATTAAGCTTGGAGCAAAGAGCAAAAATCATAGCTCAAAATCAGTAGGCTATGGCACAAGATTTTTCCCCTAATTTTCCTCAAAATACAGTTAATTCTTATACTGTAAGTGGAGTAAAGTTCAAATCCTCAACTCCTGCGTTTGAAACTAATAACGATTTATATTTAACCGTACAACAAGCTGAGCTTAGAGCATATAATTTGGGTTGCACCGGCTATAGAAGCGCTATTACAAATTCTGTGGGTCAAATTCAATATGCACCTTGTTCTTCAATCAGCACTTATCAAATGATAATGAGTCAAATGACACCTGCCAATAGTCCCAGAAGATGGTATACCTTTGACCCCACCGAAAATATAAATGATCTTCAGTCCTCCATCAATAATTTTGGCTACGAGGGATTTGATTATAAAAATCAAATCTTTGAAAGAACAATGTCTAATCTTTTATTTCGGGATCCCACTAAAAATCTAATTTTAGAATATTTTCAAAGAGTTGTGTTTGCTTTAATTGAAAGTGTTAAACAAATTAAAAACTACTTCAATTACACCGTACCTTTTAATAACAGAAAAGTGTTTTAATTTATGACCAGTCAAGATCTTAAGTTTTTTAATAAAAGAGGAGAACCTCTAAATTTTGAGTATGTTGGTCCAACTGCGTCAGGTCCTTTGGCTGCTGTCTTTAATTTTTTATCTGACCCCACAACAAACACGCCGTCCTCAGGGTTTATGTCCTTGCAGGATTTGAATTCCAATTTAGTTTATCTTAGTGTTACCGACCAGAGCGGATTTTCAATTATTCCCTGGTTTAATTCTATTGTTACATCTTTAAGCCAAGGCACCAGGGTGGTGTTAACCTTCACTTATTATCCTGCCCAAACCTTAATGTGTGTGATTTCGTCTGCAAGTTTAAGTGGAGGGGTTATAACTTTGGTTATTTCTCAAGTTATTGGATCTCCTTTTATATCGGGCGGAACTCCAGTTTCTTGTGACACCAAATATGAAAATTTAGCGGGAGGTTATTTTAGAGGAACTGTTTTCTTTGATGAGGTATCTGCAGGTTTATATGAGAATGAACAACTTTTTATCGTTCAACAGTTTAAAGACACATCAACCAATCAAATTTTTATAGGGTTCCCACACACTGGCGCGACCGGATCCGCCAATCCTCCACTTTGGAGGAGCAGATGGGAAAATTCTACTTATGGAGATGTGGATGTATCAAATATAATTTTCACCTACCAGATTGTAGAAAATGATCCAGAATTAAACGGACTGCCTTCGATTTTAAATTTTCAAAATTTATCTTATCCGGTTATTCAAAATCCAAGCGATGTTTATGCCAATGGATATATTCAAACCCCCGAAGCTGGAACTCCCTCTAGAGCGATGCAAATTAACGTTGGGATTAATTCCAACGACGTTGCTTCTAATATTTACGAAAGAAAATTAATTTTAGAAGATATCACTTATGGATTAGAATCTCCTTATAAAATTGCGGAGATTTTATTCTATGGTCAGATCATCGGTGAAGATTCGCGGTTAGATGTTTTAACTCAAAATTTAGGACGTGCTTTTTTCGGTTCAGATTCCGTTATTTTAAAAAATCACGATCCCAACGAAATTCTACCTAACTACGTTGAAATCAACGAAAAAAGAAAAGAACTTATGGTTGCGGGGGAGGATATTTTTCCCTATATAGGCAGCTACAAAGGATTGATCGGAGCGTTAAAATTTTTCGGGTATCAGGATCTCCGAATTAAAGAGTATTGGTTAAATTTAAATTTCGATAGGGTAAAATTACAACCTTTACAACAAAACCAAGAATTTCTGGACAATTATGGTAACACTTTATTTCCTAATCAACAATCTTTAATTGCAGATGTTTTAGACAACCCTAATTCTGGAAAATATCGATTGGTGCAAACCTATGGTCCCAACGAGGAAGGTGAATATGTGTTGGATGTTTCCGGAGAACAGACTTTAGTACCCAGTCGAACCTACAAGAAAACTGCTTTATTTGGATTGTATTATGATATTATCAGAGCTAATGATGAGTTGGACCCCTATGGATATCCTATCACACAAGAAACTTTCGCTTTTACCCAAGAAGAAGTTCTCCTGAAACTATTTGCTTTAAAAGAAAGACTGAAGCAATCTTATCTTCCTTTAAATGCTAGAATCGTAGACATCACTGGGGAAGGTATTTATTTTAACGTTTACAATACGAAAGAATGGACAGATTTTCTGGATCGCAGCGATATAGAATCTGGGAACAATGTTGATTTTATTTCAAATCCGGATTTTGGATTTATTGAGGATCTAAGAGCATTTGGTATTAGGCAAGATCCCTACAGTATTCAGGCTCCCATGAATTATAACGATGTTATAGAAATTGATGTGACCGTGGCAGGCCCCTCCGGCAACGTTTTTCGTTTTGCTGGAGCTTCTGGGACTCCAACTTTTTTATTTGGTGCAACTGGGGATAATCCAACTTTCAATTTAAACTTGGGTAAAACTTACAATTTTAATTTGTTAACACCGGGTTATGATTTTTACCTAACAACCCAATCAAATTTAACCCAGATAGATCCTTTGGGTGTTCAAAACAATGGTGCTTCTGGGGGTACGGTTGTTTTAAATGTTAATCCACAAGAACAAAGTAATTTATATTATTATTCATCGGTTAACACAAATTCTTTGAATGGACAAATAACTCTCTCCCCTAGTTCTATTTCCGATTTTGGTAATTTAGTCCCACCTCTATTTAACAATCAAAAGTACACGGGAGAACAAAATTTGTCGATGCAAACCGCAATTTCAAACTTCTACTACTTCAAAGAGAATGGATTGCTTAAATTTTTAGGCGACTCAGCGCAGGATCCGATTCAATTTATAGATCCTTCAACAGGTGAGACGTATGCCAATCCAATTGGTATGCCTTTAATTTTAGAATTTTTAGTGGATCGCTGGATTTGGGATGAAATGGGCCAATCCTGGGATTCTATGTCACTGCCTACTTTTACCTCCCAACCCACCGCTTTAACTTGGGACACAATTGATTTTTCAGCTTATAATGAAATCGAGTGGATCATAGAAAAATCACAAAATCAAGTTGGATCTGGTTACTATTATTCTTTCCGAGGGAACGTGCTAGATTATTATAAACTTGCTCATTTTTTACCATTTACTGGTCAATATAATGTTACTTGTTTAGTGTACGACTCCTTTAATTTTGTGAACCGCAAAATTAAGAAAACAGCTGTTACAGTTTCACCAAAAGAAATTACTTTGGATGCATGGACTCGTTATAGAGAAAATGAACTTTATATCTGGGACCAAACCATTCGTAGCTGGGACGATTATCAATCGATTTGGGAATATCCTGCAGAGGGTAAAACTTTCGATGAACTTTCCAAAGAAATCCCGCCTGAAATTTTAAATTTTGCAGTTTATGGTAATAACGGTAACGAGGGACAAAATCTCCAGGTTTATGCTGAAATCCCTCCGGTAGGAGCTTCGGGAAACTTTATCCTCAACCAAGAAATTCTAAATGTAACCAAAGCATACTCTCTGTTCATTTCCGGTTCTCAGTTTGGATTTTTAAATATCTTTACCTCTGTTCCCCACAATTACGCAGATGGAACCGGAATTTATTTGAGCGGTTTTATGCCTGAGATAAACTCTCAATGGAATATTTCAATTCCTCCTGGTGCTACGGGATTCTCTTTCCAAATACCGTATGTGTTAGGACCTACCGCTGGGGTGGGTTTAACCGGGGGTTCTGGCTCAATTTCCGGAGGTACTGCTTATTTTGTTGATCCTACCTATTGGACCAACCAAAAGGTAACTAGCACGGGATCCATCACAGTTTCAATCAATAATCGAGTCGTGGGGGCAACGTCTTCCGGAGCTAATTTGCAGTCTACGGTTAATTCCATAGTACAAGAAATAAATTCATTTGTAACCCAACCAGATTACTTTGCACAAACTTTTGCCCCTAATGCGATCCCAGCCTCTGTGAATGTGACGACAGACACGAACACAGGCAATATCGGCAACGGAGATACTTTGAACGTAAGTGTAACCGGATCCTTACAGCTAGTATCGGCAGACCCAGCTCTTTCCGGAGGATCTACTGGCTCTGCTTCTTATGTTGCCTGGAGTCCTTTAACGGGAGGATTCCCCGTTGAAGCTTTGAAATACTATGGCACCAAAAATCTGACTTGGGATACGTTCAACGAATCTATTTGGGACGAGGCTTACGCTCATGGATGGTATGATTTTGAATACCAAAACGGATGGCTAGGAGGATTTGAGATTCATTCGGTTCAGGTTGGAGACAACATTAAAATTAGCACAGGCAATGAAACATTTCCTTTCCCGACGGGAGTCACTTTTTCGGGGGGTGGAAATCTGATCCTTTCTCAAGCAGCTAGTCAGCTAAATGATTCTTTGGATCCTAATATCACCAATTTCTATTACCGTGTGATGCCTTCTTCAGCCGGGAATGAACCCACAATCAGTGGTCCCACACAGACTCAGTTTACATCCTTTTCTGTCTACGTTGTTACCCAGCCTGCTCCACCAACTGTTTTAACCCCTTGTTAATATTAAAAAACTTTTCTGGTTCTTTTTGTTAGTAATATATATGAAAAAAATAATTTGAATGGCTCCTCCGGTTTTGAATGCAGGTGTTTATACACCCAATGAATCTGTGTGGTGTGTAGGTAGAAATCTAACAGTTTTTAGTGGCGGGGTTTGGTCTGCCTATGATTGGACTAACTCTGCAGTTCCTTCCAATGATCCTTGGTATTTAGACACAAGATCTATTTCAATAGATGCTGATGATGTTAAATGGGTAGGATGTGCAGTCTCAGCCCCCACATCTCAGGTTTTGATTTTTTCCGTGAAAGGTCCGGATGCTGCTACTGGGAATTCTTGGACTTTAAGTGAATTTGGGTTGAATTCACCGGATTGGGAAGTACCCTTAATTTATGCAAGTCCTTACGGTCAAGAAGTTTTGGCTTTTATTTCTCCTTTAAATGGTGGGGTAGGAACGGGTGCTACGTGTTCTCCTGGTGCAACCGGAGGATTTCTTTGGAATTACAATAAAATAACACAAAGTTGGCAGGAAGTTTCCCCTGGTTACACTTGGCCAGTTATACACGACATAAAAGCTAAAGGAGAGCAAGGAAAAAAATGGGATTATTATTTAGCAACAGATGATGGGTTGCAAATTATAAATTCTGGAATTTTGATTCCTTCTGTATTACAGGACGGAACTGGGTATTTGCCAGAGTTAAGAAAATTAAATAAATTTAACTCCTCTTTAAATTCTCAAAAGATTTACTCTGTTGATTTTGATGAAAATGGGAATTATTGGTTAGGTACCGAAGACGGTTTAACATATTGGGATGGCCAAAAGTTTTACAATTGGACAGTGCCTGTTATTTTACCTGTTACTAAAGTTGTAGCTAGACCCAACGGTCATGTTTTTTTTAGATGTGGCAACCCACAATCTAATCCACCAACTACGAATGGCTTCTATCATTTTAATGGTGTTACTTTCACCCATTTTAATTCTTCTAATTCAAATTTGCCTTCTGATGTGATCGTGGATTTCGACCTTGCTACAACCAAGTCTATTGAGAATGGTTTAACAACTTATTCCAATGATTTTTGGATAATTTCGGGTGATAATATTGTGTTATTTGACTATGTGATTCCTCATATTTATGCATCCAGTAAACATGAAGGAACTACCGGATGGAATTTTTTGTATTATACCCCTTCAGCAACTGGCCCAACTTCAGATCAAGCCCTTTTGCCCAAGGTTCAGAAATACAATTGGATCTATCCATCTTGGCAAGGATACGACAATTCAGAATTGGCTGCTGCCCATCCTGGAATGGATCCTAGAAATCTTTTTCTATCCGCTGACTTTAAAGCCATTGCTAACGGAGCAGTTGAAAATCAAAACTATTGGAATTGGGGACAGATTCCAACTTACGAACAGCAAGTACAAGCCCAGTTGATTCCAGATCAATCGTGGATGATTGGAGTTACTTCTTCTTCCTCTCTGTTTGCAAATCCATATGTGGTTGTAACTTCTACTACACAATTTTCTGGATTTAATGTTGTTGGTGGTTATCTCAACGGTGAGTTTGTAGATTTTGGACCATCAAGTAATACAGAGGAAAATTTCATTTTTCAAAATCCGAATCCATCAGGAGGCACTGCTGGTCAATCAGAAGTTGGATTTGTTGCATTTTACACTGATAAGGGTCAAGTTCAGGGAGTGATTCCTTTCAGAGGCGAAGCAAGCAGAGTTCTAGATATTAAACCGTCACATAATGGAAAAAGTTTAATTGTAGCGGGGAATTTCACTTCTTATCTTGAAGCTGGAAAATTTGTTTGGAATACCAGGTTTCCGAATGCAGGATCACAAACAGTCACCGGAATTACTGGACCTACTGGTGGTCCTATAGGATTTTCTAATTTGTCGACTCCAGGCATAACCGGAAGTTTTTCTTATCCTTGGATTTTGAATTCCCCTATTTCCGGAACTGGTGTTTATATTCCAGACTCTTCACTTCTATACAGCACCACCCCAGCCTATTTTGTCGCAGAGGTTGATTTTGAACTCGGGGATCAAACAAGCTATGGTGGAATAAATTTTTCTATTCAAAGCTTGGAATCGAGATTCAATTTAAAGAATTTCAGGTACTTCCCAGCGATTAGTTCTGATTTAAACCCCAATCCTGGACCTACTGGTTTCTACCCTTCTGGAATTGGGGTAAGTGGAGGAACTCAGCTTGCTATTTCCGAAAGTTCTATTAGGTTGATGAGCAACTTTGTTGGCGGGTATTCTACTTTGAAAAACCAATACTCTTTTTCTGATGATTTACCCTCCGCACCTGAAATTTTATTTAGCCCGGTTGTTGATAATAATTATGTTTTAAGTTCTTTCATATTAGAATTGAACCCCAATTTTTCTTTGATTAATGCACAAGTAATTATAACAACAGGAATTAATTCTTACACAAATTCTTTGGTTTCTGTACCAAATGGTCAGACCTTTCTCAGCTGTGGTACTTCTACCCAAAATTTAAATTTTGGTACTTTAGAAATTTCACACCCTATCCCCGGATTTTCTTTTCCGTGGTTCATAATTTCAGATTCTAATTTTAAGGGTATTACCGGATCCTTTATCCTAAATTATGAACTAGATGATTATTTCATACATTCTAAATGGAATAAAACTGTCTTGGCATTCAATTCTTCAAATTCTTATTTTTTAAGTTACCTTTACCAAGGAAATTCTTCTATTCAAAATTTTAATGGTAGTTCTTATTTCGTGGAAGGAATTCCTGGAGCCTTACAACAAGGTTTAATTTCTCTTTCTCCTGGGGGAGTAGCAAATTTTGAATCATCTTTCGAAATTTTACCTGCTACTTCAACGGGTAAATACGTGACTTTTATTTCTGGTGTACAGGGTATAAGACCGGAAGGTTCTTATTATGTGTCTATCAATCGTCCATCCTATGACACAGACCCAATTGCAAACATACCTTCAATAGGAGATTTTTGGGGAGGAGGTAGAGTTTATAAGGTTGACACGGAAACAAAATTGATTTATATAGCAGGTGAAATTTCAGGCGGTTTATTACAATTTAGTTCCACCAACATGCTCGTTCCTTCTACTAATTTAAGATTTAATCCAAGTTATAGCGAGGTAAATACAATAGATATTATTCAAATGGCAAATTCTTTGTCATTAACTTCCCCAGCGGCTTCGTGGTGCCAAAACTTAATTCATAATGGATTCGATGATTGGAGTTTACCTACCAGAGATGGTTTAGAATTAATTGTTGATAATTTATATGTACCCCAAACTGGATGGTTCAATACCACCAATATTCCAACTACAACAAGAGTTTGGAGTAGTAATTCTTCATCTAATGCTGGCGCTATAGTCGTTAGATTCAATTTAGATGGCTCTTCTGTTTTAAATGCTTTAAAAGGATCTACCCAGTTTGTAATTCCAGTCAGAACACAGTCTTATGAATTTTCTTCAGCTAATACTATCTTCAAAAGAAAAATTAGTGGAACTCCAATTCAACAATTAGACACATTTGTCCCTGGTACTACATCACACCAGAACTACTTCTCATTTTCCGTTGGTGAAAATTTTAATTTACTTATTTCTGCAGGGGCAAGTGGAGCAACCGGTCCTAACGTTATACCATATCCATTTTCTTCAAACCCATACAATTTTATTTGGTATGGTCAAAATTTTAATTCTCCCGTGGGAGTAGATGCGGGAAACATAGTTTCCCGGGCTGGGTCCGGAGCTTGGACTTGGGTTGATGTTCACAATTCCAATAACCAATTGTATGTTCCCATGCTTTCCACCGTGTTTTTTTCTAATTATGATTCAGAGATTTTTGGTAAAAATAACAATAGATGGGTTCTCAGTGATGCTAGAACTGGACAGGTAATTTTAGATGTTAAATTTACCCCTTATTTCATTTACACTTTCACTGAGTCTGGCTACTACTCAATTCAAAATTCGGTGGAAGATTCAGCCGGAAATGTTTACGAAATTTCAAAACCCGCATTCATCGCAGTGGTCAATCAATCTATCCCGCAGGCAAATGATCCAAATCCTTTGTTTGTAAACTCTGCTGATTATGGTTTTATTGCACCAAATAGAGATTTTCAATCTCAAGCCGCAGATTTAGATAGGTCTATTTTCCAGGAACAACTGGCAATCAGATCTCAAAACATGACTGATTTTGGGTCTGGTCTCAATATTAAAGATGATGAAAATTCAACTTTTAGAGAGAGATAATTATTTAGGTCGTTGATTTCCAGTTCCTCCGACTAATTTATATTTCCATTGTTCGTATCTTCTCACGATTTCTTTGAGGATCTTGCTTCTCACAATATCTTCTTCTCCAAATCTAAATTCACCCACTCCCTCTATTCCTTGAACTAAATCTACAAAGATAGGCAAGGCTACTTTTTCGTATGAAATATCGTGTTGAGTGATGTCACCTGCCACCAATACTTTAGATCCGTCGCCAACTCTGGAAATATACAACATCAGTTGTTTCATGTCGCAATTTTGTGCCTCATCCAAGATCATCATAGCTCGATCAAAAGTTGCTCCTCTCATGTATGCCAAAGGTCTGAATTCTATAATTTTTTCGGAAATCAGCTGACCTAATTTTTCTTTGGTGATAATCTTCTCCATGGTAATTAAAAAACTTTCCATGAAAGGAGAAATTTTTTCACTGACGTCTCCTGGTAAGCTACCTAATTTTTCTCCGGATTCTTGAATGGGTTTAGTGAAGATTATCTTCTCGATTTCTCCTTTTTGTACCATCTTTAAAGCTGCATAGCATGCTGAAAAAGTTTTGGAGGATCCTGCTGGTCCCCAACAAAAAGTTATGGTATTTTCAGTAATACAGTCGCAATATTTTTTTTGTTTTGGGGTAAAATTGATTTGATGAAAATCTTTGGGCGTTAATCTACTTTTCGTTGGAGGCATATTTTAGTGTTGTTAATTGTTTTGATATATATTCCAAATTAAAATTAGAAACAATGTCAACCGTAAGTACAACATCAATTTTAGGTTCAGATTCCATTTCGGCTTCTAGAATTACAATCAACTCAAACTTTTTACTTCTTGAAAATTGGATCAATCAATACGTGAATGTATTTGGAATTGATTCTGTCAATGGAATTTTAGACCTTTCTAATTCCTCTACTGGTAGGATTTCTGCTAAGACAGGAAAATTTGATCAAATTATTGTTCCAGTAGGGGGCACAGCTTTAGCCCAAATTAATTCAAGTGGTTCTGGGCAATTTGTAAATATTTCTACCACGACTCTAACTGCAAGTGGAGCCAGTCTTTTTTCCGGAACCCTAACTTCTAATAATGTTGTTACTTTGAATTCGACAACTAATTTATTTGCCACTAATAACAATCTTAATGGAGCGTTTACTTTGTTACTTTCTGGTCATTTCGTCAGTCAAAATTCTATTGGTGCTTCGGGAGCGACCGCTGGTCAAGCTTTTTCGGATTGTACATCTGGAGGGGGCGGAAGAGTAACTTCTGTATCTGTCCCTTATGTTTTAACTGGTCTGGAAGATGTTATTTATGCTAACTGCGCGGGTGGATGGTTTATGTCTGTTGGAACAACAGGAGCACCTGCTTCCCCGTTGGTGCAAGGTAGCCGAATCACAATTGTAAACACCGCTTGTACCGGGGGTTACATAGCTACCGGCTTACAAAACTCTAATGCTTACTATACTGGATTTAACACGAATGCTTCTTATGGAAATTTCCCCTCTTTGGGAATTACCTGTAATCCTGGAAGACCTTATCAGTCTGCTATTACATTACAATGGGAACCTAGAATATCGCAGGGTACAGGAACTCAACAAGGATCTTGGGTGGTTCTTTCTGCCTCAAATATGTCTTGGTCTTAATAAAAATATCATCGATGGCTAAAACCCCTTTTATACGTCCATTGCAGGTGCAAGGCGGTACCTTTTACGCTTTTTCTTCAGCGGCAGAAGATCTATCTTTCACTTTCAATAATTCCATCAATCGTTTTAAGTTTTCCAAGTTCGCATTATTGAATATCCCGGATATTGATTCCACGAATCCCCTGGGTAACACGCTTAAACTTAATGCTCCAGATAGTGCATTCCTAGATAAAGCAACAGGTGCGGACCAGATAATCACTTCGAATCAGAATGTAAATTTTTCTCAAAGTTTTCAAAGTTATTGCTTGAACTTAGAAACCACCATTTTGAGTGGTAACAACTACGACCAATCTTCGAAGCAAAATATTTCAGAAAGAGTTTTTTGGAAATGGTTGAAAGAATTAGGTGGGATTAGATTCCAGTCAGCTTCGTCTGCTCAAGTTGTTTCTACTTTGGACCAAAACACAGTTTTGACTATCAATGGTCTGCCAGTAACACAAAAAAGATATGTGGAGGGAGATCCTAGTGGTGCAACGGGTTCTTTTGGATTAACCGGTGCGACCTACAACAGGGTAGTTCAGTACATAGGCAATCTGGACATTGTTAATTCAGTCAAAAACAACAACAACACATATTCCGAAGTGTATGTCTTGGTTCCTACTAAAGACGGAAATACCCCCACTGTCTTATTTAAAAACGTCGTAGACCCTAATTATCCCATGGATTTTGGTTGGACCAACAATCCCACCGATCCGTTGAATGATGAGTATTTGACGGGAAGATCTTATAATGAATTTAATCCCAGCGGTTTAACCAATTTAGCAATTTTTGATTGCGATGTTCTAGGTTCACCTGCAGTGACTTTTGAAAATACTTCTAATGGTTTAACTGGATCTGGTAACTGGTACTCCCCACGGGCTATTGCAGACTCATATTTCACAGATGCAACTTTTACGGATCCAACTGCACAGATCTTGGAAAAATCCTACAGTGGAGCCACTGGTGGAAATGGCTACCAAAAATACGTTAGAACAAAATTGGATTCGATCGGTATTGACTTCGATCCTAGTTCTTACAAACAAATTGTGGACGACCCAGCAATTTCAACCTTAGAAGAATTCAATTCTACCTCTTTGTCTAGCGATTTTTCTTTCAATGCGGTTCTGATTTATTATGATGTGTATGATCCGGCTATTCCTGCCGATTCTGCCACCAATTTATATGGTGTTCTTTTTCTGGATGATGTTCAATCTACGGGAATAGGCACCTCCGAAATTCCCGGCTTTAAAAAGTACAAACCAAACCCAGTAACCAAGTTAAATGGCAATTCATATGGCTTCAAATTGAATCTTAAATTTGATGTTGATATAGACCAGACTGGAGTAGAGCAGGCTATCAATGATTATTCGCCTTTTTCTCTGTCTATGTTCATGGACGCTATGAATGTTTTACAGGATGCTTCCGGAACTTTAAATAACACGGCGGGAATTTATTCTTCTTTGGAAGATAGAGTTAATGCTTTAGAAAATTTGGTCCTATCCTCTGAAACAACTTTTACTTTCGACAGGAGGATAACTGAAATTGAAAATTCTTTGGCGGCAAATCAGGCTTTGTTTAACAACACTCAGGCCGTAATGGGATTAATTAATCAAAATTATGAATTAATTAGAGCTATTATCAATAATGAAACTTCGGTAGAGATTTCGTACAACTTGAATCTGATTAAACAAGGTCAGGGTATAATTGTGGACAGATCAATTCCTAATGAACTCACGATTTCTAACAACAACCAAGACTATCATGTCGGTGCTAGGAAGGGAACTGTTACTTTACAAAACTCCTCCCCCAACACAATCCCCCTTTTGACCTTTGGTAATTATTATAAGCACGTCAATAACGGCGTGCCCATCACTCTGACTTCCGATTTAGTTATACGGTTGGATGATTCCGTGGTCAACTGGAAATTGGGACAAGTCATGAGATTCTCTTTTGGGGACCAAATTATTCCCGGTAATTTCAATGTTAACTTCCTGACTAATGCCCAAGGAAGGTATCCTCTTGCAAATCCAACTCAAGTACCATATTCCACTTTAATTCTTTCTTTGACCAACAACGAATTTGTTTCCTATGATTACAAACCGGTGATAGATATCGTTTGCGTAGATCCTGAAAATTTGATATTTCAGGTGGACCAAATTGGAAAAAGTCTTACTAACAACACGTAAAATCTGAAATTTAAAATTATGTCAGGCACACAAAACAGTATTAGTTCTTTAGTAGCTCAATTTCTGAGATTACAGAAAAACGCATTGGAAATTATTAATGGTCTGAATGAGGTAGCAACCTCAACTAACCAAAACGTACAAATTGAAATGTTGGATGAAGCTGGTATGCCCACAAACGTGAGTATTCCAGCATATGGTTACCTAAGTTCACAAATTCAAAGACTAGATTCAAACATTCAGGCTTTAGCTGGCTTGGGAGATAATTTTTCCACTGTTAGAAATCCAGATGGAACTTATTCCCAAATTTACAAGTCTGAGCCTCTGAGAGATCCTCAACCTTTTATTAATCTGCAGGTCCCCAGTACATTTTCAGCTCGTGACAATTGGTTTTTTGAAAGTTTTTTGTCTCCTCTTCTATACATCAGCATTGATGTAACCGGTCAGCTTCCAGACGACGCAGACAGAATTTTGGTGAAGAGAATTATTGCCAACACAGAAACTGACGAACAAAAAGCTTATTTTGACTCAAATTTAAGCGGAAGAAATAACATCGGAGAACAAGAATTCATAAATGCTTTGACTGACAATGGAATTTTTTATTTTGTAGACGAAGAGATTATTCCTTTACCTCTAAGAACGATCAGAAATAAAGGAAATTTTAGTGTTCTCTCTTTTTACGATGACACTGTAAGCACGACAGATGCAAATGGGCAAACTGTCCAAGAAACTCGTAGAAATTACAAATTAAATTCTGTTCAATATACAGACACAAGCACAGGAGTAACAAACGGCAGAACCTTGGATGTGGGGAACGTTCTATTAACTGCCGATGGCAGCAGATACGAAATTATATCCATCAACATCAATGAAACATCCGTCCAATTAAAAAGAACTTCTGGATATCAACCTGTTATGATAGGTACCAACAGTTTGACCCTTTTATCTACTCAATTTAATCCCAGATTTGTAGACGTCAATGTTGGTTATAACGAAAGACAAGGAGTTTTTTTTAAAAAAATAGATGATAATTACAACATCGTGGCCTCTTCCTGGTCTCCTGGTGTTGTTTTTTGGAGTAATCAACTGAGAATAAATACGACTTCGGGAGTTCAAACACTTGAACAATTTTACCTTAATTCTGTTGCAGATTTGGGCCAGCAACTTTTGGCGATGGCCAAGGAGAAAAAAATAGCAGCTATCTCGGGATTAACCCCGGAAGCTCCTTCTATCGTTCCCACTAATTTCAGAGTTGTTCAGATTAACACCCAGTTAACACAATCCACTGACGTGCAAACCTTGAACGAAAAAGTGGCTTTGAAGGCAACTCTGCAAAGTGAGATTTCTCAATTAGATACGTCAATCAACACTAGCCGGGCTCAAATCAATTCTGTCAGTAACACATCAGTCCTTCCTCAGTCTAGAGTTGGTTTAGATAATGCTTTGTCTTCAATATCGACAAGTCTCTCAAGTTCAACTCAAAACACTCAGGCGCTTCAGGCAAATTTGAATTCTTTAACGCAGCAAAGAGTTCAAAAACAACAATTGCTGGCCTCTGTGGTAAGCGATGTTTCTACAATTTCTGCTTCTACACCTCAGCTCTTAGCGGAACCAAAATATAGAGTTAGAGGATTTTGGCCTATTCCTCCTCCCAAAATAAATCCAACTACGGGCAAACAGGAAGTAATCCAATTTATCATAGAATATAGATATTTGAGCGATTCTGGAGTTGCACCTCCGGTCCAACAAATTAATTTCCGGGACAACAACGGACAGGAAAAAACCGGTGCTTTTAGCAACTGGACACGTGAAATAACGAATATCAGATCCAAAATTTATGATGTTAATACTGGAACTTACGTCTGGACGCCAGAAATAACAGACGATGCTGATGCCAACAACATTAATCAATTAGATATTCCAATTACAAGCGGGGAGCAAGTAGAAATTAGAGTTAAATCTGTTTCTGAAGCAGGCTGGCCGGATAATCCTGTAACCTCAGATTGGTCTGAATCTGTGACTATTTCTTTCCCCCCTGATGCAACAACCGAAAGTGCTGTTGTTTCTTTGACTAGCAATTTAAAAGATGAAGCTTTGCTTGCTATTCAACAAGACTTATCTTCCCGCGGGGTAGATGCTTTGTTGAATAGACAATTTACTGCGGGAAATAAAACTTTTTTGGTTGATGCTCCTGTTATTTCCAGCGGATTTACAGATGCAAGTGGAAATCCAATGGATCTTTTTCAGAAGCTAACAGATATGCAAAATGAAATTGCTTCTTTAAGATCAATCATAGAAAAATCTGTAGGTGTGTTGGAAGTACAACTTGTGGACGAAGCAGGCAACACTCAAATTATTTCTAACGGACAGACGATAAAAGTTAACGCTGGTTATTACAATCAAATTTTCTCCAATCCCACCACCAGCGATGCGGGTAAAATTGCCTCTAGAATTTACCAACTAAAGTTAGTTAATACTGCTGCTGGTTTATTGGAACTTGCTTCTTCTTTACCTGGTGGATTGGATACTTTGGCGGGAACATCTTCTACATATTCTTTGCCGACTGGATATGCCCAAAATTTGAGATATGGGGAAATTGGTATTTCTATAACCTCTCTGACAGCTGCAGATATCATTCCTCCCGGTTCCACTGGGGCAGCAAACAATGAATCTTTTCAACAGCTGAGACAAGCTTCTCCTTATTCTTCTGGTAATGCTAATAGTCAGTTCATTTATCCTAGATGGAAAAGTGTAGGGTTGGATCAAGATTTATATTTTATCTCCCAACCCTATGCTTCTGGTTATGATTATGAAGGTAATTCTAACGGTCAACCTCAAAATGGTTCTTCTTTGATTCCTTTTAACCCCACAATTTCTACCGTGCCCACTGCATCGGGACAAAATGGATCCGTGTGGAATGGGGGATACACTGGTTCTGCCGTACCCTATACTGGTTTGGGAAATGGTTATCTAAGTGAATTCTGTGTACATAAAAACCACCCCGCTTTATCTACTGGTTTATCTTTTACCAATCTAGTTACGCCTGATTATTCTTCGGCGGGTACTGTTGTCTATCCTTATTTCAGACAGTCTGATTATTTCTACTATGATAATTCTTTAACCAATTATTGGATGCAACTTGGTTATACCACAGTGACTGATAATTTTGTTACGGGTGCAACTGCAACCAGGCAGGATGCTATGTATCCTTTGAAATTAGGATTTGAAAGTAACGATGAATGGTTGATTGGTAGATATTCCTGTGGATCTTATCTCTTTTTGGGACCATCTACTTCTTCTTTGGTTCAGGTTCAAGGTTCAACCTCACTAGCCAGTCAATTTGTTCAGCAAGGTACCAACAATGCGATTATTATCCCTTTAATTTTTCAATTTAGAGCAACGGATAAGTTGGGTTACATCGGAGGTTTTAAGGCTAGTGGGAATCCAACCAATATTACATATACAAAAAAATTAGGATTGGACATTCAGGTAAGAAATCAAAGTCCTTTCTCTTTTGACCTGGAAGTGACAGGAAAATATAAGAATGATACACTTTCTTCTCCTAATTTTTCTTCTCAAGGAGGGACAAACCTAGGATAAAATGAGTAACGAAAATACATTCCAAAATATTTGTGGGAATTCGCCCTCCAAATTATTTGATTCTAATTCTTCTTTCGGTGTTTTAAGAGCCAATCCCAAAATATCAGGGAATGTTAAAATTTCTTTGGATTCTGATGGAGGCGTTTGGCTGAATTCCATGGACGCAAATCCAATTTTAAGTGACCAAAGATTCAAGAAGTATCGGGTTACAGGTCAAAATACTTATGGAAAAGATTTACAAAGATTTTTTTCGATAGGTAAAAATTTGCAAAGCTCTTTAAATCCTGATGTTATTTTTGGAGTTGGGAAATTTACGGATGGAGAAAATAAGCCGGTAGAAAATTTTTCTTCTCAATATGATTTTTTTTATGGTTCTGGAGCTTCAACTTTAATAGACAGGAACTACACTGAAAATTTTCGTTATTTTCAACCCCTTTGGTTGCGTGACGAGTTGCCTGAATTTTTTGTTGTATTTAAAGTTCCAGAGCCTTTAAGTTATCCTTACTCTACTAATCAAGTCCAAATTAATAATGGATCACAATACAAAGTAATTCAAGATGTATCTTCTGCAGAAGTTTTCCAAATATCATATGGTAAAGATTCTCTGGGTAACGATTTAATTTATTCTGCTGGGCAATTTTTCACTGGCAATTCCGTATATTCTACGTATACTGTTTTAAATGGAACAGGAAAGGTTGTTCTTATGGATGAACTTCTTTATCAACCTGAAGTAGATAATGTTGAAAGTTTCTTCAATTCGAAAATCTTACCTTATGCTTCAGTTATCTCAACCTTTGATTTAAGAGAGAACACAACAATCGGAAAATACATTAGATCTATCACTAACGATCCATCATTCAGCCAAGCACCAATTCAATTTTCATATGAGATAAATTCTTACACATACTTTAATGGAATAGACATCCAAACCGGAGCTACGACCAAAAAAGGGGAACTGCTTTATGATTTTTTAATTTCTAACGAATCAACCCCCCAGATTGATTTTGAAAATTATATTACAAATGGGTTTGCAAGGAATAATATTATTGCTCCTAATATCTTGAATTTAGAATTTTTGTTCAATGATCCTGATTCTGATTTGTACACCATTAACAGATATTTTGGTTGTTACGTTTCAAAAAATTGTTTAGGCAGTTTTAAACTGAATGGAAATTTCTTTTTTCGATTTAGTGAATCTGGAGGTAATAACAATTTACCTAAACCTTCGTTAAATAACGTCGGGTTTTACAATTCCACCGCTAACAATTTTCAAAGTTCTACAACAGGAGTGCGTTTATATTACGAGGATGCACAGGGATGGATTCCTGGTTCATATGATGTAAATGTGGCTGATCCACAGAAACTCTTTTACATAACTGACAAATTCGATAGATTTTATAGTTTGAAAAGGGATGAAAATTATAATTCTATTACTGAAACTTGGCAAGACAATACCCCTATCGAATCTCAATTCGGACCTTATGTAAACGGTACATTTGCAACTGGTGGCATTACTGGACCGAGTCCTTATTCTGGTAATTTGGTTATACCAAATCGTTCTATTAATTTGTTAAATTTCACTGGCCCGGGGGAAAAAATAGGGGGATTTTCGGGAATTTTGCCAGACACAAAAGGACACGCAAACATTAACATTGAATTTTTAAGTTCATATGATTCTAGTCTTCCTGTAACCTTTAAGATTTTCTGGCCGGGTGGAACCCGGGGTAATTTACAACAAAAATTCGATTTAATTCAGTCTGCCAAATTAGGTGGTACAATTTTAGGGTGGAAACCAGGGTCTGCTTACAACACGGGAAATGTACATTATTTTAATTTATCTGAAGGACAAACAAGTCAAATTGCCTCTGCATTTTCGGTGTGTGTAAAAAGTGTGAGCTCGGTGGTTTGGGATTCTGCAAATTCCCAGAATTCTTCTATTATACGGTCCAAAAAAGCTGGACCCAATTCTAACACCGAATTTAAAATAGCGGTTTTTTCTGACTATGAATCTTTTTCAACAAACTACCAAGGGATTTGGTCCAATACTGCTGCTTATGTAACAGGCCAAATTGTTACCTTTTCCGACACTTATTTTGTTGCTTTAAATTCAATCCCAGCACCAAGCCCAGGAAATTTAAATCCAAATCCCGAAACGGATTCCAATTGGTCTAGATATCAAACATTTTCCCAAGCCGGAATTTTAAAAATAGGGGATTTGGATGCTTCTTCTCTAACCGGAAATTTAAATTTTAGAGGAGGATCTGATTATTTAAAATCTAGAGTTATCTTTTCAATTGAGGAAAAAGATAAAATTGTGCCGGGTACATGGATAGAGGTAGAGAGTGGAAAGGGTGTAACCGGATCGGTCTCGATGATTACTGAGGTCACACGATATGTAGATGATCCCGTCCTAAACAGCGCGAATCAAATCTCATCAGAAGTAACAGGTTTCAGAGGGTTTAACGAATTTTTGGTTGCCCATTTACAAGACAAAAATGCAATCATTAGTTTGGGTTCTAATGGTAACTTCAATCTGTTCGAGATTGTTAATTTGAAAAGTGGAGTTTTTTCATTTTTTGATTTGAAAGATTTTGATTTTGATTTTCTTGCTTCTTCTTACGGGCTAACTCCTACTCCGGAGTTTCATCGTTATTTTCAATTAATTCCAAATCAAGCAGGCCAAATCAAAACAAATGTTAAATATTTGGTTAGACAGGGTCAAGTTACATATAACTCTACCGTCTATCAAGCTAACCAATCTTTTGTGGGGGTATCATCCTCTGATATGTTTATTGACTCTGGTTCTGCCACGACCGGTGTATCAGCAATTGTGTTACCTGCCATTTTTAGCCAAGTGGGTTGGGTAGATTCAAATTACACCTATCCAATGAGCCAGATCTCAGCCGAGCCAAATTTGGATTCTTTCGTTGGTTTTTATGGGATACAATCTATCACAGCCGTCAATCCAACCCCAAATTCTTTAAATAAACAGGAAGTTTTTACTTACGGCAAGTTAGAAACCGAATATCAATATCTTCAAGAAAACTTCACCGTGGCAAGGGCCAACGTATCCAGAGTAGTACCTTTTATCAACAAGTGGGGTTACTTAGGTGGAACTGATGTTAGAGGCAATGTGTACCGTTTGAATTCTTCTCCTGCCTTTGCTCCCACTAATTTTTCACCTAGTTTCCAAAATGACTCGCCAAATCCATCCTATTTCACCCATGAATGGTTTTTATTAGAAGGTGTACCCAGAGAATTCCCGGCTGATAAGATTTCAGAGCAAAGTAGTTATCTGCCAGGTAAGATTGATTTACAACAAGTGAGGGATGCCAATCCATCTTCTAGTCTTTATTCCTATTCTTTTCTTACCGTTGAACCTACAGATTATCCTGCTCCCTATGCTGACCCATCCAATGTTACTAAAGAATTTTTCACCCCCTTTTTCTACAATTCTGCTACAGGATTTTATGACACAGTTTTTAGAGGGGTAAAGATTTCCTTGAAAAGAAAAAGTAATATTCCAAATCCAACTTCAGATCTTGACAAATACATTTTAAACTATCGAGGATTTGAAGGTTACAATTTTTCTTCTATTTTAAGGGTAATTCCCGAAGACTCTAGTACCATCCAAGCTCCGGTTACTTACGAAATCATTGAAAACACACAACAGAAAATTGTCTTGTTTGTTACCACTGTGGTGATGAAGGATTATCGGGCTTTGCCTTTAGGCAACACCGGAGGTACCGGAGATCCCTATTTAGATTATTTGTTGATGTACAGTTTGGTGGATAAAAAAGAAGATGCAGACATTGGATTAACCGGAGCTTCTGGTCCTACCGGTTCTCTGCTATATAAAATAGCAAATACTAAATTATCTGCTGCTTTGGATTTATCCATCACTTCTAATTCATCCGTAACAACCTTGACCAATCCTGGCAGCGTTTATGTTATCCCTAATCCGAATTACGATACAGATTTAAGAGAAGAAATCAATCTTTTCTATCCCATTGGATCTACCCCCAGTGTAGGAGGAACTGGAGCAGGAAGTTTCATTGTCCCCAGCCAAAGTTACGTTTATCCCTGGCCGGTGGGCAGATCTCAAAATTTGGTGAACTTCGAAGCCATCAATCCACCCGACTATGAGTTCACGATTCCCTTTGCCTTTTCTTCACCAGTTACAATTCCAGTAGGACCTAGACCAGCCTATGCCGGATACCCCGTATTTCAAGTGGAGGGGGGTGGAAATTATTTCGATTTTGTGATGAAGAGAATTTCCCTATCCCAGATCTTTGAAAGAGTAAACGTTGAAAGCCCCTATATTAAATACACAACTTATGAGTGGGATCCTGTTTCGAATAGTACAGTTATAACTTCAAATGCTTTTCAAATTAGTTTGTTACAGCCTACTGCTTTATACAAGCCAACCGGAGTTTATCCCGAAACGAGTTATGCGGGACCACAAACAATAGGTAGAAGCAAACCTACAGGATTCGAAATCGTTAATGGCGGAAGCAAATATGCTTCTGATATTTTAAGATACAGTGGTCCTTATGAACCTTTATTTAGGAAGATTTTTAAATTCAAAGAAGACAAAAACGACACCTTAACTAGAAATTCTTCTGTGGATCTAAGCTTCCGGAATTGTACTTTTGCACCAGAACAATCAGATTTTGGAAAAATTTTAAATTTGGGTTACTCCAAGGTTTCTCTGGGTGCTAATATCTTGCAGGAATCTCAAAATTTACCTCAGGGTCCTAAATATCCATATATCGGCCAAAGTCCTATTTTCTACAAGGATTTTTCAGTTTTCTTGTCCAGTTGGGATCCAGGATATTACAATCTTTTCAAGTCTGCTACGTCAGAAACCCCGGTGGCTGGAACTAGATCTATGCGGGAGCTGAAATCTTTTTTGGGTTCAAAAATAATGCAGACCCCATATACCATCACGATCTACACCTTTATAACTTTGGAAATTTCTAGGAACACTGGTACAACGATTGTTCCCAACATCAACGCAGCTGCAAATGCTGCAATTCCATTGATTCAAAATTTAAATCCATCTACTTCGAATACTGGGGTGGGACAACTTGGAACCTATCTGAGCAACGTAGACTTACAAATTCTAGATGAAAACATTTTTCCCCAGGTCGAAGTTTTCTGGCAAAATAATACAACCACAAACACAGTTTATGGCACAATTAGGTTGGACAGGATTTTAAGAAGATATCTACTGAATGCCGGAATTTCTACGGTGTTTGTCAATAACATGGTCAGCGAATTTGGAGTTGGCAATCCCAACAATATTAACGATGATATTGACACTTACATCGAAGAAAACATCACTCCAATCTATGAAGGTATTTCTTTTGACCTATTTGTGAAAAAAACTGGCCAGGCACTAACTTCTACTGAGATATTGGTTCGAGGGGATTTAATCAATCCCGATAGAATCAAATATGCTTATTATGCTCAGCCCAATTTTAAATTGACAAAAATTACAGACTTGATTTACTCTTTCGAATATCCTTTGACCTCTGGTCAAAATTATTCTCTAACCTTTTCTTTCAGAATTCAAAAAATTTGATGATTTGAAAATCTGAATATATAAAGAAAGAATTTACAGGCATGCCTTCATTAAACATTCTAAATCTAAATCAAGGAGACACACAAGCTGATATTCGCAATAAAGTCAATGCGAACTTTGATTCCTTGGTAGCTAACGGTGGAGGTCCTCAGGGTGTTCAAGGTCCTCAAGGGGAAGGGGGACCGGTTGGACAAGTTGGGCCTCAAGGTGATCCAGGACAGCAAGGAATTAGAGGGACCAAATGGTTTGTTGAGGCATCCGCTCCAACTGGGGGAACTGGAGATACGATTTTGGTGGGGGATTTTTGGATTGATACATTCAATAACAATAACATTTATGAATATAGTAACTCTGGTTGGGTTTGGACCGGGGATTCTTTACAATCTTCCGGAGTTTTCACTCTCCTACCTGGAATTTCTGGCCCCTCGTCGGGAATGGACGCCGTCGTATTAAACACCCCATTTCCAAATTTAAACACTTTAGTTTTGTCCGATGCTGTTTCGACAACATCTACAGCCAATCCCGCAAACGCAAAATTGTTGATTTCAACTGACTCTGACAATGATTTTCCTTTGATCGAATTTGCTAAAACTAATGCCACGGGGATTGGAACGCCGGCAGATTACAATCGACATCCTCAATTTAGATGGTTAAACCCCACGCAAAATAATTATAATCTACTTTTTTCTGTTCCTCAAGATGAAATGACATTTTCTGCCGGAGGAAATTTAACCTTAGAAAGTACTAACTCAATTTTAAACCTGAATTCTTCTAGTGATTTAAGAATTGAATCTGCAGCTGGTATGACAATTAATTCTGCCGGAAACATGTATTTTAATTCTGGAACTTCTTTGATGGAATTTACTTCTTCAAATTATTCTCTTTCTTCAGGTTTACTTTCCCTAGGCGTACCTTTAAGTATTTCTAATAATACACCAGGAACAGCTTTATTCGTCCAAAATTCAAATGTCACTGGTGAAGGACTTAGTGTAACTTTATCAACCAGCAATCCAGCTTATTCCGTAGCTAATTTTTCTTCTGGAGGAACCCCAAAATTTAACGTAAGAGCAGATGGAAAAGTAACTTTGAGGCAAAGCGGGACAGCTGTCAAATTTATTACTTCCAGTGCCGACATAACCCCCGGTGGAACTGGATATTGGAACCTGGGACCTAATTACGTCAACTATGGAAATCTGGTTTATTTTGAGCCTCCTTCGGGATCTCCTTCCGCGAAAGGATTTTTAATTCCGGTAGGGAATTTCTCAACCAGTTGGACCAGTTTTTTGCAAAATTACGAATCAATTCAAATTAGGATCGCTATTAGTTCCGCCGGAAATAGAGTTCAATACATTTCTTTATACACTGGGTCAGGAAATCCTGGTGTAGGTGCTAATACACAAATTGATTTTGGTGCAAGTCCTCAGCAATTCTTAGAGTTCACAATTATCAGAACAACTTCATCTTCCGGATATATTGTTTATTATAATACCTGCGGAGGTCTTTGTGGTAAATTTTGATTTGATAAATTATGAAATTTAACACAAAATATATTTTACCTGGGGACGATAAGAATGAAATTATCTCCAAAATAAATTACAATTTTCAACAGGTTTTTTTCAATGGTCTGGGAGCTAAAGGTCCGATTGGATTAGCAGGGGAAGAAGGTATTATAGGCCAGGTTGGGAATGACGGGGAACCAGGTGCAACGGGTCAACCAGCTTCAAGTTGGTTTTTTAGCCCTTCTCAAAATTTGATTCCAAATCCACAGGATGGAGATATTTGGGTGAATACGGGGCCAACTGGGGGTCAAAATGTTTACATTTATTCTTCGGGATGGATCTATTCTGGATATTCTATTTTGGATGATTCCATTTTTTCTTTGGTGACTGAAATCAATGGACCAGGATCCACGAACGATAAAAATGCTGTTGTCTTTGCAGGAACTGGTCCTTCTGGAAGTACTTTAGTTCTTTCTGACGTAGTCGCAACCAGTGCAGCCAATCCGAATTTCTCAAAATTAAACATTTCAACCAATGCCGAAAATTCAATTTTGCCTTCGATTGGACTTGACAAAACATTCTATACCGGTCCTTATTTTCCCAGTTTTCAGTGGGGATCGACAGGAAACAACTATAATTTGATTTTTTCTTCGCCTGCTGATCTTAAAATATCTGCTGGAGCAACTGCAACCTTTGGTTCAACTGGAAGTAGTGGTGCTTTTTTCTATGGCCAGACTGATGTTAGATTAACTTCGGGTCGTGAATTTTCTTTTGTAAATGCCACAGGAGCAAGTGCTGCGATGTCTTTTCAGGCACAAAATATCCTTATGAATTCTGGTAATAAGAATCTGAGTGAAAATCTACTCTCATATTCAGGTCTATCAAATCCAATAGTTTTAGATGTTATTGATTCCTGGGCAGTAACTACGGTTAATCCATCTCAGATTGGAAATGGTTTAAGAGTTGAACTCCCCGATTCTAGCAATGAAAGTGGATATGCTATTTCTACCTTTTTCAATTCCACCACCGTCTACAAAATTTTCGAATCTAGAACTAATAATTTTAACGTTATAGGTCAAAGCGGTCCTTCCGGTAGCTCATCTGGATTTTTAACTAAAGCCGTTCAAGTTCAAAATAAAGTTAGTCCTTCTGCAACTTTTCCCAGAGGGTCATTTACAAATAACTACTTGCCACTGCCTTTGACTGGAACTTCAGCGGATGTGATCTATATCAATGCTCTTTGGCCACCACCTTCTAATCCACAAGCAGATGGTAGAAATTATTTTGTGTATTTACAACTTTCGGATTTCAACGGCATTTGGGAAAGTGCAGAATTGGGAGGCAGAACGTTTGATGTTTTCCTGAATGACGATGTTCTCTGTTTTGGTGGAATTAGAACGGTGTATCCTGGTCTTTCTGGAGTTACTGCTAGTACAGTTCAAATTAATTCTTTAGGGAATGGATTAACTGGTGGATGTAGACATATAAGACTTGAATTTATCACAGAACGAAATATTTATTACAAAGCTTTTACTACTTCGGATCCAAGATGTGGATTCATTCCTTATTCTTTAACCTCTACTAGCGTAGGACCTACCCCTAATTTATAAAAAATTATGTTAACCGAGAAAGAAATTCAAACAGCAAAAAAATTAAAACAAGAATTTGGTCAGATCAAAGACCAAATAAATCTTGTGGAAGAACAAATGAAGTCACTCAATCAAACAACAGAATCTCTGGTTAGACATCTAGAAGATCTAAGACTTCAAGAACAAAATTTTGTGCAAAATCTTAAAAAAAAATACGGGGAGGGAAAATTAAATCCAATCACATTTACTTATGAAAAACTTTGATCTTAAACTTAAAATTATTATCGGCCTTGCTATTTCTGCATTTTTGTTGATTTGTGTTTCAATTTGGCAATACAACGAGTTACAAATTGTTAAAAATAATTCTGCTAGACATTTCAATAATTATTTAGCTGCCCAAGATTCAATCACTTACATTTCTGGTGAAAATGAAACATTGATAGCCCAAAAACTATCTATGGAGTTTTTTCATAGTGAATTAAGTAACGAAAACAAAAAATTGTTGGAGAGACTACAAACTGAAAAAAATAAAAAACCACAGGTAGTTATTCAAACAGAAATCAAATATCGGGACACCTCCATTTATATTCCAGTTACCTCCACTTTTGACAACAATTCACCATCTTTAAATTTCAATTACAATCCAACTTTAAAAGGTAAAAACAAAATGTCTATTGTGGGGCACTTGCCCTATTCGATCTATTATGACACTTGTAATCTTAAAGTTGATTCAGGTGGAATAAATTGGTCAATCCAACCTGGAATCGTTCCAGGTAAAGTACACCTACAGATCGAGCAAAAGATTGATCTAGTAATGGGTTTGGTCAGGGATCCAAAAACTAAGCAACTGTATGTTAGAGCTACAACTGATTTCCCCGGAGTTTCTTTTTCTGATCTGAATTCAATTTATTTGTTGGACGATGTTGAATCTAAAAAGGCTCTAAGGAGTGCTAGAAAACCTTTTGGCTTAGGAGTAACTGTGGGGTTGGGAATTACGGCGGGATCTAATGGATATATTGTTAGAGGTCCTAACTTAGGTGTTGGCTTAACTTATACCCCGAAATTTCTCCAATTTGGCAAATAAAAATTAAAAAATGGCAACATACACCACAACTTCTAAATATGTTCAACTCACACCCTATCTGGTGATGGAGTACATGTATGCTGCTCAACCAAATCCAGAAACTTATTTTGTTAATAACGGTGGGGGAAATCCAACAGTAGGATTTAACAAATTGATTAATGGAATTTTAGAGTACAAAGGATCTCCCACAAACGAGGTTCAAATTTTTAATTTGGATGAAAATTATGCCATCACTCAAAACACCGCTTTAAACAATGTGGTTAAAACATCCGAAAATTCTTTTATTCCTCTAAATCCGAATTTAATTGTTCCATACAACGATTTTAATCCCAAATTAACCCCCACCTCAAATCTTGAAATTAGCTTTCCCTCAAATATCTCTGTGGTTTATGACACGGTGAGATATCATATTTTACAAGGTTATAATTTGGAAAACATAGATGGACTTGTGTTATCTATTGCATTCTTAGACCAGGACGGTTCTTTTGTCACCTTTTCTCAAATTGAATTGAGTTCAGGAACTGCTCAGAATTACACTTTAGATCCTAATCCTTTAACAATTGGTTCTAATATTTACGACAAGTATTTTCAAATTAATGTTCCCTCTCTGGTGGACATGAACAATCAGTATGCCGCTGCCACTGCACCAAATAAGCCCAACACATTGGCTGGAAAAACATCTCGTAGCGGCAGAGGTTATGTCACTGGGTCACCGATGAGAATTTCTGTTTGGCAAATCAACGACATAACACAAGTTAACGGATATGACCAATATGGGGTTACTCTTTATGCTACCTTATCCTTGGAATCAGAAGATCCTTTCTCTAATGTGGGAGCCTACATCGCTCCCGCTGAGAGCGGTGATTATTTCGAGTATTTTGCCACGGATAACGGCGGATTCATTGAAAACTTCATTCTATTTCAAAATTCCATCGGAAATCAATATTACATCGACCACAAAGTTGAAACTGTAGAACAAATTGGAGCTGCCTTCATTGCCACCAATAATTTTTCCACGATCCAAACAACTGCTTTTGATATCCCTCTGTTATATAGGCCTATCATCAGATATCCTTCGGTTGCTGCGGGATTTACTTTGAGATACACCATGACGTTAGTAAATAGTGTGGACCAATCCCGGTTGGTGAGAAACGCTTCTTATACATCATTGGATACCGCTAAATATGGACCTTATATTGCCCCTCTACAGCTGTCGGTTTCCCCTCAGACCCAAAAAATTTACAACAGACTAGCTAATCAGTCCAATATTTCAGTTCCTGCAAACTCAATTGCTCCAAAGGAAATTGTGAAATATCAAAATGTCTTTGTTGAAAACAACACGGTAAATTTAACAATGTCTAATTTGTCCGTGAAAGGAACAACCATTTCTCAGGCAGACTCTGGCGTTACTGAAACAATTTCATATGGATTGGGACAGGCCTACATTCGCATTTCTCCCTTTGATAATTATTACAAGTTCACTTTTTACAAGAGAAACGCCAATGGAACTATGGATTTGTTAGATCTGACTTCCTCTGGTACTTTCAAATTAGTCTTTATAGACAACAAAAACAACAAATTATTTGCACCTTCCATTGCAGATAAAAACTTGGCTAATGCGGCACAAGGAGAACTTGCATTCAAGGTAGATCAAAGTCTGGCAAACCAAATTTTAACGTTTACCAATCGCAGATTTTATGTTTCCAATCAGCCTATCATAGCGGAAACAAATTCAGTTGCCGGTAGATTACCTTTTTCCAGACTTTCTGGGGTAAAACAAAGATTAGCCAGCAAAGCTTTATCTACAACAGATTCCATCAAAGACGTTCAACTTGCAGCTCAGGATTTAACCACCGCAGATAATTCATTGGGGACATCCAGAATATCTGGATCTTCTTCCTCAGTTTTATATTATGGCAGATGGTTGAACGATTCAGAGCCAATACCTTCTATTCAAATAGGAGCCGGAACATCTGGATTGGGTAGTCCAGTGAACCAATCAAACATCACCACCGCAGTTAGCGGAGAATCACGAACTTCCGGAAGCGATTTAACCTCAGTCCAAAGTTATTGGCAACGAGTCTTTCTTTCTGGTGGTACCTCAGGTACCTCTGGAGCAAATACAACAGGAGGAATAGGAATTCAAACTCAAGTTTTGAATGCTTTAGGTATTGTTGCTTTTAAAGCTGCTATTGCTTCTGACGTGCAGGGTAAAATTGCCAGTGAATGGGCTACTGAGCAGATAATTAATTATTTTTTAAATCCCGCAGCCGCTGGATTTAAAATTTATTCTGGTATAACAAAACAAATTTTCACCGATGCCGTGACCGGAATCTTCAGCACTGAGGATCTTGCTTTGTTAAATGTATATGGAAATACTAGAGGTGGTTTGGATGATGGTGGTTCCGCAGCTTCCGGTGGAAGTACTTCGAACCAAAGTGGCTCTGATTCTGGTAGTCCACAGCCTCAATTTCCTCCAATCCCTCCAAGAAATTCTGGAGGAACAACTCGGCCACAACCAGGTAGACCCAGGGGAACGTTTTAAAAATAGAAAGTTGTTATGGCAATTTTAAACGCAAGATCCAATTCCTTTTATTTCAATTTTCCGAAGGGATTTTTTCCACCAAGTGTAGAAAATAGGTGGCTTGCTTACTTAAAAAAACAACCTACTCCATATGATACAATCACTTCTTATATGAATTCAAGTATCCAATCTGTGGGATTTCCAACCCTATCTACAACCTTAGTTTCTCAAACCAAAAATTTGGGTAAGCAAATCAATTACCAGAGCTCTACCCCTGTCCAAGATTTGTTTTCTAGAGATTTTGATGTTTCTTTCAGAGTAGGAGAAGGATTTACAAATTATTTTATCATGTTAGAAACGGTGTTAGATAAGTTGGCTTTTCAAAATGATGATTTATTTACGCCGGTTCTTCCCCTGAGAATTTTGGACAATGAAGGGGGAATTGTTGTGTCTGTTATTTTCAAGGAGGTGAATTTAACTGGAATTAATGGAATCAGTTTAAGTTACACACAAAATGCTCCTAGTGTTAACACTTTCACCGTCGGATTCAAATGTAACTTCATGGAGTTAGATATGGAAGTACAGAAAAAAAATTAGATATATAAGTCAGAAATAAATCCAAATTATGAGAAAATTTTCCGAACTGACAAAGATAAATGAAATGAAATACGGTCAACCCATGTATGGGGAAAGTGATTTCAAACAACACATGAAAAATTTGTTGGTTGCCGCTTCAGGTAACGACCAAAGAGTTCTGAATGACATTGTAGACTGTTTGACTGATGATCAGATGGAAAAATGTTATGAGAGGCTTCTCAAAGTATACAATTATACAGGGAAAGTGGGGCAAAACGTTCAATCCAATCTTTAAGGCTGTGGAAGTAAATGTTAGGGCTCATAGAGATAAAATACGGTAAAGATACTGCAGGTAAAATACTTTCTTTATCTATCAATCCAACTTCTGTAGGATCAATAGCAATTGGAGCTACTGGTTTTTTTATTTTTTTGGATTCGGTTAATACCACCACAAATCAACCCAATATAAATAATTTCTCGACGCGAATTGCTTTTTTTGGCAATTCAAGCGTGGATGTTGCTGCGATGCAGAACGCCTGGATTAATGCCACTAATCAACTTTTGATAGAACCACAAATTGTTACTTTAGATTTTCAATCACAAGGTTACATTTTTTCACAAACAATAATTCAGGCATAGGTGAAAAAAATTGTAATAAAATATGTTTCTGGTATTCAAACCTTATCAACATCGTTTGAACTTGATACCTTATCTGAAATAATAACAGTTGAGGATGGGGTGTATCTTTATTTCACGACTGTTTACACTTCAACTGGCCTTACTCCTTCCCGTTATTATTATGGTACTGTTGTTTATATCTCTAAAATTGGACAAGGTTATGATCTTTATAATCAGATCATACAATCAATTTCATCCTTAGTAATAAATCCTATTTCAAATTCTGGGGATTTAGATTTCACCTGGGATTCTGGTGTAACCGTGACCTTCTCGAATATGAGTGGAGATTCTTCTGGAGGAGGTACCGGGGGGTCTTCCTCAGGAACATCAGGATCTTCAGGAACTTCTGGTATAAGCGGAACCTCTGGTACTTCAGGTAGTTCTGGTACATCTGGTTCATCTGGTTCATCGGGAACTTCTGGTTCATCGGGAACTTCTGGTTCTTCTGGAACCTCGGGGGGTCCAGGATCTGCCGGTACATCTGGTTCTTCTGGATCATCTGGAACTTCCGGAACAGATGCTATTCCTACCACATGTTGGTCGTTTGGATCAAGTACATCACCTTCTTCTGGACAAATGTACGTTAACGGTGGAACTTTAGGTACAATGGTTTCAACCATCTATCTAAGTAACACAGATTATTATGGAAATAATATAGATAATTTTCTAGATTCCTTAAATGTTGGAAGTTTAATTCAATTCTTTTTCAACGGTGAATTTTATGTTTATTCTGTTGTTACAAATACAGGATCCGGTACATTTCACACTTTCGGAGTAAATTTCGTTTCCCAAAGTGGGTTCGATCAATCACCTGCTCCCGGTTCTTTGGTTTGTTGTCAAATTTCTTTATCCGGAACCAGTGGAACATCAGGTTCTTCTGGCACAACTGGAAGCTCAGGAACATCAGGCTTAAATGGAACCTCGGGTACCTCTGGTACTTCTGGGTCTACTGGAACTTCTGGTTCTTCTGGTTCTTCTGGAACCAATGGAACCTCTGGTAGTTCAGGTTCATCTGGAACATCAGGATTAGACGGTACCTCTGGTACTTCTGGTAGTTCTGGTTCTTCTGGAACCTCTGGTAGTTCAGGTTCATCAGGAACATCAGGCTTAGATGGAACCTCGGGTACTTCTGGGTCTACTGGTACTTCTGGTTCTTCTGGAACTTCTGGCATTTCAGGTTCATCGGGAACATCAGGATCAGACGGAACCTCTGGTACTTCAGGTTCTACTGGAACTTCTGGTAGTTCTGGTTCGTCCGGAACTTCTG